AGAACTTTTTGAGGACCAGTTCGGAAGCTGCCTCTCGTTATTTGTACTGGGGATTGACGGTCGCTGGGGATGTCAGAACGGTCACTGTCTATCGTTATCCTATATTCTCAAACGACTACAAACTAGCCAGTGGTTCTCGAACTGGTCCTGGTGAGATCGTGCTTGACCAGTATCTCTTTTCAGGTCTTACAGGCACGGTCTATATTAGCAGCGTCACACCGTATGCTGATAATACCGACACGACAGCCAACATCCTTTATCAGATGTTGGACCAGGAAGCATGTAACTGGTTCGATCTGCGCCTGACAAGCGACCCAGACGAAGATGCGTCCTATGATATGAGACTTGATCTGGGCGACATCGCTCCAGGTGGATACGTCAACGTTACTGTTCGAGAATGTATCAAAGCAGACGCTCTGCTTGGTCCTCATGCTGTTCCGCTCGTGATTGAAAAACCGAGTGAGTGGAGTGCTTAGTTATGGCAACTGGGTTGCACTATGAAGACATACCAGGGAGAAGGATAGGTTATCATGTCAACGGCTGCACGATAACAATGTGGCCTGACACCAACTTCGTTATGAGTCAAAGAAGATTCACCGAAATGAATCTTTGTGTTTTGAACAACGAAGACTTAGATTTCTACGATTGTCTTGTGGTTCACGAGCACGACTACATATACGTTTGTCTATTCTTCCCTTGTCCGTTTGATATGGATTATATGTTCCTGTCTGCCTGTATGGGCGACGACGCCGATTCGCTGAATCCAACTGACGCAACGCTTCTCGAAGTGCTTACCAGTAAGAATACGACAAACGGAATGGACGGAGAATGGGAAGCGTCTGACTTTGACGTTGGGCTGCCATATGTTCCGCCTTACTATCCTGCTACTGCCGAAGTGATGGAGTACAGGAATACAATATTCACTGCCGAGAATACCGGAATCATTGCGCTCAGATTCAAGTGGCAAGCTGTCGTTGGCAAACATCTGTGGCTGAAGACCATGCACCTCTACGGTAATATCAACCTGCCTCTTACTTGGTCAGCAGGCTCAACATATGTGATGGGCGATCAGGTCATGTTTGAAACTCGTCTGTATGATGCGCTTCTCACTACAAAAGATGTCGGTGGGGTCACTCAATACAACCTCAACAAAGTTCCTGATGAGGAACCAACTTGGTGGAAGTTCAATGACAGACTTGTTCTTGTCTGGTGTGCGTCTGGCGGTGGAGTTGAACTGGCTTACGACAAGGACTTCTACAACCAAAAGGCTGACGGTGGCTCGCAGGCACTCCAGAAATACAATGTCAGCGTTAAGAACCTGAGTCCTACCAAGACGGCCTGTGATGTCCACGTACAGGTATGGAGTCGAGGCGCTGTGGCTCAGAGTGACTGGAACTATCAGACGAGTTATTGGCGAATATTCAACTGCACGGCAAGTAACGTCAACCGCTTGCCGAACACACTGGATGCCTGGGAAGCTCTGTTTTGGACAATCACTATTGACGGCAGTAATAGGATTGTTGGTGTCTACAACAACGTAGATCATGCTGAAAACCATATGGTGATGTATGGCGTTGGGACTACCGGCGAGATAGAATTGGAAGAACGAAACGCTTCAGGAATATTCGGTTACGTTACATTGTCGAATGAACCAAAAGAAGACGATGATGTCGATAACATTCTACAAATCGGTATGGATGTTTCGGCTACCGAGTATTACGACGTAAGACTAACGTCTGACCCTGATATAGCCGCAAGCTATTCCAAAGACTTGCACATAGGGGATATAGCCCCAGGAAGCTATGTCAACGTGACTATCAGACAAGAGATACCGACGTGGGCTGTTCTTGGTCCACATGCGATTCCTGTTTACATCTATGGTCCAGACCATTGGCTTTAAGGAGAACGGAATGAGATGGCAAACTATCTTAGAAATGCAACCGTATCTCTTTCAGTTCAACCTGAAGCTCTAGGTGTTCTGCATCATTTTACTGTAGACATAAATGTTTCACTGTGGGTTCACGCTAGAGTTACAAAAGAACCAGAATCCGCAGTATTATATCTAAATACTGACGTTGGCAGTGTAGTTGGTCAAGAAATAATCGCCGAATCAGTAGGATATATTGCTACCAATGCTGGTCAGGATGTCCGATTTGGTGTAGAAAAAGGCGAATACACATCGGAGTTTGCCCTTGCTGTAGGGGTAATACCCTGGTATGATTTGATCAAAGACACAGCATATTGGGCATACTATCAGGACCAATCGGTTCTCAATGCCGATATGCCTCTTTATCTGGATGTCAACACAGGGTACTACGGAGTCATACACGATTCGCTGTTGATCAGCACATTTGGGATAACCGAGGGAGACAACGACAGAACAGGAGGTCGTTACCATCCAATGTACATTCAACCGTACAGATCAGGACATGATGGGTATATTGATTCTGCTAATCCAGACACTTGCCACGGCAGAGACAATGAGGTGTGGCTAGGGTATAACGGTGGCAGCCAGTTGCGGTGTCTGTTCAAGTTCCCACTTGACAGGATACAGTTCAATCACGTCATTGATGACGTTGCAATAGGCTTCTACGTGCCTGACTTGGCACATATAACAGGCGAAATTGCTGTCTCGATTCATAGAATGTTGAAGGACTGGGATAGCACATGCACCTGGAATAGCAGAAAGATCGCGAGTGCAGCTTGGTCAGCTTTACTCTTGTACTCAAGAGGCGAACAAGTTCTATACGACGGCAATTTGTATACTGCACTTCAGGCATTGAATATCAACAAACAACCTGATGCTGAACTCGATTGGTGGAGAAACGACGGCGCAGCAACCTCTTTGCTCTGGGATACTCCTGGTGGCGATTATGACCCTATTCCTGTCTTTACGGATGTGGTCTCATACGAACAAGGTTATCACCAAATGGGGATTACTCGTCAGGCTCTCATTGATTTGCTCGAAGGCTGGACGCTAGGTAGTTATCCCAACTACGGAGTCATCATGATACCGACAATAACCACTCCTGGGCTTTGGGTAAAAGCGTGGTCGATGGACGAAACAGGAGAAGGTTTTGCTGTAGATTGGACGCTTCCTCCGTTTAACGATAAGGATACTCGCTACCATCCGTATCTTGCGGTTACAACGCACGACAGCTTTACGCCGCTTCAAACTCTCATTGCTGAGAACCCACTGATCGTTGAGATGAGAGTTTACAAGGCCGACTATACTCTCTTCGCGAGTGGCGACATTCCTGCGTATGTGCTCGAATCAGGTATTCCTTACCTGGAGAACTTCCAAGACGTTACTGATCTCATATCTGAGTACAATATCCAACAGTCTCGTCTTGAGGTTGCCGACAATATTACAATGGAAGTGTTCGACAACGAAACTGGTCAGTATAGCAACTTCTGGAATCCGATGGACGTGCTTGTGATCTACGAAAAAGTGTCTACTCAGGAAGGCGTTACGTCACCCTGGATAAATAAGGGCTACTTTGTCATCGACGCCGACCCTGAAGAGATTTCTGGAGACATTCCTAAGCTGCGAATAACCGCCAGAAGTGCAGCCAAGTATGGTCTGTTGACCGCTTATGTTGGCAAACCAGAAGCAGACAAGATAACTTACAACGACGTAGAATTGACGAAAACATTCGAGAACAACGAAATCTATGTCTATCAACATATCTCAGACAATGGTGATGCTACATTCAACTGGGTCTCGCTCAGCACTCCAACGATAACTGGTCCTTGTTGGGGTGAATGGCTTCCTGACGTTGAGTATAATACAGCCGACATTGTAATCAGTGGTGGCACGTATTGGAAATGCAAAAAGGACGCTTGTCTAAATCAACCTCCGAGTCCTAGTAGCATTGTACCAGGAGAAGTAGGAGCGGACTGGAAATCAACAACGGAATACAAACTGAACGATGTCTGTAAGTATTCAGGCAAGTACTGGAAAAGCAAACAAGATGTTAATACGAACCACCAACCAGACCTTACAGACACTCCAGGGTCGCCTACTGTTTGGGATGTCGATGTTACTTATGCTGAAGACGCTTTAGTCACTGATGGTGATGCTATCGAGTGGAGAAGTAAGGTAGCGGACAACGTTGGTCACATTCCAGGTATAGATGCTTTGTGGGTTAGTGGGCATTCTTATTCTGTCAACAATAGAGTAAGACACAGCGGCCAATCGTATAAATGTATCAAAAGAACTAGCACTTCTGAACCAGGTGGGTCTGGTTCTACTGCATATTGGTTGACAGTTGGAGATGCTGCTGACGCCTATTGGGACCGAAGTATCGTCCATAACGACTGGTGGGAGGTCACCACTGCGCCTACAACGCCAACTGCACCCTATCCTGACCCTGTTCCTGAAGACCCTGACACTGGCAAGGGTAGCGGTAAAGGCAGTGGCGAAAAGGGCGGCGACTGGTGGGAAACTACCGAAGCTGATGATGAAACTCGGACTATGCCACTCAAGCGAGGCTTGATGTGGATTAACTTTGGGACCGGCCAAATCTTTATCGAGAAGGAGTACTTCCAAGAAGCGAGAGGAACAGGCGGTCTTGGTAATCCAGCATATCTGAAGATCATCTACAAGCGATGGACGAACCCATTAGATGATTTCTATGGATGCAATTCGTTGAATGTTGCTGCCTATGAAGTTCTTCGAGACGCTGGGTATCATCGGTGTGAGAACTCTGGTCTAAACTACATCAAGAGTCTTCCTCCGGTAATGCGTGACTTCGTGTTTGATCGAGTCTACAGTTACTATGCTGACGGAGACCCCAGCAAGTTTCTCGACATCACCGGAAACGATGTAACTCCGTTGGTTCAGCAAGAAAGCGACGCTCCAAGAGTCAGTCAAGGCCCATTGATTGTCCTAGCTAAGCCTGACGACTGTGTATACTTCTCATTGACCCATGAGAATCATAGGTTCAACATCATCAACTTGGTACTCACTCAACCTTCAGTTGAAGGTGTGTACGTTTGGGAGTACTGGAATGGCACTGCCTGGGTAGCGATCACACAAGTCCCTCCGGCGACTGATATTGGTTACGACGAGTGGCTTAGAAGCGGTTCTGACGCTGGTGCTTGTGATTTTACTTCTGATGGGCTTGTGATGTTCTACGAGGCCGATCTTGCGACCTGGCAAGTGTCTTGTATGGTCGAAACGCTCTATACTCCTGTTTTGATCGGTGCTGGTCCTGTAGACTATTTGCGAATGGTTGACGGCAAGTACGTGGTGGACGGCGTAGACCTAACCAGTCTGATTCCTGTTGGATGTTTGATTGGTAACAGTATGATAGGGTATCATAAGGTCACAAGCTGTACTTACAACGGAACGAGTTCATCGGTCGGTGTAGCAGATACAGTCGCGCTAGTTCCTCAGACCAACATATCAATATACAAGATCGAAGACGCCGTTGACGAAGGGCTGACTCCTAGTGATCTTGGGAGCTTCTGGATGCGAGTAAGGTGTCTTAGCGAACCTGCAACACCTCCAGAAATCCATAGGTTTGCAGGTAAGGAACTGTGCGTTCTGCCAAGCGACAACAAGACCAATAAGCTCGAAATGTGGGACGATAAGACTCACCTGGAAGTGCTGGACGACTGGTTCTCCAAACTTGCTCCTCCAAACTATTATCTTGAAATAGCTGAAGACAGTAGCGTCAACGGTTGGTATATTCGTCAAAAAGACGAAGAAGACTTTGAAATTATCAACGATACTGGGATTCGTAAAGACAGAAATGATTCACAGGTCTTTACACGAGTCAATGTTCGCATTGATAATGCAAACCGAGACAATACTATCGACTATGCCAAGTCTTCAAATGGAGCTATTGCCGCCGCAGTAGGTTATATTGGCCCTGAAGAAGAAGGCTATGAGGATATGCAGATTGCCTGGGACTTCCACGACAAGAGTTCTCCTAGCAACGAGTGGGCCTGGGGAGATGCTTTCTGGACACAGGAAAAAGCTCCTACTAAACTCCAGTATGCCATTGACGACAGTATGAGATCAGAGTGGGGTCCGTACTACGTTGAGTCGCTGGTGTATGACGGTAAGACCGCTGGTAAGATGGACGAAGCCCAGTGGCAGTATCGCGACGTTATCATAGTCAAGTTGAGAGAAGCAGTTCGGCTGTTCAGAATTGGCGCACAGATTCGGTCTCGTCTCCCTGGCGCATCGTTCAGCCCAGTGTTTTCGATCTTCTACAAGAGTAACGACCTTACGGAAGGTTGGACACTTGGCAGTACAGGACTTCAGTGTGCTTTTGGAGCGTATGAGACGAAGTATGTAGACTTCCTCGAACAAGGTCTCGAAGACGATCTGCCGATGGTTCGGTACATCAAAATCCAAATCGAGTTGCCAGCACACGACATCCTTCACTACACGCAACAAAAAGGTAAAAAGGGCCAAGAAGATGTCAACTTGCAACGAATCGACTTCTCAATCCGAACGATTCGTGCCGAAGGGATTCCGGCAGATGAACCTGTCTACGCTCAGGCTACATTAGGAACAACTTATCCGTTTGCCACTGATGCAGACATAGTTACACTCGACAAATATCGGATTCGAGCGTTGAATATCGGTGACAAAGACCCTTATCTGCGAGGCTACGCTGACGCTCAGCAGTTGGCGCTGAATATGCTTCGAGAAGCATATCGACTGTACGACCCAGTAACGGTTCAAGGAGTCCATCCATCCGTCAGGATAGGGCAGACAGTTCGGTATCGCAACTCGATTATGGGAACTGACAGTCATTATGTGATCGAAGAAATCAACCACAAGCGAGGCTTCGATGTCGAAGTTAAGCTCGTGCCGTATAGAGGGTAGACATGAGTAGAATCGGACGATCAAGGCTGACTGTTTTCGACCTGATTGATCTTCAGGTCAAAAAGAGTTCAAAGGCTGTAGACCTAGAGAAGTTGAAGAGACAGGTCAATGTGCTTCAAGGCAAACTGACTGACTCTTTGACTATCTTGAGCGATTCGTCAGCAGGGTCAGCTTCAGGAAACGAAGCAACCTACGGCTATGACTACACTACTGTACCCCCAGTAATGAAGCTGTATCCGAACATTACGTCGCGATTTGACAACCTGGATATGGCTCTGATTACGTTGCCTGAAACAATGGGTGACGCATTAGAACTGGGTTATGCTGTAGAGGCTCGTGTTGTCGTTGTTGAAGGTCAAGTCACTGATATAAGCGGTTCGATTGACGATCTACAAGCTCGTGTTGGCGCTCTGGAAGTGATAGTTGAAGACCTACAGAACGCCACATTGACGATTGTTCAGTATATCCCTGATGACTATATTACGAGCATTGTGATGCCTGATCGCATCGAGGTCTGTCGAGTGTATCGTAACGGTCTACGATTGTTTGAGGGTGGAGGTTACGACTATACCTTTACTAATGACACAATCTCTGTTGAAGGGAATGCTGGAGACCGTTTCATCATCGAATACAACCCTATACCCTGGAGCTAGTAGTATAACATGAGTAGGAGAGTGAGAGCGCATGGCTGAACAAGACCCTAATAACGTACCGTTGAGAGAGTATACAGAACGTCTGATAGTGGACTTGGAAAAAACTTTCAACGTCAAGTTCGACGCGAACCAAGAGGCCGTAGACAAAGCAGAGCGCCGGATGGAGATTCGTCTGGAAGGTATGAACGAGTTCCGTCTGCAACTCAAGGACCAAGCTGCTGCATTTCTTCCACGATCAGAATATTCGGTTGCCCATGACAAACTGGGAGCCGACATCACAGATTTGCGAAAGACAAGAGACGAGATGGCAGGTAAAGCAAATGCTTCGTCTGTTTATGTTGCGTATGCTTTGGCTGGTATAGGTATACTTATCAGCATCATTCAAATGTTCGCCAAATAAGAAAGAAAGGAGAAAATGATGGAGCTTATAGATACCATACTGAAGTATCTGAGTACTACACCACATGCTGCTGATCTGTTGACTGTAGCTGGTCTAGGCGCGTTCCTGAAGTTCGTTCTGGTTCCGCTTATCAAGTTGATCTGCAAACAGTTCAAGCTGGACATTACTGGCAGTCGTACGGTTCTTGTGGTTTATCTAGCGTCGTTGCTCACTGTTGGTGCTGTAACGCTGTTTACGCATACCGCTTGGAGCCTGCCTATCTTGCTTCTAGTCGCATGGCAAGCCACAAACAACGCTATAGCGATGCAAGAGACTTCTACTGCCTTGTTTGAACCCAAGAAGATGGACTAACTGCCCTTACGAGGCTGGGAGGAAACTCCCAGCCTTCCATTAAGGTGGCCTAACGAAGTGAACATTGGAATAGATATAGACGGCGTGTGCGCTTGCTACTGCGAAGCAGCACTACAATGGCTCAACGAGAAGTTGGAACTTAACTACACAATGAGCCAGATGACGACTTACTGGTTTGAGACTATCATTACCGAGGTTTCACAGGATGTGGTTCACGATGCTCTGGTGCAGTTCCGTGATGAGGGCAACCTTCGGTATCTACCTGTTGTTCCTGGCGCTCAAGAGGCGATCTGGAAGCTGTCCGATAATAACAAGATCATCTTCGTGACAGCAAGGAACGTCTGTGCTCGCGAGGATACTGAGGAATGGTTATGCAAGAACGGCATACACTACGACGATTTGGTGTTCACTGGTTGTAATGAAAAAGCAGAGTTCATCAAATCTCACTGTGACGTTCATATAGACGATTGCCCAGAAATAGCCAATAAAGTCTCTGCGAAAAACATCCCAGTGTTGTTATTCGATCAAATATGGAATAGGGATTACATCCCTGTGATCGAATCTAGGATGGTTGTCAGAGCAAGAGATTGGCCTGATGTGGTGTCAATTATAGGAGGGATTCCTTGTGGAAGTAGACGCACTTAATGGCAAAACAGAAACAGTCCAGCGCGTAATGCGCGTTCAGCGTGAATCCAACGGCAGATTTGCCAGGGCAGATCAAGGCCGTCCACTCGAAGAGGTTCAGGTGGACGAAACCAGCGTCGAGATTGACGAAGAGGCAGCCCTAAAATACCTCCGAGGTAAAGGTTACGACCTCAACAAAGAGGTATGCCCTACTGACAGAACAGTAGAGATCATGCCTAAACTGGTCAGAGGGAAAGAATATACGGTTGGAATTGTATCTGACTCTCATATGGGGAGCAAATACTTCCAGAGGACGGCCTTGGTGTCGGCCTACAACTACTTCGAGGAGAACAACATCCACGACGTTATCCACGCCGGAGACATCTCTGACGGAGAGAAGATGTATCGAGGGCATGAATACGAGCTTTACATCCACGGCGTAGACGACCAAGCTCAATTTGTTATCGACAAATACCCACTCCACGAAGGAATCACCACTCACTTTGTTCTAGGAAACCACGACTCCAGCTTCCTCAAAAATGCCGGTGCTAACATCGGAGAACGAATTGCTGGAGCACGGCCAGACTTGCATTACTGTGGCATTCTTGGGGCCGAAATGGTCTTTGGGACTCTGAGAATTGGAATCCTGCATCCTAAAGGGTCAGGGTCGTATGCTCGGTCGTACCGCCTACAGAAGATCATCGAACAACTGCCGCCTGAAAAGAAACCGCACGTCCTGCTTATGGGACATTACCACAGTGGTTGCATCCTTCCTCAGTATCGCAACGTTCTTGGATGGATGCTTGGCTGTATGCAGGCACAGACGCCGTTTGAGAAATCGCTAGGTTTGTGGCCGGAGATTGGATGGGGTGTACTCCGCTTCAAGTGTGATAAAGAAGGAGCCACGAAGTACACCGTTGACTGGATACCTTACTATGTCATTGACCCAGAGGACTACCGGTAAGGCGATTATGCTTTCGCTCCATAAGATGCTTAAACATCCAGTGACCAATCATGAGATGAACGTCTTCGATGAACTGCATATCGTTACTTGGTACTATAAGAGAACAACTGCACAGTTCCGCAACCGCTCCCCCTTTACGACCGAGTAGACCGTAGACCTTCAATCCCTTGCGCTGTGCTGTCTGTGCAGCTATGACAACATTAGGTGAATTGCCGCTTCCTGATAGGACAACAAGCACATCGCCAGTTACAGCCAGGGCTTCCAGTTGTCGCTTGTAGATCATACTGTAGTCTTCGTCGTTGGCCCAGGCAGTCATCACCGGCACATTGTCATTGAGACAGAGAACTGGCTTTCCTAATCCCTTCTGTAGATCGTTGGTGATATGACTTGCATTCGCAGCACTACCACCATTTCCACAGAAGAACACCCTGTTTCCACGACCGAGAGCCGCTTCGACTCCATTGGCTATGTGGATAGCGTTCCGGTTGATCAAGTCATTCGTGTATTGAATGGCTTTCAGTTTGTCGATGTAGTCTGATAAATCCATTATTCTTGCCCCCAGTTAAGGATTGTGTCTTCTACACTTTCATCAATGTAGTTTAGTTCTTGAGCAGTCAGATACATCGCTGCACCTATGGCATCGGCGTAGTGGTTGTACTTGAACAAAGCGGTGTAGTTGCGGACGCCAAGAGCTTGTAGCTTGACATCGTATTTGTTCCAAACGTGCCGACAGACCTCTCGCTTGTCTGCATTACCGTTGCCGGTAACAACCTTCTTGATCTGAGAAGGGGCAACCAAGTAGAAGGGAGTATCGTGGTCGATAGTGACGCAGTGCATTATGCCTCGGAAATGTGCTGTCAGACTTTCGATGTTGGTGTTCCCACGGCCTGCGCTCCATACCATACTCTCTACAGCAAATGCAGTAGGTTTATATTTGTCGATTACTGAGTGCATAAAGACCCTATGGTCCTTAGCGATCTGTTCGGCTATTGGGTCGGTGTGACGCTCACCAGGATGGCGTACAGCGCGTGCTATTCTCGGTTCGTCAGACGTAGACTTGTACAGTTTCTCAACTGCGATAAGCTCGCTTCTGGCATCAAGAAAAGCGATGGTTGTCGTGTATACTCCAACGTCAATTCCGGCATAACGGAGTTCTTCCATTATCCGCTCACCAGGACTTCTGAACCTGTTGGAACTATCTTGAAGTGGAGTTCCTGAAGTTCACTAAGTTCTTGACGGATACGGACTCGCTCACTTGGTAAACAGTAGACGAGAAGGAATCCACCACCACCTGCGCCTGCAACCTTACAACCTATAGCTCCAGCCGCACAAGCTCTCTGAACGAGAGTATCTAGTTCGAGGTTGCTGATACCACTAGCGAGTTGTCTCTTGCTATACCAGCCGGTCTTTAGAGCTGTACCGATGGCGTCTTGGTTGTGTGGAAGCTCAGCCATCAATCTAACTGCTTCGTTGGACATCCTTGAGAGCAACCAGTGCCTATCAGCTATGTTTGCCTTTTGTTCTGTCAGGATGTCTGTTTCGTCACAGATGATGCCGGTAAAAAACAACATCAAATGATCAGATAGTTTGTTATAGAAAGACACCCCATCAATCAGTCTATGATGAACAGTCCCATCGTTATCGAATCGAATATGGTTGACTCCTCCAAGGGCAGCAGCATACTGATCTTGTTTACCCATTGGTTTACCCAATATGTCGATCTCAACCTTACAGGCCAATTCAGCTAGATCAGACAGCCGCAATTCCGTACCGACAAAAACAGACAGAGCACGAAGCAAAGCTACCGTCAGACTGCTGGAAGAACCAAGTCCTGCTCCCTTAGAAGGAACGTCAGCTAAGGTTATAACTTCGATACCCTGTGTGACGTTAGCAATCTTCAGACATTCGCGGACGATTTCATGCTGGAGGTCATCAAGTTCATCAACAATCTCTGTCTTTGAGTAACTGGCCCTGATCTTATCATCAAATCTTGGATTTAGAAGAACATACACATACTTGTCGATAGTAGCAGAGACAACGTTCCCTCCTTCGTTATGGTTTAGGTAAAAGTCAGGGAAGTCCGTACCTCCACCTGCGAAACTAATCCTAAGTGGTGCTCTTGTTGCGATCATTCTCTCTTATCCTCCTATTGACGATTGCCGCCACTACCGCACCAGCAGCAGCAGCGATTGAATAGACGAATATGACATTGGTGTCGAATGCGATCTTATGAATCAACAAACACCAAATCGTATTCTGAGCGATAGTCCAGACAAACAGGATGTACAGGTGACTATGCTTGTCTGAGATGAGAAGCTGGGTTTGGACACCTATCATCAAGATGAATACGAACCCTGCAAGTGCCGTCAATGAATATTCTAGCCACATTTACTCCACCCACACACTCGACAGGTAGCACACCCTGCCGCGTGTTCAATATAGCTCCCACAGTCAGGGCATACAACGATGTCACTGATCGTCTTAGTGGGAACAGTAGTAGTAGTGCCGTTCTTTCTGTCGAGATGGTGTTCTATGGCTATCCCAATGGCATCAGCACACGATTGTACTTGACCGCACTGGTCCCATCCGAGTTCTGGACATCTAATACCACGAAGATGCTTTTTGATGTCGGCAACATCAACGCCTGCTCGCAAACTGAGAGATACCAACCTACCGATAGCTTCGAGTTGACTCGACGCACATCCGCCAGCCTTGCCAAGCCTCGTGAATATCTCGCATAGACCTTGGTCGTCTTCGTTAATCGTGACATACATGTTGCCACAACCGGTTCTGATGCGCTCAGTTGTTCCGCTAGTTACTACCGGACGAACACGAGGAGCGACCTCTTCGATCTTGTTCTTTCCGCCACAGCCAATATTGAGAACCTGAACGTCTCGGCTACCGTACCGGTACACTGTGATGCCTTTGCATCCAAGCTCGTATGCTAGTTTGTAGATGGCCTCGATGTCAGTTTGAGTAGACGCTTCAGGCATATTGACGGTCTTGCTCACCGCGTTGTCTGTGTGCTTCTGGAATGCCGCTTGCATCTTGACGTGCCATTCAGGGTCTATATCCATTGATGTTATGAAAACACGCTGGACATCCTCTGGCACTTCAGACATCCCCTGACAACTGCCCTTCTCAGCGATCTTTTGCATAAGTTCCTGCGAATAGAAACCTCTCTCTTTGGCAATGGTAGCAAACGCTGGATGTACGTCAACTTGGAGATCAGACCCAAGTGTGCTACCAACGTTGCGCGAGTATGCGAGTGCGAATAGAGGCTCGATACCGCTAGAACAGCCTGCGATGATGCTCAGAGTGCCTGTAGGGGCTATTGTCGTGACAGTAGCGTTCCGCATAGCATCAAGGCCAATACGTGTCTGCCAATCGCTTCCTTCAAAGTTAGGGAAACTGCCTCGTGAATGGCCTAATGCTACAGATTCTTCACGCCCAACAAGCTCGATCTCCAGCATTATCTTTTCGCCCAACTGAACTGCTGCATCAGAGTTGTAAGGGATACCCAAGTCGATCAGCATATCGGCGAATCCCATTACCCCAAGGCCGATCTTCCTGTTGGCTTTGGTTGCAGCATCAATCTCAGGGGCAGGGTACTGGTTGACTGTTACAACGTCATCTAGGAATCTGACGGCCTTCTTGGTCGTCTCTTGGAGTTTGGTCCAATCGAGTTCTTTATCAGGTGTCAACATCCTAGATAGATTGATAGAACCAAGATTACACGATTCATACGGCAGCAATGGTTGCTCGCCACAGGGATTTGTCGATTCTATCTTTCCGATATTTGGCGTTTGATTACATTCATTGATTCTATCAATGAAGATAATCCCAGGTTCACCGTTCTTCCAGGCCATCTGAACAATCAGGTCGAAGACCTCTTTGGCATCTTCATAAACAACAACTTGACCGTTGCGAGGATTGCGGAGAGGATATTTGTTCCCCTTGGCGACTGCTTCCATAAACTGTTCTGTCAACAGGACGCTGATGTTGAAGTTGTTGAACGCCCCCTGTTCAGATTTACAGGTGATGAAAGCCTTGATGTCTGGATGGTCCACTCGCAGGCAGCCCATATTTGCCCCTCTGCGAGTCCCACCTTGCTTAATGGCTTCTGTAGCGGAGTTGAAGACGCTCATAAACGACACAGGGCCACTTGACACACCACTGGTTGATCTCACCACATCGTTGGCCGGTCGAAGGCTGGAGAACGAGAATCCGGTTCCTCCGCCACTCTTATGGACTAAGGCCGCTTGCTTAACTGCCTCGAAGATTTCTTCCATCGAATCTCCGATAGGCAGAACAAAACAGCCTGACAACTGACCGTTCTTGCGACCGGCATTCATAAGTGTAGGACTGTTCGGTAAGAACTCTAGGTTGCGCAGCATATCGAAGAAGGCTATCTTCATACTCTCTGCGCAGTTGCCGTCTGGGAACAAGACACGTTCAGCATTCGAGACTGCGCCAGCGACGCGACCAAACATCTTGTCTACGTCTTCTATCGTTTCGCCTTTTGAGTTCTTGAGGAAGTAACGCTTGCTAAGAACGGTCAAGGCGTTTGGAGTGAGTTTAGGATGCTCCATCAGTCTCTCCAATGCTTGTTGAGGATGTCAACGATCTTTTTGGCTTCTGCATCTACTCGTTCTTGGTCAACGTCGTCATAATCAACGTCAATTGTAATGACAGCAGGCCCAATAATACAGAACTTTTTGTCTGTTTTTCTGTGTGGTTCAATAACCCAATTGTTATCTTCTAACCATCCCATTTTAGTCCTCCAGGGTAGGCAAAAGCTCAGGATGTTCTACTTGATCGAGCACTTCTCTAATGAAGAACTGCCAATGTGGGAGCACATGGTTACGCCTTTGCAGAATCATATTTCTGAGCGTCTTATAATTGACACAAGCTGATCGACGTTGCAAGAAACTCTCTGGCAGTATTCCTTTGAGATAGACAAAGTTTTCCTTGCTTGGGTTCTCGACGTATTCTCGCCTGACTTCGTTGATTGTGTTCAACATAAACGCAGGAATAGAGTCACATTTCGCATGATCGAAGTCGTCTATTGTCAGATCGCGGTTCTTTAGAGTATGGATTGTACTCTCTGACTGCTTGGACATCCCAATGCGGTATGTGTCAAACTCCTGCCACCAGTAACGAGGCATCTCTATGTCTATCCAGACCATTATGCTTTCGAGGAACTTGTTGTGACCGCCATCCATAAACGCTTGCTTTGGCGCTCGCATCTGCATTGCCTCGAACCGTTCCTCAGTCCACCATTCATCTTCAGGAATAGCTCTATCTTTGAACGACAACGACATGCCGTATAGAGCTTCTTCGTAGCCACTTTCATTGATCACTGATGTCTGCATTATCCACCTCTTCATCGTCTGGGAACATTTCTGCTGCGTTAGCCCATCCTGTTCCTGCACATTGAGGGCAAGTAATCGTTTTGCGGTGTCCAACTGACTTTGTGCCGTTGCAAACACCACACACAAACTGTTCTAACGCTTTTGCTATGTCATCTAGTTCCGTCAACTTTGCTGCACGGAGTAGCTTCGCTGCATCTATGAGTGACGACGGCATCGAACCGACCCCATGATGCTCTTCTGGGTGTAAGGTAAGAGTCAATTCAAACTCTTCTTTAGGAGGTTCCTCTCGTCGCATTGGTTCTCCTTTATTCTGTTATTTGAGACCGGTCGCCATTCTTTCGCACTGTGATAGTTTTGTCGAATAACTCTTTGGCCTTCGCTTGATGACACATCACAATGATCGTTGAGAACCTACTACTCAGTTTTCGTAGCAATTGGACTACCCTACGAGTCCCTTGCCAAGAGAGTCCGTCAAATGGTTCATCGAGAATCAGAAACTCTGCGTTGCAAGCTGCCTTTTCTCGAACAATGTCGCTGATGGGGAATCTGACGGCAAACTCTAATCTCTTACGTTCCCCACCTGAGTATGATCTGATGTCTTTCGTCTTAGTCTTCTTGGTAATGAGAATCTTGAAGTCGTCAATCATCTTCTTCTCACCCTGGTAACTTGTGACGAACTCGATTCGCGTCGATTCTCCCCAAAGGTCTACCAAATAGTCATTGCCAAGGTCTGTAAGACGAGGAGTTATACCTTGTATGATCTTAGCTTTGACCCCATCTGGACCGAACATATACTCAAGGAACTGTTCGTGAACGATCTCATTCTTGAGTGCGTCAATCTCAGTTTGGACTACGTTCAGTTTACCTTTGGCTTCCTTGATCTCTTCAAGTTCGCGTGCTGTACCGCCACATTGTCGGTTAAGTTCGTCTAATCGAGCGTGTTCGTCTTCAAGGTCCAACTCATATTCTTCACGAGTCTTGTTGAGATCGGTTCCTTTGTCAATGAGAGTTTGTTCAATCTTACCTTTTTCACCCTTGGCGACTTCGATTTGGCTACTAAGATCGTCCATCTCTGCATTGAGTTTAGGGTATCGCTCTTTCCACTCGCTGTCAAGAGTTTTTTCTTCATCTTGAAGCTGACTTATTAGAAGAACTGTCTCGGTGCGCTGTTGGAACAAGGCTTTTGCTTCAGCGAGGTCTGTTTGAGCCTCAGATAGATCACCGTCAGAAGGCTGTTCACCTAACGCTTCAGAAGCGGTAAGGCGTTCTTTCTGGATGTTGCCCAACTGGATACCCAAACTATCAATTTCCTGCTCGTGTTGTTCGAGTAGCTGCCGCATCCCATCAATAGTCAGTTCACTGCCACAATAAGGACATTCGGCTGCATCGTCTGCTATATCGTCTTCGAGGTGTCTTATCGTCTCTTTGCGCTTGGCGATCTCCGATTGTATTCGTTTCAACTCACTAGCACGAATTGCATCCTCTTTGCAATATTCGATGAATGCTTTTTGTTGTGCTTCGAGTCCAGCAATTTCTTCGTGCAAACGAACAATATCGTCAGAAGCTCTGTCAATACGCTCAAGTTTGAGCTTCTGTAGACTAAGATCGTTTGCAATCTTGGTCAAGATTCGGCCAGCATCGTTGTAGTCGTGGTCAAAAACGAATCGGAGTTTGGCATGTTGCTGTCGGAGACTTTCGATCTTACCATCGAGACCACGAATGGCTTCAAGGTGTCTCTCAATGACATCAAAGGTTGCTATCGACTCTTCCACTTGAAGGATAGCAGTCTTTCGTTCGGTAACTTGACCTTCGAGGTCTCGGAGTATTCTGCGTACTGAATCTTCGCTGCTTACTTGTTGTTGGAGTAAGTCATACTTACCGGTCTCTGTATGCAGTTGATCGTTCAACATCACCAAATGCCCTTTGGTGGCCTTCAGAGCGCCGTCTAGCACATCCAGACCAAGTATCTGGGTCAGTAGGTCTTTCCTGGTTTTATCAGTACCCTCGATGAATACAGACACACCGTTCTGGGCGAACAGGACCGAGTTAGAGAACGTGTTGAAGTCCATGCCGATGATCGACTGAATGATCTCTTTTGTTTCAGTCAACCCCTTACCGGAAACAGCAACCCATTCGTCTTTTTCTGTGTCCGCTTGATAGATTGCCCAAGTAGTCTTGTCACGCTTTCTATTACGCCGGTAAGTCGCTTGGTACAGACCACTTGGCGTCTCGAAGGTGAGTTCGGCGTAACCTTCATCAAGATCGTCGTTGACTACTTCGTCGTTTTTAGTACCACGAGTCGTTTCTTTGAACAAGCAAAGACAGATGGCATCAACGATGCTTGATTTGCCAGCGCCATTAGACTCGTCTGCGTTATCATCGACCTCACCTTCGATCAGAATGATACCTCGTTGATCGAGACTAATCGTAGATGGTTCGTAGTAACTAAACAACCCATCAATTTTGAGTTCAATCAATCTCACAGTAGCCGCTCTCCTGTTCTATGCACAAGAATGTCTTTGTCGAGGTGATCTGGTGCAAATAAGTCAATATAGTGGATGCAAGCCGCAGGGATATTATCTGCCGACACAATCTCTGGTGAGATGTCTGGACATTCGTCGTCAATGGTTGTCATATCAATGGATACCTGGAATGCGCCCATATTGACCAAGCGTTCAGACATCTTGTATGTATCATACTGACCAAGTTCGAGCTTAGTTCCCTTGAACTTCAGCTTCACAAAACTGCCTTGTACTACCTCACTAGGCAATTCATCGAATCCTTCGCCATTGGTTATTGTGACGTAGTTTCGATCTGGGATTTCTTCCCATTGCCAATCTGATTCAGTGCCGTTAGCTCCACGCTTGACATCGACTATTGCTACTCGCCGATAGAGACGCGAGTCGTTATAGTCCTTGCTCACGAGTGAACCAGGATAGACGACGGAAGACAAAGTGTTATTGCTAATATTGGTCCAACATTGTGCCGCATGGACGTGTCCTAAAGCACTATAGATCAATTTTGGGTGTCGAAATATCTCGTCGTCCTTGGAGATACCACCTTGCAGTCTGATCTCATCATTTCCAAAGACTGCTTCGGTAATCTGAAGATGTCCTACGAGAACAAAGTACTCACAGTATCCTTCATTCTCCTCGTATGTCTTCAGAATCCACTCGCGCATAGCTGTAACGTCGTCCATATAAGGAACACATATGAATCCGCCCATTCCTTCAAGAGTATCGTCGTCGTCACATTCGACGTACATCACTGGCTCGTGAGCAAAATGATATGTTGGCCTGGGTATTCTGAGAGTGGTGATACCGTTAGACAGTTTGACGAATCCTGTTGCCAAATAAGTGCTGTCAGTTGCCAAGGCTGAAGCTCGAATACCGACGTTAGGTTTGTCATGGTTGCCGTCTATGTCGATGATGAACTTCAAGTTGGTTTCTGTTTCAAGGCTTCTAAGCCATCTACTCCACTCGCGGCGAAGCGTTGAGTTGGGATTAGGCGTCTCGAACGTATCTCCTGCGATTATAAGCCCATCAACCGAGTGCTTTACGCATAGGGATTTGATGTAATCGAGCGCAACAAATAGGTCGTTCTCTCTCTCGCGTAGGCCGTTTGGCATCACTTTGCCAATAGCAGGTAGACCGCCGATATGCAGGTCGGCAGTGTGAAGAAGTTTCATATGTGTCTCCATTTCTTGCCAGAAACGATGTAACTAATGTGTGGGCTTGTAACTCTATACTCGTCAGCTAATTGCTGTTGTTTGGGTCTAGGTTTTTCATCTGCCCACCTTTGGCGAATCTCAATAACCTGAGATTCTGTTAGTTTATGATTTGGATGCCGCTCTCCTATTGTCTGTCTACCTTTGCTAACCATATCGTCTGCATTATCTCGTTGTGTCCCAGGAAATAAGTGTCTTGGGTTACAACAAGGTGGGTTATCGCAAGTATGAAGAACACCTTGTCCTTCTGGAATTGGGCCTATTCCAAGTTCATAAGCTACTCTACTTGACTTTAAGGTTACACCGTTTATATTGAACCGACCATAACCGTCCTTGCGGAGACTGGCTTGCCACTCCCAACAATCGTCAGGACCACCGATCTTGACTTTGGACCAAAAACGCTCTTCTACTGTTGTCATTCTTTTTCGTCCGAGTCAGTGTACCAATGTGTATCTTCTATTGACCACTTGCTAGGTTTGACTATCTCTTTGCGAGTAGCCGCAAGATGTGTCAGCGCGTCTGCTTCACGATTCTCTGTTCGTGGTACGTGAATAATGCGGAACCAGGTATACTGCTTTGCGAGATCGGTAACGACTCGCAATAAGGGAGTGAGAGTGTCTTTTCTGCACTCATATCCGGTATCAACCTTACCAAACACTTTGTACTCAATGTGTTTGATGCACAGTTCCGAGTCAGACCGAAGTTCTAGCTCGTCATATCCGAGAGTCAAAGCAATATGCAGTGCGGCTATGATCGCTTCGTACTCTGCTTGGTTTGAAGTCCCAAGTCCGACGTTGAATGCGTACTTGCGATTCAAGGAGGGAAACCAGACCCCAACACGAGCTTGGTCTAGCTTCCCTCCTCCCAAGTTGCGAGCGCCACCGTCTGTGTAACAGTGAATCATAGCGTGGCTGTTATCCTTTCTTTCGATTGGCCCTTCTGCTCGCTTTTGTTGTTTTGAGATGAGTTTTCTTTTTCTCAATCTCTTTGTCGGAATATGGTTTGCCGTGTCTACTCAACTTCTTCCTCAATTCCGAGTGTATCTTCGATGTCATATTCGCCGGTCGGTTCCTCAGCTTCGACATCGAGATCAATACCAGCAGTCATGGGGTCACTGATGATCTCATACGCCTTTTCGGTTATGAGATCAGTGATCTCAGCAGCGATCTCAGAACTTTCCATGAAGTCAGATCGTTGCCACTTGAGATCACCTTCGGTGAGGTTGTAATATGACTGAACCTGTTTGACTATTCCAAGCCTCTTGCCGGTAGTCATAAGGTTCCCAAATGTGTCGTAACCGACATCACTGACGAGAATCCCTTGAGCTTTTTGGTATGGGTTCTTGAGTTGGTTCTTGACGGTGCAGTATTTCTGGATAAAGCCCTGACCCAAGAACGCACCAGATTTGATCTTGCTTGGATAGCAAGAAATCTTGGTAGTTACCCAATGCTCAAGGGCATGTCCACCAGGAGTGACAACGCCACCGCCATATTTTCCAATCTTGTCTCGTATCTGATTGGTGAATATGACTGTACTTCCTGTTTCCATCATCACCGTACTGGCTTTTCTGAAGGTCTGAGCCATCAGTTTGGCAATACCGCACATACCACCGCTGTCACCTACGTCAGCTTCTATTTCCTTTTCGGTGGTCAATCCGGCTACAGAGTCCATAAGGATAAGACCTGCACCTGCTGCGGTATACATAGCGAGAGCGTTTAGACTCTCTTCGGCGTTGGGTAAACGAACGTATCGACATCTGTTCAAATCCAACCCAAGCGTGCGATACCACTGTTCCCCAAATGTACGCCCTTCAGTTTCTATGAAGATGATTTCTTCATCTGGGTGCATTTGTTGGTACATTGCGGCAATAGCAATAGCCAGTGTGGATTTGCCAGAAGAATATGGACCGTATATCTCAGTAGCGCGACCAACCGGAATACCGAATTGTTTCTTTTTGATGTTGCCACCGAGAATGAGGTTCAGATCGAGGATTGGAGTTGGGATAAACTCAGTAGGGAAGTCAGTCGAGTCACTTAACGGTATGATGACTCCAGTGCTGTTTTTCAGCAGAGCAGCAGTTGCCTTCTGAATGTTCTTACGCCTCTCTTCAGGCGTCAGTTGGTGTTTGGTGTTGGTTATAGGTTTCTTCTTCTCTGTCATTTGTACTCCTTCTTTCCTATCCCATTGATGATATAACCATCGTATGACATTGTTAGGAGTCTGCGCCGGAACTCATCTTTTTGCCAGCGTCTTTCCTCGTGGTAATTGTCTGATGCGTGCGTTGCGAACTGCAAGGCCGTATTGAGAGCAGTAGTACACCAATCTTCATGCGCGAGAGCATAAGCTGACATCATCAGATTGATAACTGCCAACGCAGCATTCTGTTGTTTACCTCCTAATCCTTTGGCCTGTTCTTTTAATATACGCGATGCGCGACTACACTCGCTTGCTTTGGCTTGACCGAGTATTCGGCGATTGATCAAATCAATAGCTTCCTGCCCTTTAGTCTCGTCAAATATAGATGCCACTCTGCTTACACAAGCAACTCCAACATCTAATACGAATATCCGCGATTCTTGATTCACTCGACAACACCACAGGAATTGTTCAACACCAAAGTTATCCAACACGTCAACGATAGGGATGTTTGTGTCGTTTCCATATTTCTGTATGCACCATTCGTGCATTTTTATTCCTGCGACACAAACATTCCAACGCTTCATTTCTCTAATCGAAGCGTAGAACATCATTCTTCCTCTGGTTTATGCGCCAATAATGCTGCTCTGAGTGCTTCAGTCTGCCATTGAGCTTCCATAACCATATCGTCAGCGGCTTCACAAGCGTCTTCACACGCACCTATAGCGTAGTCAACGCAGGTTGGAGCTACATGTAGTGCATAAGCCGAGAACGCCGCTCTAGCGCAAGCCATTCCAGCCTTTCGTGCTTTGTCGTCTTCAGGTAGCATGTGTTGCTTACAGAATGCTTCACATTCGCGGCCTACAGATTTGCACGACGTTGCATCTATGTCGCCAACAAGTCGAAGACCGGCTACTCGCAATGAGTTCTCAGCCAAAGGACAGTCAGGAAATCGTTCCTGAAAGACCGGCAGTGCTCTAGCGGCAGCCGTAATCGCACACTTTACCGCAAACTGAGGACCGCCTTTGACGACACGAAGCCCAAACATAGCAATCGTTCCATCAAACGCTTCAAGCAGTTCGAGCATTGATATAGGGTCATCAGGGCCATATCGTGCGCTGAAATGCTTGTCTACTTTAGGTCCATCACTGCAAACTCGGAACTTCTTAACCTCATTGATCGTTGCATAGAACACAATTACCCTCCAGTGCAGACAACTTCGTCGCCGTTAATTGTCTTCAGGCACTTACATTGTTCCAAACAGAACACGACAGGCACAAGACCCAAGAGTGGGCAAGAGACGACGTTTATCTTGCCTACGCGAAGATGATACATTCCACCTTCAATAATGCCTTCTGACTGAGCCTCTACTGTTCTAGGCTGAGTCTGAGTCTCAACAGTCTCTTCTGGCTCTTCGTCAGTGTATATCCCCTTAATGACTTCCTTTTTAGATGTTGTTCGAGCGGTTCTTCGAGCAACACCTTCCAAATACTTTGCTGTAGCGCCAGTAGGCACTACCTCTTCGATACCCATGCCTTTGCGATACTTGGCAGCCGCCTCACCTCGCTTTCCAATCGTAACGATTGGTTCTGTAGAGGGAGCAGCCAATACCTCATCTGGCACTTCCATTCCTTCAGACGCCGCAACTGCTATACCGGCATCTGTCAGGTAGTAGAAGCCGTCTGTTGAGTCAACCAGTCCCATTCCTGACAGTTCATGAATGTCATCGAAGATGTGATCTTCGTCCTGGCCTATTTTCTTGGCAATCGTGCTGGACTTTTGCTCGTCATAGCTTATTGCCTTGAGGATACGCTTTTGAGTTTCAGTGATTACCATTGCCATTGCTGACTCCTGTGCTGCCAAAGCCACCTGCTCGTGGGTGCTTTTGGCGAATATTATCGACTTCTATTAGTTCAACCCACGGCAATTTGCAGATAACCATTTGGGCAATTCTATCGCCAGGGTGAACAGTGAATGAGGCGTCTCCCCCATTGAACAAAATGACACCAACTACATCAGGATAACCACAATCAATGGTTCCTGGGGAGTTGAGGACCAGTACACCATGCTTGGCTACCAGTCCACTTCGAGATCGAATCTGAGCTTCGTATCCTATTGGCAGGTCAATCCTGAATCCAGCAGAAATGATAACCCATTCTCCTTCTTCGAGAAGGATAGGTTCGCGGACTGCTGCTCGAAGATCATACCCTGCATCTTCGTTGTGGATTTTTCTTGGGACTAATCCTTGGTTGTTTGCCCACTGTGGCTCCATCGCAATTCGGATTTGCATTGGTTGCCTTTTGTAGTTGGGGTCACGATTCCAGTTAGATTCGCTCCTCGGTGGGTCCGTCGTCGGTCGCTTTCCTACTTCCATAACGCTCCCTTGTTTCCTTTATCTGTCGTTCTTGCCATGCAAGTGTGTACAACTTGTCGTGCATTGCCTGAATGTCGCTCATCAGGCATTCAATCGGTGCGATCATAGCATATATGCTGTCAAACGTGTAGATACGCCGTGTGTACTGCGATTTGCCAGGGAAAGGTCTACCTATCATTACGAGACGATGTTCCAAATTGATTCCCACTGGAACATGCCAACCTCGTGCAGCAATTGCAATTCGCAACTGTGCAACCACAGCTTCTACCTTTATGGTTTGATGTATATGCCTAGCACTTTCGCTACTCTTCTTCTCTGACGCTCTTTCGTTTTCTGAGCTTGTCATCTTCGCCTCTGCATCTGCTACAGCACATTAGTCTGCCATAACGCTTTAGTTCTGAAGCCAGTGTTTCTTCGCCACAACTGTCACAATAACTGATACCTGGGAGTTGTTTCTTTTCCAACCGAGTCACTCCTTGAGAATGGGTTTCTACTTCATCTTACTCCACTCAACAATAAGCGTGTAATGCTACCGAGAATCGCACATTATTTGCTGACTTACTCTCAGTAGGCGTATAATGCTTATGTGAGAAGCATTCTTCAGGAGGGACACAAATGAAGATTCTGGTAGTTATTCTCCTAATCTTATCCATGAGTGTTTGCGCTACTGCGGCAAACTTGACGGTGCAATTCTATATTGTCTCAAAGACAAACACCGCAGAACTGAATGAATTGACGAATTATGCTACCCAGCATAACGCAATCAAAGACACGGCGTTCTTGCATTACAGTGTTGCAACCAAGGTTATCTATCCTGGCAGTAGCCAGTGGACATATATCACCGCAGGCAAGATGTGCGAAGTGAATATTGGCACAAACTCAGCGAGATATTATCTATACAACCCCAAGAGTCCATTGCTGCAAGCGTTCAAGGCTTACTATTGGAACAAACTTGTCACGCAAGGCGGATATACAGGAGTGACGGTCGATCAAACAGCAGTCGCTCTACCGAGAATTGCATATGGCGGAGTAATCGCCGAATACAATTCGATCACACTTGGTCAGCAATTCGGTTTTGATGTTACTGCCGGTGTCAACGCAACGCTCAAAATAATGACACCACCTCCACCTCCACCTCCACCTCCTCCTCCGCCTCCACCGCCTCCACCGCCTCCACCACCGGTTTTAACAGAACCAACGGTGACAATCACCATTCTCGCCGATACGCTCGGAGCAACAGGTGGCGATCAGGCTTGTTACGTGATCACCACGATCATCTATAGGAACCTAGATATTGTCGTCACACCCTAACACAGAGCTTGACTCTGCGAGCTAACGGAATGTTTGAATATGGTTCAATGGAACCTTGGTATGCGGTAGAAGACGAAGAGAGGGATAGACGTGCTATCCCTCTCTTTTTATGCTTTGAGCAGAGCAACGACAACATCATAAGCCTCTGGTGTGTGTACCCATCCACACTCGGAACAGTCCTTTACACCTGCTTCAGTGAACTTAGGTGTGCCAGGACAGGTCAACAAAGGATACAACGGACAATAGCAAAACAGACAGTTGATTTCCTTCTCTGTGTGACAAGGATAGTATTGACAATCGGTGTTGGAAAACCACTTATAGCTGTTTTGCATTATGACAACATAGACGCAGGCATCAGCCGGTCACTCTTCTCCATGTCGATCTGCAACTTCGGTCGCTCACTTGCGTTCCGAGGCGGCAGTTTTCGCGCTTTGACTGCGACGGCTATACCTTCTTTGATGTCTCTCTTGAAGTAGCCCCAAGCACCGGCCCATACAAGGACATCAATACTCTCCTCAAAGTTGCTGATGGTTATGAATGCCATCTTACCGTTGCTTGCGGTATGCTCATAGATACGGTCTACATAACCCAGCATTCGATACTGATGGTCAGGCGTGTAGTCGCCTTCGTCTAATTGCTGGATTACCTCGGCTACATCAAGCAGATTGTATGATTGTTTCAAGTACTCATACTTCTGTAGCGGAGGATTGATCAAGAACTCCTCTAAACGCTCCAGTTGATCGCCATTGGCTAATCGCTTTTGGAAATCAGACAGAAGCGTGATCTCGTATATGTTGATGTAGTCAGTGTTACCGCTCTTCTTGGCTTTGATGAGCACTGGCGCTTCCTCGGTAAGTTCTTCGTTGAAGAAGTGCTTGTAACGCTCGTACGCTTCTGGGTCAAAGAACCCTTGAATGAAGTCAGTGCCGTCGTCCAAGTTCATCTTAGCGTTGCCGTGCCACTCTTCCTCTTCACTGTCAACGTCACCAGTCTTACGACCTTTATCTTTGTAACCATGTTCGATACCATACGCCTGTCCCTTCAGAATGAAGAATCCAGGCTCTCCATCAGTTCCAAGGTCGCGAATATCGGTGATCTTGAAGTTACGCTCGACAGCTTCGTAAACATCTCCGTAGAAAGTCAACAGGCTCTTCTTAGGAGGAACCTGGAGCACTGTCATTTGCATTTCGATATATTCGCGCTCTCCCCAAGTAGATTCGCCTCTAGCCTCTTCGAGTGCCTCTAATGACGCCATTGCTTTCGGATACTTCAGTATCGACTCCAGGTGCTCCAAAAGTGGCTTTGAGTTAGGGAACATTGGCTCGAATGCACCGGCCTTAACCAAGGCTCTGATTACATTACTGTTGACTTTGCGCCTGGTAATCCGTGTGAGGAAATCATTCCAGTCTGTGTAAGGCTGCTTAGAGATCAACTCTTTGGCTGCTTCAGGACCAATACCTTTGATCGACTGAAAGCCTACACGCATTCCATTAGGCTCAATCCTAAAGTCGATGTTGCTCCGGTTGATATGGGGCAACAAGATTTCCATTCCCATTCGACGTGATTCCTGAATGACGTTGCGCATCTTATCAGGTTTGTCTCGGAGAGAATTGATTTCGCAAAGCAAGAACTCATTTGGATAGTAAGTCTTGAGCCAAGCCGACCTGTAAGCAAAGAAAGCATAACTGGCAGAGTGTGCGGCATTGAATGAGTAGGCTCCAAACTCTATGATTTGATCGAAGATTATCTTTGCCGCCTTCTCACTCAAGCCGTTTGTGATTGCGCCTGCGATAAACTCGACTCTAAACCCTTCCATAGTCTCTTTGCCGACAGACTTCGATATGGTTTTGCGTAACTTCTCAGTCTGTACCCAGGACATTCCGCCCATGTAGTGAGCGATAGCCATGATCTGTTCCTGGTAGATCATCAACCCCATTGTGGCAGCAGTCGCTTTGTCATAAGCCTTGTTGATGCTTGGAATCTCACTCTTGTTCTTGCGCCTGTCTAGCCATTCTTGAAGGATTCCTGATCGCATAGGGCCAGGACGAGCGATTGCGTTTATGTCACCCAGGTCGATAACGTTTTGTGGCACTGCACGCTTGACGAGCTTTCTGAATAGAGGAGTTTCAAACTGGAATATTCCGAGAGTATTACCTTCTTGGAAGATGTGTTTGATAACCTCGTCGTCATCGTACTGGATGTTCTCCATCCAAACATCGAGGCGTGGTGGTTTGAACTCAACCAGCGATAGGTCTCGAAGTTCCTGACAACCTTTGCACTCGCATGTCTTGAAGTCGTGTCGCTGGTTGACCAGTTCAATCGTATCGGCCAGGACTCTGAGTGTTCGTAGTCCAAGGATGTCCAACTTGAGTAGACCACGCTCTTCGACATCCTTCATTCCAAATCCAGCAACCTTAGTTCCGTCGCGTTTGATTGTTAAAGGAATATCGTTCACAAGTTGCCGGTCAGACACTACAACACCTGATGGATGGACACCTTGCGCTCTGATCTGACCTTCCAGTTTGATGGCTTGCTCGACTACTTCAGGATACCGGACTTTGAACTTCTGGCAGGAAGGAATCTGATCAAATGTATCCTTGATACAGAAGTCGGCGTCTTCGTCTCCTTTGGCCCTGCTGTATATCAGTGGGGTCATCTTGTTGACCTCTGGCGGAGGAACTCGGAAGACTCGACAGACATCGCGGAAACACTGCTTCCCCTTCATCTTTGTGAACGTTGCGATGTCTGCTACACAGTCGTTGCCGTACTTATTGTTGAGGTATTCCTTTATCTCTGACCGACGAACATCCGCAAAGTCCAGGTCAATATCAGGATAGTCGATACGATTAGGGGAAATGAAACGAGCGAAAAGAAGTGGGGCCGCACCAGGACCGGCAACCATAGGATTGAGAGAAGTAATATCGAGTAGATACAGAGCCAACGACGCATTAGCACTACCTCTTGCGTTGAATGGAATCCCATTCTTTCGTGCAAACTGACAGACATCCCAGACGATCATAACATACTTGACGAATCCCAATCGGTAGATTTCTTTGCACTCGAACGCGATTCGATCAAGATACACCTGTTCGTCTGGGATTTTGCCTGCGAACTTACGCAACCAACCATACTCTACTTTATAGAGCATAAAGTCAGTGAGTTCGTCGTAGGTACGGCGTTCTTTGTCTGACAAACCAGCAAGAAAGTCGCTGGCCGAAATAAGCTCAGTCTTCTTTTGAGACATATGTCTTCACCGGTACTTCACCAAGCGCCTGTTCTATGAGGAGTTCCCAACATCCATTTTGGAATGCTGTGTTCTCACAGTCACTACGGTTTGACATAGTGCAGAACTTTGCATCCACCACCTCTTCCATGAATGGGCAATGACGTGGTGGATGCTTCTTCAGATATTTGAATATCTTTCGTGTGAGCCTATCGCTCAGTTGTTTACTAGACAGAGACATCTTCTATCTCCTACTTGATCTTGCACTTGAACTTGATGGTGAGATTCCCACCTTCGTTGATCTGCTTGATGGATTCGCCAATGGTGAATACTATGTCAGTGTTGACTATCATAGCTGGGATGGCTACAGCACCTACAAAAGCCGAGTTAGCTATGTAATCTACACCTGCTGCACTCATCTTGACGGCTGTAATTGTAATCGGCTTGGCGACGGTTACAGTAGGACTGGATGCTATAACATCTGGCATTTGTGCGCCATTTGCATCTTTGTATGATACTGTGACCGTGCTGACTATTGGCGGCTGTGCTGACTGCAAGTTGGTCAGAACCAACGTGAAGTCGATCACGTCTCCAGGTTTCACGTTCCCTACTGCGGAAGTCGTCAGATCAACTCTCAAGATTGACGATTGTCCGTAGGCAGAGATGGCTAGAGCAACCAAGATGATGCAAAGTAGAATCGTTCTCATTGTTGTTCCTCCTTGATAATTGCCGAATCTCCAAAGACATCTTTGAGTCGGCGAATCGTTGTTTCGCAATATTCAGAACTGATGTCAACTCCAATGGAGTCTCTGCCCAATTCTTCGGCAGCAACAAGAGTGGCCCCTACGCCGTTCATAGGGTCCATTACGATACATGGTCGGATTTCGTCTGACATACACTGGCAAGTAGGCTCCCATCCAACAGTTTCGTATCCGGCAGATACACTTTTGACGCCCCTTTTAGTAGGGCGAGTGCCAGCCGTTCTGCCATCTGCGTGCTTGTAATGCCCCCTGCCTTCAGCGTTATCCTTTTCTGGGTCAGACCAATCCTTCCCAAGTAGTTTGGCATACTCTTCGGTTGGCTTAACCACTCTGCGATATGGAGCACCGCAGGAAGCGCAAGCGCCAAACTCGGAGGTGGCTGCTTTGATGCAAGTATCAGGCAGTTTGATTGGGAAGGTGGCGTAGTGTTTGTACTTTCCACTGATTCGTTCGATGGGGATAAACCAGACGCTTCGGAGTTGTCTTGTTCCATCGTAGACTTTGTATTCTGCTGGTCTTGCATTGACCTTCTCCTGATCATGACGTTCTGCCGAACCTTTGGCTGCGCGAGTGCCAGCAGGGAACGTTCCCACCTCTTTGACGGCATACTTATCATAGTAGAACTTTGTGTTCTTTGCAAACACGTAGACATACTCATACGATCTGTTTGTTCGCTTGTTGGCTGACGACGGCATAACCGAGCCAGGATTCTGAAACAGTATCTTAGCCTTCTTGCCTTCAGCGTCGTAAGTGTCCATCATCTTCTCGTTGTAAGACGCACCCTTGGCCCAAACGATCTTGTCGGCCACTACCCAGCCGTCTTCTTCGAGAGCAAGTGCAAGGCGCTCAGGAATCATTCTGAGCCTACCGTTCTTGTGACAGTCACCGATGTTGTACCAGATAGTGCCATCGTCACGAAGGACTTTGCCCATCTTATGAAAGACGATAAGCGAGTTCTGGATGTAGCGATCTACAGTCTTCTCATTGCCGAGAACGCCATACCAGGAACCACAACCTCCGCAGAATTGTTCCCCTTCTTTGTTCGTCTTCATTGGGAACTTACTATGTTCACAATCAGGCCAGTAACCCCAGTACGAAGGAGCAATGCCATAGTCTCTCATATCGTGGTAAGGTGGGCTAGTGACAATGCACTGGGCTATTCCTTGGTATTCTGGTCGCTCACACACGTCGATCAGATCACCGGTTACAACGTGAATCATTTCGTATACCTCTTCTGCACTTTGCGACAATACTCGATTGCTGTTGCTACTGAACGGTAAGGATTCCCACTGCCTCTTCTTACTACGCAACCTCTGCTCATTATAGTTCGGCATCGAAAGCCTAATGGTCGCCAACGATCTAAATGACGCGAACCTCGAACGGCTCTACCGGTGTCTGCAACGATCAGATGTTCTCCGGTGTGAAGTTGAATCACAGTGCCGAGAGGATAGTGACGCCGATCTGCGGCAACAAATCCAGGTCTAACTTTGTGTCCTGAAGCTGTTATCCCCTTTGTGTTTCCACATTGTTTCTTGGTCGCTTGGTATTCAGAAATCTTGAATGTAGCACCACGAGCTACTTTGGCAAAAACGAAAGCTGCCAGCACTGCAACTCCAATCGCTACCATCCAAGCAATAGCAAACGTCCGCCAGATGCTTTGGTCTTCTTCGTACATAAGGTTGTCCTCCTTATTCTTCGTGACCTTCTACAACTAGCGTCTCTATACTCTCTCGTAGCTTCAGTTGCCCTCCGGCCTGTTTCCACTTACCGAATCCGTCGTATCCGTTTGATTGCGTTATGTCAAGATTCGGCAATCGTTGTGTGGCTACAGGGAAATCAAAGGTTATTTTTGCCGCGATTTCACATGTAGCGTCCAGAGCACTTCTAACAATATCATCAGAGATACCAGGATGGTTAGCTCCAAATGCTTCCTCCATTTCTTGCCTTGTTCGCATATAGAGGTCGCGACAAGAGAACGACCAGAGATCAGGGTCATCGAGTGCTTTACCTTGTTGAATTGCCAATAAGATGTCGTGCGTTCTTGCTTCGTTTTTGTGGATGTAGTGGCAGTCGTTCGTTGCTACCATAGGGATGCCGGTGTCATTCGATATGTCAATGAGACCAAGGTTACACTTGCGTTGGTCATCATCGTTGATCGGCATGATCTCGATGTACAGGTTCCCCTTGAATATCTCGTCCAGCTTGCTGGCTCGGTCGAGAGCCAAATCGTAGTTGTCGTCTTTGAGAGGTCGTGACAGAATGCCACCAGAGCACGCTGTCATTGCTATCAGCCCCTCATGATGCTTCTCCAGGGCTACCCAGTCAGTACGTCCAATCATACGACCGTAGCCGCCTTCAATAGCTCCAATCAGATGAGCGTCGGCTATAATGGACATCAGATTGTGATAGCCGGTCTCGTTTGCTACGAGCAACGTTATGTGGTCTCGCTTCTTACGCAAGCTGTTTTCGGCTTTGATCTGTTCCTTGATACCTGCGTGCTCCGAAGGTTCGTGGTCAAGTAAAGTTCGATCAATTTCGTCTTTTGAAATTGGCTTGACAAGACAATCATCAACGAAATACATCTCACATCCGATGATCGGCTTGATGTCTGCCGCCTTGCAAAGATTGTAGAATTGGTTGCAACCACTGGCGGTTGCATGATCTGTCAACGCCAGAGCCTCAAACCCAAGTTCCTTAGCTCGTGCTACTATCTTGGGTAACAGACCGAAGCCGTCGAGTACACTAAACTCTGTGTGGACATGTAGGTGACAGAAGTTCATAGTTGTTCCTATAAACCGAGTGGGGCATATCTCAGCCCCACTACGGTTTTCAGCGTCTTGATTTGTCGGAAACCAAGTTGTGTATCTTGAACCTGATTTAGTTTGTTCACTCCTGGTAGATTACGCGCGGCCCATACCAAGGTACTTCCAAACCTTGAGACTCTTAATTACACAGTCTCACCCCAATCAAGACACATCTACTTTGCATCGTCAAACGGAACTCGATCAGAGTCTTCTTTCTTGGTGCGACCGACTCTGCTAGGCGGCGGTTTCTTCTCTTCGACTGGACCACCACCACCAAGAAGCTCTTCGATCTTCTTGACGTTAGCCTCATTGTCAGATGTAACCAAGCCATCGAGCTTAGGCATCTTCTCCATAATGAGGGTCTTCTCTTCGTCGGTCAGAGGATAAGATTCGGAGTCGGCTATAGCGCCATACTCAACGTCCATGTCACCCTTCTTGGGGTTCTTACCTGTCGTCTTGGTAAGGTAGAGATCGCGAACAGAGAGATTGACTCTCTTCTTCGGTTTCTTGGTCTCAGGGTCCACGACTACTTCGCCCTTGGCATCCCTGACCGTCTCCAAGTAAGCAGGGTGAGTGGCAACTGCGCCGATAGCCTTCCAGAGTTGAGGACCGGCCTCGATGATCTGAAGGTTGTTTGGCAGGCCGGATGCAGCTTGTTCCTCTTGATACAGCCGGTTGATTATCACGAAGTAGAACTTCGCTTTCGGATAGAACCGCTCGTATCCGTGTTCCAACGCCCAATCGCAGATCGGACAGTTCTCAGGGTCCAACTGAGGCTTAGGGGAGTTTTGTAAAGTAGTGATGTTACCTCTGCAAATAACCCTTTTCCACCCCTCTGGAGTCTGAACCATATGAACATAGGCTTGTGCGAATGTTCCGTATGGGCCTTTGACTACACGAACCTTCAGTCCGCCACCCTCAACAGGAATGTCCTGCTGCCGAATCAGAACCTTGCCCCCTTTATCGAGAGCCTTACGAGTGTTTTCCCACATCTCGACGCTATCAGCATAGTCCTCGTCGAACTGTTCTTGCCGAATCTCTGCGTCTACTTTCTCTTCTTTTTCGTCACTCATTGTCTGTTTTACCTCCAGGTATTATTCGGAGTCTGTGACTCCATTGGGCGCTCCTACATTTGGTGCTTTGTAGAGTTCCTTAGCCATTGACAATTGAGACGGAAGCATATTTATCTTCATCTCAATTGTTTTGCAGAATCCACGCAACATAAAAGCCTTACTTTTTGCAGCGATTCTGCGAGCAGTGATAGCACTCCATGACTCATGAGGATACGCAACGCCGTTGATTCTGAGTTCCCATTCATCGACATCGCACTCAATAGGTATTGATAACTTGATCGCCGTTGCTGTTGGGATTTTAGGCGTTGTGCGTGTCGCTGCCGCCTTACCATCAGCTTCTTCATCAAGTATCTGCCGACAGAACTCATAAGCATGAGCATACCACTGTTCGTATTCGGCGTCAATCTCCATCAGTTCTCGTTCTGCCTCACCCATTTGGTGTATATACCAGGCGGCGTGTGATGGAGCGACAGCCATATCTCTCAAGAGCATATGGGGGTTGTCGTGTGTTTTGGGATAGAGAATCTTAGCGATTGGAAGTTTGAAGAACTCTGGTGGTAGGGTTCCCAGATCATCTTCAAACTCTTCTTCGTCTACTTCGTCATGAGCATCAAAATCCACAGCGTCACCTCTTCTTGTAGTGCTTGTCGATTGTTGAAACTACTACACCGGCGTCTTCAAACAACCGAAGACACATACCATCATATACGTCACCGTTGAGGCATACAACTTCTTTGATGCCTGCATTGATGATTGCACCAGCACATCTCTGACAAGGCACACCACAGTAGCAATACATCGTTGCCCCTTCAGTTGAGATGCCGACACGCGCAGCCGAGTGAATAGCGTTCTCTTCTCCGTGCTGTGCAGGACAAAGCTCGATGCCTTGTCCACTAGGAATACCCAGTTTCCTACGAGGACAATATCCTGCATCTTGACAGAGCGATGAACCAGCCGGTGAGCCATTGAATCCGAATGAGATTATGCGAGTTCCTCGGACAATCACTGCGCCGACTTTGCGACTGGCACACTTAGACATCTGACTGGCTTCGTAAGCCAGGTTCATAAAGAACGCATCCCAACTCCCTTGCCTGGTAGGTCTAAGCGTTAGAGCTTCATTGAACTCAGGGTCTTCCCACCAACAGTTGTTCATGGGGTTTGGCCTGTCTGTTTGATGGCTTCATTCTCCTCTATAATCAACGATTCGAGGATGTCACAGTAGTTGCGGATGTCATCAAGACGGCTAGTAATACCCTCAACGCTGTCCTTGCCGGTGCGGAGATAGGTAGCCAGCGAATCTACATGCTTGAACATATAGATTCCACAAACTACTTTCGGACCAAGGTCAAGCATTCTACCGACGTGTCTGAAGTTCTCATTGCAGTCAACTCCACCACGGTCGGTTCCTGCATACTCGACATTCTTATCCCTCATGATCTTGGTACGGCGCTCGTTAGCTGTGTCCGTTACCGCTAGTCTTTCGGTAATGTTCATGACTCCTCCTAGAACGCAAAGTCTTCTTGCCAGTTTTCTTCGTTGGGCGTTACAATCTCCATACGCTCCAACAACTTGATTAGTTTCACAAGATCGTTGCAGTAGACAGGGTAGTTCCGTTCGTAGTTGTAGAGCAGAACGGCTGGATGGTACACAGGGAAGATCACGGCTTCCTTGAAGACCGAAACGGAACTGCCACCTTCAACGCCGTGCCATTCGGTTATCCGAATGTCTGGTGGTGCGCCAAGCACAGCTTGCAACGCTACCGCTCCCATAGGAATGACGAGCTTTGGTTTGACTATCTGTGCCTCTTCAGTAAGCCAGTGATAGCAGTTCTTCATCTCGTCAAGCGATGGTAGCCGGTTATCAGGCGTCCAGCATTTGACTGTGTTGGTGATGTAGACCTCTTCTCGCTCGTGTCCAATGGCCTGAAGCATCCGCATCAACCAATTGCCTGCTTGTCCTACAAATGGCTTGCCTGCTTTGTCTTCGTCTTTGCCAGGGTTCTGGCCGACGAACATTATCTCTGCACTGGTATCACCAACACCTGCAATGGGGCCGTTACACTTCTCGCGTATCGAGCATTCTTTGCAGTTATGTAGCGTTTCGAGCCAGAGTGAGGTTTCGTTTGGCATCGTTTTCCTTTCCCCATTCCATGAACATCACCATGACCGTTCGGAACTCCGGTCTGGCATTGGGAAGAATGAGTTTTTGAGGAATAGGTTCTTTCTGAACGCCTATGGCACGAATCCGTCCTTCGACAGTTCCGTTCTCCGCCTTGAACTTGACTGCGGTGTTGAGTAGTGTCATAAGATCGCCAGCCTCGATACCAATGGCATCTGTCTTCGTAGGGACATCCATTATGATGTCAGGTTTTTCTTTGGCACGCTTGAGAATGATCATAATGGTGTCGGTCAGAGATCGGCCATTCAATTCTGCCGGTGCGTTCTCTGCCAGCCATTCGTATAGCGTGGTCGCGTCTTCTGGAGAGATGGTTTTCTTCTTGCTCATTGTAAGTACTCCTGCTAAATGTATCGTTGATCAACGTCCTCTTCTGGTATGTCCATCATCTCTGCTAACAAAGGTTTAAGACATTGATCTACAACTCCTTTCACGAACGTTCGTGACTCTTGCAAATGCTCAGAAGCCTCGGTTATTGAATACCCCTGAAGTAACAGACACAAGATGTCTTTTGCTTCAGGAGGGAGAAGGACTATAACCTTGTCTAATTCAATGCCGAATATAGTCTCTTCGAGTCTGTCAAGTCGGCTAGGTTCTGGGATTAGATCGCCCCTTGTCATTGTGTTGTTGCCGTCGTGTGAGTTGTTTGTAACTTCTTCGTCTAGTGAGAGGGACCGCGAAACGAACGTGTGTTTCTTTCTACCCTCTCTTCGTATGAAAACCTGGATATGATTGAGGAGACATCCGTTACAGAATGTATCGAACTTCACTCCTCGTTCTGGGTCGAACCTTTCCCAACATCGCCAGACCTTCTCTTCAAGCTCATTCTCCAACAGTTCTTTGTCCCTAGCTCCAAAAGCGAACTTATTGATAAGCATTTTCACTTTCGGTCGCCAAGCACGCAAAGTTTCTTCAAGGTTTCCTGTGTATGCCACTCTTGCAGATACACTCCTTCCGAGATGGTCGGAAGGTTTATGAACTCTTCGTAGGAAGTAGTTGCTGGGTCTCGTCCTTCCGGCAGTTGTAGGACACTCACTTCAGTTCCGTACTGTAACAACAGCGGAATCGCTTTGTAAGCCCCTTCGCGCCCTGCCAGATCGCCGTCGAGAGCCAGGATAGTTCTCTTGTGCCTCTTTGCAATTTGAGCGGCTTGCGTGGCTGTTAGACAGCTACCAAATATTACGTCAGCACATCTATTCCAAGTTCCCTGAATATGTATGCCGTCGAAATAACCCTCGCAAATGAATGATGGTAAATCGTCGTCACCTGTTCTAAGAGTAGCAACGTGAAGCTCTTTCTCCCAACCTTTTGGGTAGCGATACTTGTCGGCCACTCTTTTTTCGGTGAATAATCGAGCCACAAATGCTATCTGATCTCCTGTATCATCATCGAATACAGGAACAATGATTCTATTCTCATAGAAACCGGATGTGCAATAGCGAATGTGATCGGTTTGTAGAGCCTTGAATCCTTCTTTGGTGTACCCACGTCCACCTTGTTCTACAGGCGTCGTGAAGAACGTCTCAACCATATTCGTGCTGCAATGCTTAGGTAGATCGAAACGTTTGTGTTCAGCTTTTGGATGGTCGCCTAATGACTTGAGTTTCTTCGTCAACTGCTCAAGTTCATCGTTAGTCTTTGACACTGGAGAATCGTCAATTATGATGTGAGCCAGTTCATAGATTGCCTTCTTGATCGGCCAACCTTCCATCCTGGCAACAAACGTGACGATATTCCCTTTGGCTTGACAGTGCGTACTGAAGCAATGCCAGCAACCGGCACTGGGACCGCGTAGCTTCAGCGAGAATGATGGTGTGGCGTGATCGTCGTGAAAAGGGCAGTTAGCTACAAACTCATCACCAAGCGCCTCTCCTTGCACGTTGTACTGCTGCATGATAGTAAGGAGGTCTAGGTCAACGACGTGAGTAATGCCTTTGCACTTTATGCGAATCTTTGCCACTAGATGTAATCCTGCTGACCACAGTTGGGTTTCCAGACATCTTCTTCGTCTTTACTCTCCCAGCTTAGAGAGAAATCTTCTCCAACGAAGATTGCACCAGGAATAGTCCAAACACGTTCTGTTTGGCTCCCACACTCACAGACAGGAGGGGTGTGATCGTCCAGCATTCCCATCTTCAACTCGATCTTCTTTTTGCATTTGTTACAACGGAAAATGTAGACAGGCATCACAGCCCCTCCTTGATTCGGTTATTCTTGCTTCTTGAATGGGAGATCGCACTTGTCCTTGTTTGGACAGTTATCACAATCCAACGGCTCTCCGTCAGGCGGAACTTCTGGTGCGGTCTTCTTCTTCATAATGCCCAACACGCCGTTAAGGGCGCTTGAGAAATCGAATGCCGCCATCATAGTTTCAGCTAGACCTACCATGAATCGCCGCATTCGTTCGTCACGTCGCAGTCTGACATACTCTGCGATCACTTTGACAAGAGTGATGACATATATGGCTAGGGCAAATCCTGCCACAACAAAGAACATATCTTCTGGCGCACCCAGAAAATACAGTAGCAACTCGGTCGCCGTTAAAGCAAGCACGATTGCTACATCAACGATGTTTCTCTTTACTGCTTGTAGCAGCATCTTACGACCTCCGCTTTCTGATTATGTAACCTACAAGGCCAACGAACCCAGCACCTAAAGCTATCATAGATGACGGTTCGTACACCACTGGACATGGTGGTTTTGGTTTAGCTACGGCAGCCGTAGCTAATACCATACATGCACCTATCAATACGAGCAGCTTGCACATGGGCGTTCCTCCTAGAACACGATGTTTGGAGTTACCGAAGTGGTATCTGTTATCTGCCTTCTGATGAAGGTCGAACGTGCAAAATCTGTATGCACGTAAGCAATGAGATTGTCCTTTCCGTCTCTCACTTTGCTGATCTTTAAGTATGCTTCTTCATTGTTGGCGTGCTCCTCGTTTCTTATGATATGTATGACATAGTGTGCCGGTTGAGCGATCAAGTACGACAGTCCTATGTCCGCATTCGAGACCTCTTCGATCTTCTTCTTTGCGGCAGACACATGGTTCTGAACCAGAATCCACATTCCGATTCCTCGACCGCCTCGTGAATTGGTCAGCTTCCTGGCCTTACCCATCAGTGCTGCCGTTATTGCTCCTTGTGAATCCCAGGATAGACTACTCCGTCCATGTGCCATGTTGTCTGGACTTACCAAACCTTGATGGTCAATAATTACCATGTCAGGTCTCCAATCGCCGAATCTATTGACGATGATAGACTCTATGACGTTTGGCGTAGCTCCTTCTGGGATGTCAACGATCTTCAGTCGCGCTCCGAGGTCCGCACGCGATTGCTCCATGTTTGCCACCCAAGACGGAACCCAGTCAGGGCAACCTTCGTCTGGTAAGGCGGCGAACTTGAATAGGTTATAGGGTAACTGACACAAGCGAGCGTAGTATTTGAACTTGATAAGCTGGAGCGACGACTCAATGGTGAACTGACAAACATTATAGCCGTGTGTAAGCGCAGTAGCTCCGATGTCCACAGCCAAGGTAGTCTTTCCTCTTCCTGAAGGAGCGGCAATGATTCCTGTCTCTCCCCAGTGAATACCTTGGGTTTCTTGGTCAAACTCTGGAATCCCTGTAGGGATTCCGATAAAGTCCTCTGGATGTAGTCGTTTGTATTCAATCCATTGAAGGTCTTCTTCATAATCAAAGAGGTCTCCAATAACGATTCCTTCGGCGTTATCGAGTTCTTCGATCTTGAGCAGGGACGATCTGAGTTCCTTGAGTCCATCGGTGACTTCTCCTTTGACAACTAAATCGGCGAATGTTCCACCAATGTCAACGATCTCACGGTTCCGGTAAAGGGCAACCAAGCGTTTGGCAATCGCCATGCCTTCGTCTTTTGGAAGCGGTTCTGTCTGAAGCAGCCGGTCAATAAGGATGTCGTAGTTCTCATGAATCTTCTCGCGCTCTTCCGGTGACTTATCGCTTTCAGCCGTCTCTTCGTGCAGGATGGACATTAGCATATCTTTGGAAGGAATACACCCATCACTGCGGTATCGCTTGACGACATTGAAGGCAATCCAGCGTAGGTCTCCTGCTGTAAACCATTGCCTACCGTGCTTAAAATCCCACATCGTCATGATCTCGTTGACTGTTTGTTGTCCAACGAGCATCCCTGCCGCCAATCGGCGCTCAAGTGTTACATCTTGGGTTTCCAGCATTACTCAGCCTTCTCCTTCTCTTCTTTGGCGGCTTGTGCTTCTGTTTTCAGCAGCCATTGTTTGTTGACATCGGAGAAGATGCTGAACATCTCAATGATTCGAGATGTCTGAACTTGATCTGGAGGTACAGACGTGGCAAGGAACGTAGACTTGCGGTGATCGCGTCTCGTTCTGAGTATCGAAAGTAGCGTGCTTGTAGGCGGAGTCAACGACACACTATCAATGAACAGTATATCGTACGATGCAAGAATGTTCTTTAGTTCCGCATATTCTGATTCGCCCTTCAAGAACAGAAGGTCGTCCAATATTGTATCATAGTTACCACGCCACACTCGATACCTGCGCATCAATGTCCCAGGGTCAATCGCTGCCGACTTGAGTATGGCACAACCAAACATAGTCTTGCCGGTCTTTGCTGCACCGATTAGCGTCACACCTCTGCCCTGTGATATGCGCTCGCTAAGATGGTCAACATAATCACATACATCAAGATACGCTCGGTTGTTACCGATGTGTTTATTGATGTCGCTACGCTTGATGTCCCAAAACTCCTGGGGGATATTGGCCGTGGCGTAAGCTATATCCCTCGGATGCGCTCCCTTGGCAACAAGTTCTTGTGCCAATTGTACCTCAAGACTGGGCATCTTCATGCTCCTTCTTGTAGTGTGCTTTAGCGAACTCTAATGCAGAAGCATCGTCTACAACTGTTTCATCACCGACAAAATTGGCCGCACAGTAGACACACGATTTCCGATAACAGTAACCGTAACCACGTTCGTCTCCATGACAACGATAATATGTGCCACAATCTTGAACGACGGCTCTAAAACGTTTACGGCAAGGTGGGAGACTGTCAAATAGGCTCATAGACTTGTACCCCCATCAATCACGAACGTCTGACCAGTGATAAAGTCGGCATCTGGCGAGCATAGATAGTCTACCATTGCAGCAACTTCTTCCGGCTTGCCGAGTCTACCCATTGGGATAGTCTCTTTCCAATCAGAATCGGCGACTGTACCCTCGAATCGTTTCTGGATATTCTGGATTGGCGGAGTGTCGATCAGACCAGGAGCGATAGCGTTGACCTTTATGCCATAGTGCATTAGTTCCACTGCCATACTTCGAGTGAAACCTATGATACCGGCCTTCGTTGCAGCATACACAGCCTGTCCTATATAGCCGCGCAGCCCACTTATACTAGAGACATTGATGATGCGTCCGCTTCGCTGCCTCATCATTTGCTTGGCTACAAACTTAGTCATGAAGATCAAGCTAGTGAGGTTAATGTTAATGAAATCGTTGATCTGATTATCAGAGGTCCGAACCAGCAGACTCTCTTGCATAACGCCAGCGTTGTTGACCAGAATGTCAATTTTCTTGTATGTGGCTATGATCTCATCAATGTCTGTTTCAAGATGATTGCGGTCTGTGATGTCACGTCTAATGACGCGCAACTTCAAACTAGACTGCGTACACTGATCAACGGCAGTCTCCCACAGTTTGTTCATCGACTCTTCGGTCCTGGTCAGAACGATGACGTTTGCTCCGTGTTCAAGAAATCGTAATGTGATTGCTGTTCCAATGCCGCCTGCGCCTGTTACCACTACAGTCGAGTTGTCATACCAGTTCATTATGTAACACTCCAAATCAACACACCGACAGCAACCAAAATTGCACACCCTGCAATCTTGAGAAATGTATCAAACCACTCCGTAGGTTCGCCCCCTGACCATTCCATTTATTGCTTTCCTCTGACCACATGAATCAAGTTGCCTTCCTGGTCATACGCCTCTCCAGACTCAGGAAGTTCCAATAGGACTTGTCCATCCTCTTTGAACACTTCGTCTACAGTCTTGCCTGTCTCTATGACATAGTACCCTGTTGAGCCTTCGTTCACAAACGTTGATTTGTAATAGTTGACGTTGGCTGCCAGTAAGAGGTATCCAGGGGCGCAAATGTCATCGAGATTTGTCAATCCCCATGTGACATAGTGTTCGTAGTTGAGACCGTGCCGATCACAAAACACCTTGAGGTCTCGACACGAATCGAAAAGTTTCCCATCAATGTGGATGTGATTAGCTTGCTCGCCGTATTCTTCACCTCGTATTTCCCTATACAGTCTTCGCCAAGCGTATACGATTGCTCGGTACTTGTCCGATTTTGATGTTCGTGATACCTGTAGACATCTTGTTAGCTCTTTGTCGAGATCAAAGTCAGCCATTATGGACCATCTCCTCTTTATGCTGGCTGATAGGCGACAACCTCCGCCCAAGAGACAGTACTAGTTCCCTCTTTTGTAACTTTGAGTCCTGCTGCTGTGTTCGCTAGTCGCACTACGTCTTTGAACTCGTAGCCTTTGATTTGTGCAAGGGCAACCATAGCAATGACAGTATCACCGGCTCCGACCACACTCTTCTCTTCTACCTTGAGAGCTTCTACAGAGAGCATCTCTTTTTCAGAGCAACTAAGAGCGTACAGGCCGTGCCAACCATCTGTTATAATAAGGGTCTGCCAAGCATAATGATTCATCAACTCACGAACTGCTTCTTCAGATACCGAGATACTAGCTTCGCCTACGATCTCTCTAAACTCTTTCGAGTTGACGATCACTGTGTCTACATTGTAGTAGAAGCCGATGTTTTGCGGCTTTGGATTGGCAATGACCGGAATCCTTTTGGTCTCACTGATGTCGAGGATTCGCTGCATCAAACGTTCAGTGACTACTCCCTTGTTGTAGTCAGAGACTATGATAGCATCGAGGTTCCTGGGTATCAGGTTAGACTCGATTTCCAGATCGACAACAACCTCAGAATCATAGTCGATACGATTGATCGGACGACCGTCTTGATCTATGTATCGCAACTTGAACGTTGTGCTGTCAGAGTTTGGCATAAGATAGGGTCGAATACCGGCACGTTGTACCTCGTTACTCAACCATTCGGAATGCTCATCATATTCATATACGCCGACCGAGCCAATAAGTGTACACTTGGCTCCTAGATCAATGACATTCATCGCAACGTTAGCTGCCATACCTGGAGAAGCTGTGTTTTCAACGATTCGATACACTGGTACTTCTACCGCAGAGTGTTCTGGCGAATGTTGATAGCGAACTTCTACCTTGTGGTATCCATCCACACAAACGTCGCCTATGACCAAGATGTGAGGTTGTCGTTTTGTCATTTCTTCTTTCTCCAGAGCTTAGCCAGCCATTTTTGGTGGACGGCCTCGTCGCTTGCCTGTGCTTCCGCCAGTTGCTTTTCGAGGTTTACTATCTGCCTTTCGCAATCCGCCATCCGCAGATTTTCTTGACTTGCCATTTTGTACGCGGCGTCGCGTAACGACTGGTATATCTCTCTCAGCCGCTTTTGATGTGAAAGCTGATGCTCCAACTGCGATTTCAGGTCCAAGTATTTGGATTGCGTCGTTGAACTCATGTTGAAAATCAAACGGCTTCCAACCAGTCTTACCAATTGGTCTTTGCTTAGGTGATCTCCACCCTCGCTGCACTAGATCATACCGGAAGAAGTGACCGCCAGGGTATCCTTTGTCGTCTATCCAAAAGTGAAGTCGGCCCTTCGCATCAAAGAAGTGCTCACCATCGAAGAGCCAGTGTTGATTACAACGAGGACACAGAACAGTGCCGTCATCATTCCATCGAGCGATGCAAACGATTTGTCCTGGTCTGTCAAGCGATACATCAAAGCTGGTTCTATGGAAGCAATAGAACAGAACAAATAGCTCTTCTATCTTCTTTCTGGTAGTACTTTCTACCGCTACAGGTTCAGAAGAGTTCCCATCTTCTTCGACAGTTCTTTTGTAGCCTTTCTTAGACGCAGCTTCAAGGCGTCTTGCAGCTTCCATTTCCTTCTTGGTGCGTCGATGCCGTTTTTTCTTTTCTTCTTCAGCCATTTGCTTTGCCTCACTTCAGGTGGGATTCGTCACCTGTAAGGATGTACTTCAGTTCATCTTCGGAGAACGTCTGAAGTATCTGCTCGTCTCCCATTATCTCATCGAAGATTTTTTTCTTGGTCTTGAGAATCTTCAAGACACGATCTTCGATTGTGTTATGACAGATCAGGTCAATGACACTGATGTTTTCAACACCTAAACGCTCAGTTTCTTTCCATCCGTCACGGTCTGTTCTGCCGATTCTTTGCGCTACAGTGGCAGGATTGTAAGGCAGGTCGTAATCGACTACCCATCTAGCTGCTTGAAGGTTCAGTCCATACTTACCTGCATCGGTCAGCAACAAGACAGCTTGCTTTGGGATTGAATTGAATCGCTTCTTGATCTCGTTGCGAGCGTTCTTGCTGGTGACCTTACCACTGATGATCATGACTTCGACCTTATCGCCGAATCTTGCCTCAATATCCCTCTTGAGAATGGGAGTCATTCGCTCGAACTGAGTGAATACCAGAAACTTACCTGGGTTCTCTGCTATCGCATCGAGTAATTCGTTGATTTTTCCAGAGCCTTTGATTGTATCGTCCATAAGTTCTGGAGAATCAACGATCTCACGAAGATAGATCATCTTAGTAATGACCGCAAACTTCGTTTGATAGTAGTCGCGCCCCCTCAGTGTCGTCAACATCTCAAGGGCTTGTAGGCTTTCCATTTCAATCTGATCGTACATATCTTTCTGAGCAGGTAGAAGCGGACACAGCACTTGGTTGCGAGTAACCGGAGGTAGATCAGGCATAACGTCGCGCTTCTCACGCCGAAATGTCACTGGGTTCAGTTTGATGCGAAGTTCTTCTGCCTTGGTAGTTCCTTGTTGACCACCCCAAGGATTCTCCGACATATACTTCTTCTTGAACTTGAGGAGGTTACCAAAGATTGTTGGGTCTATGTACTCAAGGATGTTGAACAAGTCCTTGATCGAGTTTTCAATGGGCGTGCCGGTCAAAGCGAATCGGTACTTGGCCTTGATCGACTTTACGAGCGCGGAGGTTTGGCAACCTTGAATGACAGTGTTCCCCTTCTTATCTTGGACGAACTTGCCGGTTGTCTTAATGCGCTGAGCTTCGTCCAGGCCGACCAAATCCCACTTGATACTCTTGATAGTGGCGATGTCACATCGGACCTGTTCATAATTGGCTATCGTGATTAAGCGAGACCCCCACTGATGTCTACGTTCGGCTGGTTCACCATCAACCACGATATAGTCGGCATACTGGTCAGGCACAAACTTGTCGATTTCATCTGCCCACTGGTACTTGAGAGTAGCAGGGGCGATAATCAGGATGCGTTCGATGTGTTCTTCGTCGGCAAGCTGAACGGCAGCCGAGAGGAACTGAGGAGTTTTTCCTAGTCCCATCTCATCGGCCAGCAATCCTCGTTCAACGTACCGTAGCCACCGAGCGCCTACAACCTGATAGGGATAGAGTGGTAGCTTGAGGTTTTGGATATTCAGTTGAGGGACTGCCTTTCCCTCTCGCATTGCACCGATGAGTTCTTGCCGAGCAATGTACGGCTTGATCGCTGAGTCTAACTCTTTACTAAGAGAGAAGTCAGGGTCGCCTACACCCTTCAGATACTTGGTTATCTTCGTGTACGCATGAAACGAGAAGTAGAACTTCTGTGACTTTTGACCCCAGTGAGCGCCGTAGTAGTCCTCTCTCATACCCAGTTCACGAGTAATCTGATTGAACTTCCTACCTTCGACTGCAAGAGAGATTATGCCTGGTGCAACAAGGTCCAGTGCTATCACGGTGCTCACCTTCTCTCTTACTGAGGTTCTGATGGAGTAACGAACTCCTTGATTTTGTCTTGTAGTGTTTCGTCGGAGACAAGGATAACGAGTACCCCTGTCAACAATCTGGTAATTCTGTTCAGTTGGCGCGTGTTCGCAGACTCGATTTGACGAATCAATATGCCGCTCGCTGTATGCAGATACACCATCTTCTTGAGAAGATAGGCCGTTCTGACTAAAACGAGGAGTGACGCCAACAATGCTATAATGTTGACAACGAGAATGATTGTCATTTGGTTCTCCTCTGGAAAAGGTGAAAGCCCCAGCCCTGATACCAGGGCTTTCGATTCCTTATTCTTCATCTTCTTCGCTGACAGCTACGCTACTGTGATGTTCTTTGGACCTATGGGTAGCTCCGCAGGTTTCGCACCTTTCGATATGTGTGTCAACCACATCAAAGGCAGTACGCTGAAGGCGATGGCGACTCTCCCAGGGTATCTCAACGTTGTTTGCCGCACGAGTCAGGGCATTCACGACGCCCCACATCGAATTGGCGATGTCCGGTTCAGCAGCCAGAGCTTCGATAGCCTGTTCAACGTCACGAGCAGGCAGCCTGAACTCTTCGCCAATACCTTCGATCAACAAATGAGGATACTCCACTGGGCGGTCAACAAGTTCCTTGAAGTGTTCGACATCTTCATCGAACTTGCCGACAGCGATCAGCACGCCTTCTCGGAGGATGTTCAGAAGGATTTCTGGGTTACCTGCCTGGGCAACCGTTTTGTTCTTCGTTTCCATCCTGGTCATACCGTTGGTGCAGATCAACCGCAAGTCCCAACTGCCGACGTAAGGAGTTGCCAGACCCTTCGGACTGGTGAAGACCTCGAACCCTGCCTTGATGATGTCACCAGCATCCGGTCGTACATTTGCTTCACGCTGAGTGATGAATCGCATTATGTGACCGTCTGCTCGCTCAATGAACTCGTAGAGTTCAGCGTCATGAGCCTCTGCAATCCCAATCACTGTGTCGTAGACATCAAGATCAGCAACAACAACCTGCCCAACAGGGACAATCGAGACAATGTTCTTGGCCCCTTCTTCACCGGTTCCGAGAACAACCTGTACCTGACCCTCAAGGCCAGTGAGGAAGTAGTTGACAACGTGTGCGGCCATATCATCGTCCATCGCATCGAGTAGCTCGGTCGATAGTTTGCGGTGAGCAATACCCAAGACCGCAGCGTAAGCGTCAGGACTGAGAGGCCACTTGTGACTGACTGTTTTCTCGTGTTCTTTGCGATAGGCCAACTCAAGCAAAGGTAGACCCTCAACACGACTGAAGTTCATCGTCTTGAACGAGACCATTTCGGTCTCAAAGTTCCCTTTGTCCCTGCGCAGCCTGTCAAGAACAACTTCCTGGTTGATTGACATTCTGATTTACTCCTTGTCTATGCTCGTAATGATCGCCGGAAGTTGTATGTCCGACAAGCACTTGGTTGCATATTCTTCGGCGATCTTGTCCATGATCTCTTCCTCAAGCAGACGTTGTGAGTTACCACCACGCATTAGCATCATCATTCCGTATCGACTGAGTTCAACGAATGCAGTGAATGTCTCCCATTCGCCTCGCTTGAGATCGGTCAATGTTCCGCTGACCGTAAGAATTGTCTTAGGATTCAACCCCTGAGTGTCTCGAATATCGAGATAAACTGTACAGCGTTGTTTCCTACCCATCGTAGACCTCCAAGGGAGAGAGTGGTGATACTTATTCATACTCTCTCCCCCTCGATCTGCTAATCGGCGTCTCCAGTCCGTCGCTTTTCGATGGTTTGTTTGATTTTGTCGATTCGTGACTGGACCCCAGGACTCAAGACCTTGGTAACTGTTGCTTTGGTTCCGACAACGACCTTTCGAGCGACCTTAACAGACGCTCTAGCCGATGTCCTTTGTGACCTCTTCATACCCCACAGCGAAGTAGTGTACTGCTTCGTTGTGATTACGCCGTTCTTGAGGTCTTCAAAGGCAGCAGGCGCAAGAGCACGATCTTCGTCAGAGATGTGCGAGATATACCGTGCTAACTTGTCCTCGTCTGACATCCGAACTCTGGTTGTCTTGATGAGTCCCATTCCCTTGCCGAGTCGAGTCCTTATGGCATCAAGCAGCTTGTACTCTGGACTGCCCACCTTCGTATGGGTCAGAGCAGGGATGTTCTGCTTTGTGACTCTGTGGAAATAGTGCGTGATGAAGTGCTCTTCATCAAACACCTTAACTTTGACACCATCAGGAACTTCGATCTTGTCGTCTGTCACGAGCCATATCTGCCACTTAGGACGGTAGTGAAGATCGACCTGCCGCATAACCGAGAGGAAGAACAGAGTCTCATCTGTGTTTGCAAAGATGAAGTAGCGACTCTCCTTCTCAGTAAACAGAGGGCCATTGACCAGTCTGTTTCGGAGTTCCAAGTAGTTGACCGGCGTCTCTACTCCTTGGGCAGTAAGAGCGGCATGAGAATAGTTGACCATCTTTGCGATAGCCAGAGATTCTTCACAACTCTCTGGAATCACTGTGACACCTATGCCCCCTTTAGGGACTAGGTTTTCAGGCCAGAGATCGTGTCTCGCTTCTGATGTCGTCATAACACCGAGAGCAGTAGCCATCGCCAAGATGTCATACTCGCCACTGTATACCTTACCTCCTTGTTCACCTTGATCGACTTCCAATTCGAGTATCATTTTCCGGTTGCCTCCTACAAGTAGATTTGCTCAACGTTTTCCCACCTCAAATCATAGAGGAAGGTTCTGAACTCTTCTTCGTTTGTGCCGATTTTGATTTTGAATATATCGTTGTCTTTACGAACGACAATCCAATAACCAACCAGTCGGTGAGTGAGTTTGGAGAAGCCAGGAGGTATGTATACAAACCCCATTGGCACGATGTTGTCGATGACTCTTGTTATGATGAGTGATTTGAGTCGTTCAGTATCCCAAGGAACAGGATTGAATGTAACAATCTGAACGAACACTCGCTCCGTCATCTTAGGAAGTAGTGGTCGCCCCACATCAGTTGCAATATCCGCTGCCACTTCTTCCGTGTCCATTTGCTTACCCTACTTTCTGTGTCGCATACTTGTCTCTGATATGCGCAATGAAGAACTTGCCCTTTGATTCCTGAGCCATGAATTGATCGAATATCGCTTGAGAAACATCCTCATAGGTGTAGATTCCTCCGTGATGAAACTCGACCACCAGCACAGAATACATTGGGTCGTATCCCACTGACCTGATGTTACTTGAAGTTACAGAGGTTCGTGGAATCTCCTGCCAATTCGGAAAAATGCCTTCTGTCATTTGACTTTACCCCTTTCATTTTACCCAGTTGAGTGTCTTCCCACTCGCTATTCGTCTAATCTTTCTCCTTTGGTCGATCATTGGTTGATGCAATTCAGCCAATCGTGGAGCAATTGCATCCATACAAAACAACCAATGATGATGCAATCAGTCGCCTGTCTCACGCTCAGACGTATGCGCGTAGCTGATAACCTCATGATGCAAACAATTTTCGGAAACTATTGATTGGTTTGCGTGTTGTGCCACCTTTTACCATTGACAATTCGGCTAATTTGGACTTGAGACACTCCAAACATATCTGCTAATTGATATTGGTTGTATGTCTTTGCACCGTATAATCGGCGAATCTCAATGATCTGAGGCTCAGTCAACCTAGCAATGCCATTGCTCTCCCCACTGTTGTCTGGTATAACCAATCTACCCTTATTGTCTCTGTCATGCATGTTGTCTAAGTGAGTTCCAAGAAACAAATGAGCAGGATTACAACAAGGCGGATTGTCACAGGTATGAAGAACGTCTAGTCCTTTTGGAATTGGTCCATTAGTCAGTTCCCAAGCTACTCGATTTGCTCTTTGACCACGCAGTTGTGGACTTACAAAGAAATGACCATAGCCATCTTTATTGCGACCAGCTTGCCATTCCCAACAATCATCAGGATTGCCAATATGGACTTTGGACCAAAATCGTTGCGACATTGGAATGTTCATAACAGTGGTGTTACGAGGATTTGTGGATTCTAGTTCCAACTTTTTACTAGGTTCCCCACCCCCTGAGCGAAAGGAGAAACTCTCAGGAGGTGGTTTGGGGGGCGGAACCTAGCTCACTGTCTACCACCGGCAGTAAGTCTTGACTATTTTACTGTCTTCCATCTTCGACAGGTGTTTACGAGGGTCTGAATCTGATTGATTAGTTGCTTCAGATCATCGTCCGAATCCACAACCGCAAGAGCTTGTTCTTGCGCTTCGTATGCTCGCTTTTCTTGCGGTCGCTCTCGATACTTTGGTTTGCTGTTGAACTCCTCGCCGCTCTGATGATCGGCAGCGTGTTTGAACTCGTGGACCAAAGTCCCATATAGATTGAGCGCCAAGTCAGGATACATATTGAGTGGCGTGCCTTGATAGACACCTCTGGCGGTGGACATAGGAATGTAAGCTGTAATCCAACCTATGCAATCCGTGGTCTGAGCATACAGTTTGCGCCAGCCGTGTTTATGTGTGTACGCTTGGCAGAACCAGCCGTGATTTTTTTTGCCTGCGGCAACTTTGACGGCTACTCCTTCGTGCTTTACATCGACACGTTCAGCCGCTTTGAGCGCAAGCTGGTAGATCAGATTATCTGGGATTGGGGTTTCGTTAAACAGCTTCATACGTCCTCCATCCACACTCGGATGTCCTTTCCGGTGAGTGTACACTTTCCGAGCACTGGAATCTTTGTGTTGATAACGGTGTCGTCATCAATGGCCCCACTTGTGACCATATCACACAGCCGTCTGAGTGCTAGTGGCGCTTGTTCCTCGCACACTTGTCCACCTTGTCTGTCAAATGCAGCAACGCCACCTTGTTCAAAGATGTAGAGCGTTGTTACTTTGCTCATCATATTGCCCTTTCGTCCTCTTCTTTCATAGAGTCGAAACAACTCTTCTTGAGGACTGCGTATTTGCCGCCTGGGACATACTCTTGGACAAGAACATCTTCGTCACTATCGCATACTTGTCCGCACCCACAACCGCAAGGTTTGCCCTTCATGCACTCTGGAAGTTTGAATACTATTAGGTCCATTTGACTCACCGCCTAACTGGAAAGTAATGGATATAGCTTGGCTGCTGTTTCAGGTCGCTTGTCAACAAGCCGATCAAACTCTCTTGGTCTCTGGACCTCGTTCAAAACTGTGATGTCTTCGTCACAATGAGGACAGACAACCATATCACGCATTGTGGGTAGGCCGTTCTCTATCGCGATGTATGCACGGTAGACGTTTTGACACCCCTTGCATCTGAAGAAGGCCATGTCGGTTAGAAGAAACAATCGCTTAGCCATTGGGTTCCTTTCTTACTTGCCTTTGACTGTTCCACAAACGGTGCATCGGCACTTGTTTTCGTCCTTGAGGACGTTGTGGACACGCAATCGCTTACCGTACTTCTTATCTTGGTAAGCATGTTCGCAGTTACATTCCTTGATTATTGTGTCTGCCATTATCTGCCCCATTCCTTTTCTTGAGATATTGGATACGTTTGGATTTGTAGTATGTCATCAAACTGTAGAGGAATATAATCGTGTCCTTGTTTGTAGACGATCTTCCTCTCAGTAAGATTGATGGTAACGTCCGTCACGCCACGAATCTTTCGCGCTCCACCAACTTTTGTGATGACGACCAACACCATGTTCATTGTGTTCTCCTGGTAGCGCGACGGAGAGTTGAACTCCGACCAGGTGAGTGAAAGTCACCTATCCTATCCGTTGGACCACCGCGCCAAAATTAAGTGGGCTTGGAGAGAATCGAACTCTCGACCCTTCGGTTAAAAGCCGTCTGCTCTGCCACTGAGCTACAAGCCCTGGCTCCAGCGGCAGGACTCGAACCTGCGATGGGCGATTAACAGTCGCCTGCCTTGCCACTTGGCGACGCTGGAACGAATCACGAAGTCAATTGATAATCTTTTGCCCATCGTATTCTGACAACGTTATTGTTGAGAGGTGGGTCCACTCGAAGGCTACAATGAGACACCGGACATTCGCTTACTAGTATCGTGTACACCTTGTCAGTATCAGGGCAATACACAGCGAACATTTCAATTTCACCTGTGTAGCTTTTCCGTTTTCCACCACGATGGGTATACGAACTTGATGCCGGAAACGTTATCACACCATCAACCAAGTTACCGGTTTTACACTGCACTCGTGTAAAGATTCCACCATCATCTATAACTAGGTCATACCGTTGATTATCGCCGAATGGAAGCAACACCACTTTACCTGCACGTATGAGTTCAGCTAAGATGATTGCTTGGCTTTTGTCTCCAACATCTTTTGTGTTCACAACAACTCCCACATATAAGCGGACTGGCGACCTGCGATTTTACCAGCAGCAGGATGCCGAACCTAATTCGACTTTTGGTTGTTTTACCTTGAGTGTCTTACCTCTGTAATCTCTCGGTGGTTTTTACTCGCCAGCCCTTATCGAAGAGAGCAAGAGAACCTACAGCATCGGAAGCAGTTCTCCGCTTGCACGCATTAACGAAGTTGCTAATCTCCGTCCGATTTCGCCCCTACTCACGTAAGATGCTCTCCTCAACTCTGAGTTTGGCTGCCCCACTACGACTCGAACGTAGAATCTCTTGGTCCAAAGCCAAGCGTGCTGCCAATTGCACCATAGGGCAAAGCTACTCCAGTGGATTCTCCCACTGATCGTCAGTCAGCCAACGGATAGCTGCTTCGATTCCCTGCTCGTATGTCATACCAGGGTACTTGCTGCCGCCATCGTTGATCTGATCAGAACACTTATTCAGGAGGTCATCAACCTCTTCTTCTTTGCGGACTATCTCTGTACTCATTTTTGTTCCTCTTGAAGACCAAGCGCCTTGATGATATACGACTCAGGAACAATGTATCTCCTGCCAATCTTTGTTGCAGGGATAACACCATTCTTGACTGACGAGTAGGCGAGACAGCGTGAGATACCTAGCAGGGTGGCTGTCTCCTCAACGGTGAATGTTTGCTTTTCAATTGTGATTTGCATGTTACTGGCCTGTCCCTCCATACTCGTAGGGAATGCCCCCCAAGTCCTTGAAAATCTTCATGATGAACCTTTGCGGTATTGCCGCCATGAACGACTTGTCGCGAACAAGAAGACGATACTTCTTGCCAGGAACGAGCTTCTTGTATATCTCGCCAGTCGTGACACACGTCTCGCCTTCCAGCGAAACAATGAAAAGCGTCTGATTGTAACTCACTGTAGCTGGCTCATTATTGATTGTATACGTCTTGATCGTCACTGGACGTTCCGTGATGAACTTGTAGGAAACCCTTCGATCAACAGTGTCCGTCCAATAGTGAGGGTCATACCAGAGTGAGTAGTCTGGCATATTGTCAATGTTGTTCTGTGGTACTTCACGAACAACTGCCTCTGCGTAGACTGACGTTACCATCAGCATAAACATAAAGACAAAGAGTGCTTGCTTCATTCTAGTGCTCCTTGCATTCTTCCCATTCGTCGTTGTCCATCTGTCCATCTGTTGACGCCGCTTCACTTTACGTTTGGCCCAAGTCCGTTTGTGCCAATCACGCATATACGCTTTTTCGTCTTCTTCGTTCTTGTATGACATATTGGTGGAGGTGGCGAGACTCGAACTCGCGTCCGAAAAGTTCAATCCCAAACATCTACGAGTGTGTTTACTGTTTCTTCTGCCTTGCCTATGGTCAGTAACTAGCCAGCATCGTCTTTATGGAATCACTGTTCCTGGCTTTGGGTTATACGGTAGCCAGAAGACCGCAATCGTCAGAGACCCCAATGGAGTCAATCTGGTCGATAATTGACTGTGAAACGTTCGCTTTTGATTGTTTGATAGATTCTTAACGAGGCCAACTATCATCCTCGACTCGCAGTTTGTTCGATTCCTCTCCGTCGATTCCAATTCACCCCCATATTCAATCGCTCAAACCAGACACTTACACTACAGAGTGGGTGTGCTCCGATCACCGAACCACGTAATACTGCCGACTTTCCAGGCCGACCGTGCAATTCTACTAGCGATGAGACTGTAATCCCAAGCGTTTCGTATGGCTCTGTGTCTACCTGTTACAGCAGGTTGTCTGAGCGATTGAATATAGGCTCAGGGGAGAGGATTGGCTACCCCCATCACTGCGTTTATCAGACCCAGTGCTCTCGTTGAGCTACCCCTGAGACGCTGTTACGACGAATGCTTCTCGATTGCCTCGGTCAGTTTCTCTTCGATCTCATCACTGATACCGAGGTGCATAACGGTAGCACCGCCTTCTTCTTCCATCGTCGTTCGCTTGCCGATCATACTTCTGGCAGTCTCAATGCCGCCTCTTACGCCACCAGCATGGATTATTTGGATTGCTTCGTTGTTGACCTCACCAGTGGACCGGAGCGAGTCTATGACCACCTTAGCTGCACCGTCGCCGTTGTCACGATCATAACCCCAAGGGTCGATCTGATCTTTGGCAATATCGACCTTCATAACTCTGCCTACCAGGTAGTCAAAGTAGAGGCGTCCTACTCCAACAATTGTCTGAGCGGCTTCGACAGTCATTGGGGCAGGGTCATACTGCATGAATCCCATCCCCTGCGGCCTAGCTGCATTATACAATGCCGCTAATACTGCCGCCTTGTCGAGTCCAGCGATGTCTATGACTCGAAAATTGTCTACTTCCTCTGTTTGCATTGTGTTGTCCTTTCGTAGATTATTATGCCGGTTCCTGTTCAACCGGCTAAGTCACCTGTCTGTTCCAGGGTCAACGGCTTTTTACAGGCTCGTCCTGTCTTCGGATTATTTCACCGTGCCGTACCACGCGAACACTTTGGGCCAGAGGTTGTTATCGGTCACTGACAAAAATCGAACCTTAGCAAGTTGTCAGTCTTGCCAACTTTGACTGGCCCTAGATGGCAGTGAGGTTCAGTATCGCCTCAAAGCCAACCTTTGCAGAGATGGGGTTACCAGTGTAGTCGTCTTTTTCCCCATAAGACAGACTGACAGGGCTTGCACTAAAAGCCTCTGCAAATTGATAGGGGCCAAGGAATTGAACCTTTGCTCTTACTCCTTTTCGTAAGTTGCTTCAGCGACTAGTACGCTTACTTAACCAACCGTTTGGAAAAGGCGAGAATCGAGAGATTATTCTAGCTTACTCTCTCTCCAATGCCCCCACGAACTCCCTTACCCACCTTCGTTCAATACTTCTTTTTTAGCTACTGTCAGGTAACTGTTAGTCCGTGCTGACACACCGCTAAACCGGCCTTCCCTTGACCGGAGTCTGAACGAAGGTGGGTAAGAGAGCTTGCGCTCTCTAAGAGTACATCTCAGGGTCCATATCGAACTCTTCCTTGCACTCTATGTCATCGAAGTAATACTTCTTGCCGTTGTAGGTGCATTGAATTGCCGAATCGTTAGCAACCACAGTCATGCCACAAACAGGACAAGAAGTAATATTGTTATCTCTATCTTCTTCCAACATTATAATGCCTCCACGATCTTTTCGAGATCAGTGTCTATCCGAACAAACGGCTTAGGCACTTCGACCGCAATAGGTTCCCCTGCTGCGTTCTTAGGCATCGTCTTAGTGTCCTGGCACAACAGATCGAATGCCGCATCGTCCAACTTGAGACACATCTTGTGCTCGATAGCCCATTGCAGAGCGTCTGCTGGGTCATAGAGGCGAGCAGTGCCGTCAGCTACATTTACGCCTGGGAGAACTTTTTTGTTCCCATTGATTCCGTAGTACTCCAGAGCTTCTGCACGGATGGTTTTCTCTCCATTGGCGACGGCGATTTTGAGCAAGTCTTCTTTGTCCCAAAGTGCTATGTTGGCAGCCTTGAACTTAGCTTCTGCTTCCTGCCTCTTCTTGGTAGCAACCTTTGCTTCGCCTCTGTCAACGCAGAGCTTCTTGAGTAGTCCCTTGAGTGGTTTCAGGCCGATCATTGACCTCTCTCCTTTCTATACGCGATATATGACTTCTTGATGCACAATCCACAACACTTACCTGATTTCGGACTGTCCAACTCGATTGATTCTGTCATCTTCTCAGTAGGTGCTCCACACCTGGTTACAGTGTCATCATCATCGTTAGGGCGATGGAAGAAATAGTACATACCATTCGGTCCACGTCCAGGTTTCTTTACCCAGATTGCCACTATATTCTCCTAACTACACCCTTTACCACTACCTACTATTATTGTCCGGTTTGATCTTGGGTATGTGTAGTTTCATCACGGCGAGCAAGCTATCGTGTCATGAACAGTAGTCCGACGCCCATACAGGACACGCCTAATCCCATAATCGTTCCGGCCAATGTTGGACTAGCGACGCACCAGATCGCTCCACCCATGCACACCAACATAAAGACTGCTTGGATTGCTTTCATGGTTCACTCCTTCTTGGTAGCCGAGATATGCCAATCGTGTTCACCACAACTTGACGGACACGGTGACTTGTAACCAGCTAAGCACTCCGCACTAGGGCTGTAGCAAGGAAACAGGTCTGATAACTCACAGGCACAATCTGCATCCTCGTTGAATAATCCGTCGTAACCTTGTTCTTTCAAGGCATTTTTCACGACATCTTTCAGCGACAACTTCTTCATTGACAATGCCTCTCCATTGCTGCTTGCAGCTTGATCTCGAACTCTTCGTGCGGTATCCGTAGTTTCTTGTCACCACTGAGCAGATTCATATGTCCGCCAGTGAGTGACCCCCAGATATTCTGGGACATCACAAACCCATCCTCAACATCACGATACGCAATGATCGTCTGATAGCTGTAGAACAGGGTTATCACTTCCGGTATGGTCACTTTCAACGTGTCCAAATTGCCGTAGTGCTTCGTCTTGTGTGGAGTTCCGTATGATTCCACTCTTGGTAGCTCTCTGAGCATCTCTGAGAGTCCTCCTTTGCTTTCGCTCGTGAATCTCACGCGCCAATTCACCGACAAGGTGATGGGGAGAGTAGTGATTTTCAGCCTCACTCAAGTCGATATTGAACACAGATTCGAGTTCCAGAATGATCTCGTAAATCGCTTTGTCGTCGTGACAATTGACTTCGCAAAACATTGTGTCAGGTTTGATCTTCTCAATTGACACTCTCATCTGTCGGCTGATAATCAGCGCAACCTGCTCGAAAGTACTCTGCATGGGTTGGTGTTCTCCTATTGTTTTGTCGTTATTTGTTTCGCCCAAATACGAGCGAGACATTGAATCCGCCGAATCCAAAACTGTTGGAAAGCACTGTATTGACTTCCCAACTCATTCCTTCATTGCAAACGATCTTGCTTGGATTGAACTTGCTATCCAAACATTCGACGTTGATAGTCGGCGGAATATAGTTGTGTTGAATTGCTCCAATAGAGATCAGAGCTTCTATCGCGCCTGCTGCGCCTTGCATGTGACCGGTAACCGGCTTGGTCGAACTGACAAGCTGAAAGATAACTGGGCCAAACCCACTAGGAAACAACTCTTCAATTGCCCCCATTTCAGCTTCGTCGCCTTGGATAGTTCCAGTTCCATGTGCGTTGATATAATCAACGTTGATTGGTTGAATACCTGCGCTTTGCAGGGCGAGCCTCATAGCGTCGTATGCACTGTCAGCGTCAGACTGAACTACAGACATCGAGCTTGAAGCTGTGCCGTAGCCGAGGACTTCTGCATATATATACGCTCCTCGTCTTTGTGCGTGTTCCCATTCTTCTAAAACGAAGATTGTTGCTCCTTCGCCAAGAACAAAACCAGATCGGTTTTTGTCGAATACTTGATATTTGTCATCTCGTGACAACGCTCGAATTGTATCAAATCCGACATGGATAAACGGTACAATCGGATTGTCTGACCCACCGGTTACTACTACATCCAGAGACCCACTGCGAATCATTCTGAATGCCTCTCCAATAGCATGACCACCACTGGCACAAGCTGAAGAGACCGTAAACGATGGGCCTTCAATCTTCAGGTCCATTGATACAGAGGCAGCAATCATACCTTGAGAGCCATTGTTGAAGTGGGAGTCCACTCGACCGGTTGACACAAATCGGTCATAGTGTTTGAATGCTATTTCCATAGCGCCCATACTTGAACCAATCACTACGCCAACACGATGAAGATTGATGTAAGCATCTGGGCGGTTGTCCGGCGTACAACTATCTTTCCAAGCGTTACGTGCAGCGATCATAGCATACAACGACACTTTATCTTGTGATGTTCGTTGTTTGATTGGAATATCGTCCAGAAACGACAAATCCTTGATCTCTGCTGCAATTTGCGCGTGACAAGTTGTAGCGTCAAACCTTGTGATTGGTCCAACTCCAGACTTTCCTTCGCTGACTGCCTTCCATACCTCTTCAGGGGTGTTGCCAACCGGACTGACTACGCCGATACCAGTGACGGCAACTCGTTTGTTTACGAACATGATGTGTCCTCCTCTAACTCGTCTGGGTGACCTGAGCGACTACGCAATCTTACAATACTTACCAGTGGCGTGTCAAACTTGTTTTCGAGGTACGCCTTGAGAGTATACCCATGTTCGTTGATAGCATCCAGGTCTGAAGATGTGAACATCATCTCTTCTGGTAGCTTGTTGCCCTTTGCCGTTGACTCGTGCCAAACCAGTAGGAACTTGTGTAGTGTGGAAACACGCACATTGAAAGTCCCATTATCTTGGTCGTTGTCAATCGTAACGTCGTACAGATGTTGACAGTTAGAACAAGCCCACCTATATCCCTTATAGATGAAGTTCAAGTCAATACCAACCGACATTTCGACCGGCTCACGACAGCAGAAGCATGAAAAGTTGAGGTGCGACTGAATGCAATCAGTCGTTTCTGTGTTTCCCATAGTAGTAGTATTCACCTCGTTGGTGTTGTTTATGGTCTCCTCCTTGGTGGTTGCTTGGTTAGCTGGAACAATCCTCGATTGACCCCAGAGTGTTTTACCCAAATTAGACGAAAATAACTTGTCTGTGGCTGTCTGCTAATGTCGAGCATAGTATAACATGAAATGTTATACATGCTGGGACATTTACCAGCCATCCTCTGCCAAAATCTCCACCAAATTGGATATTTCACTCTCGGAATCAACGTGTGTTGCTCTATAGAGAAGCAAGCGAGCTTCGCTCTTTTTTCGGCGATTCTGAGGAGTTAGAAGTGAGTCTCGACACCTCCCCAATCGTTGATTTTTGCCTTGTATAATGTACGGAACTCTTCTTTTTCCGATTCATCTAACTCGGCTACATCTAACAGATTGGAGATGTTTTGTTGTAGATCATAGGCGTCACCGATGAACGTTTCGCGACCCAACTGAGGCAGACCTCATATCCTATGATTGCCGCCATCTTGGGCGACATATCTGTGAACCTACTCGGATGGAGTTTCTCCTTGAGCATCTGGCCCTTCCTTTCTTGGCAGTCGTGCTTACTCATCTTGAGTGCTTCCAGATTCTCCAATGTAGTCAGTCCATTTAGAACTTCGGCTATAATATTCGGCGAACCTGGAGTCTCGTTTTTGACAACATCATTCTCGTCTGTCATTGTTTTGTCCTTTCGTCGGAAAGTGTGCAGTAGACTTTCTTCACAAACATCGTGACCCAACCTTCGCCACCCATAGTGCTTAGGTTTTCATAACCTGTGACCACAATAAATCCTCGATTGATTAGACGCATTGCGTAGTCACAGTATTCTTTGACAGGCTCAGGTCTTTCGTCATCGAGAAAGTAGTCTGAAAACTTCGGAACAGCAGAGAATCCTGCATCAACGACATCTTGATTGTCGCCTCTGAAGAACATTCCACTGATCTTATGAGCCTCAAAGTCCTCATAAGGCAAACCATTGGCGAATATATCCTCTTTGTAGCACTTCAGGCATACAATCTCACATTCGCTAATCCATTTGCCATGAGGATTGAGTCCGATGCTATCAATCACCTCTCGATAGCACCACTCACACATAAAGAAGCTCTCGCCGTAAGAGTCACGGCAACTATCAGAACAGAAGACCTTCTTTACGCCGTCGTCGTCCCAAGCTGACATATAGTACATACCACCATACTCATCTTCGTAGTTGTGTTTGATGAACTCTTTTCCACAAGAGTCACATCGACCTACTTGAAGCTCGTGAGATTTGGCGAATGCTATTCTACACGCTTGCGAACAGAAGAACTTATCACTATACTCATCAAAAGGGATAAGTCCAAACTGGGGAGCGTCCTCATCTTCTACAAGATCGAACACGATCTCATCAGGTGAGAACGTCTGGAACCCACCACATTGATGACAGCTAGGTGTTTGGACCTGAACTGTGCCGATACGGACCTGAGCAGCAAGTCCTGGGTATCTCTGCTCAAAGTCCTTGACAGCCTCTTGCGGAGTCGGTAGACCTTTCATCGTGTTCCTTTCTGAGCACCTTAGCGTTGTGTTCGTCGCGTTCCTTCTCATAGAAGAAGTGCCGGTCAATAGCCTCTGCAATAGCCTTGAGACCGTCTGGGCCGGTGTCGATGCGCAAAGTTCCAGTGTGGTGCTCAATACACAATGTCTTCTCGCCATCGACATAGACGCGCTGATCTTTCATATCGAAGGATACTCTGGTTATCATGCTCATCTTGCACCTCCAGGGCAGTCCAAAATCTGTGTAGCTCCTCGTATGGCTACCTGATCTTTGACATCGACAAGGGCATGGCGGTGGCAGGCTTTACATTCGCCGATTGCTGTGCCGGTGTGCAATTTGAAGTGTTGGAATCTACCCAACTTATGCCCTCGGACAGTTGCTTTTTGTTTAGCCTGTTTGATTAGGCGATCAATCTTTGCCATAGCTACCTATCTCCTTATCATGTCCATGAATGTCATACCACCAGGCACACCTCGAAAGGCATTTTTGACTTTTTGTGCTGCCTCTTCAACCGAGCACACTTCCTCATACGCATAGCGTAACTCTCTGTCTCGCTGTGTGGCACGCTCGTATGCCGGAATAGTCTCAGCATCTTCAAGGCCAGCGATCTCATCCTTGTCTGCTTCGTCATCGAGTATCTTTGCTCCGTCGAATGCAGGGTGATCTACCACAGAGAGTGCTGTCACTATGTCCGTACTGACGTTCATCCGAATGTTATCATTGCCAATGTCGTTTGTTGGCGTAGATTTACCTGCTGGTGGCAGGAACTCGAACGAAACAGCAAGACATTCAGTGAAGGCTAAGAAGTCGTATGCTACCCTGGGCATAACCAGGGTAGCATATATCTTTCGGCCTTTGATGAGCCAATTCTTGACGTAACCGAGTTTGGTATCAAACGGTGACTCTTGATGGCATAGGTTGATGTCAGGCGCAAAATGCGTGCTCATAATTGCTCGCCTGACCTCTTCAAGAGGAAACTGGCGACCATCCTTTGTAAACTCGCTTGGTAACACACAAGCGATCTTCGTCACGTTGTCCACTTGATGACTCCCTTCTAGTCGCCGTTCTTACCGGCCTTAGTGATTCGATCATTCAAAAGGTCTGCGGTATACCAGACGAATCCAGCATACATAAAGCAGCACTCTGATTTGGTAACCAGATAAGCAACCGTAAAGCCGCCGATTGCACCGACCGCTATAATCGCAAAATACCACCCCTTCAGAATGTGGTGGCACGCTACTGCCTTGGTAGCGATGTGGTGATTGATTCGTCTAACATGATCTTGCATTCAAACCTCCTCAATTGTTTTGGCGAATCTCTTACCACGACCCATTGATGGGCCGTACAACGATGTAAACCGGCAACATAACAATCACAAAGATGCCGATAACCGCCACAAGAAGCTCCATGCTCGTCTCCTTTACAGGCTATCTGCCAATCCAAAACAGACAGCGATCAAGTTGTTGACGTTGGTGAAGAAGTTTGTCAACCAGAAGAACATTGTGATAACCCCTTCCTACAGCAGTTTCTCTGCTGCTACCACACAAGCGCCAGCGATAGCGTTGCCCCAAAACTCGATGGTCAGTGGGTTGCGTGATCGGATGTAAGCGTCTGCTTCCTTATCACAGTGCTTGCAAGTGCCGATGACGCCATCGTAACCAGTCAGGAACTCTGTTTCGAGTTTGTGTCCCTGAGCCTCAGCCTTTGCGACAAGCTGACGCTCAGCCTCTTCGACTGCACACAAACCAGGGAGGATTCGATGCTTGAGATTCGTGAAAATTGCGGACATTAGTTACCTCTCTTTCTTGAACTTGTAGACAGGATTATGCGGAAGTTCCTCAACCTCTCGCATAATGTGGTAGTCAGTGCTAAGATCGTGCAGCGCGTCGTACACCTCTGGTATTGCACCAGATAAGAAGAACTCGCCTGCTTTGGGCTTTCGGAACTCACCTATCTTAGCAAACAAGCGTCGATCAAAGACGCCTGCTCCTCTGTAGACTTCGGTTATCATATCAACCTCCCACTAACAAGTCGCTCACGCTGTCGCGTTTGATTGCTTCAGCCTCTCTTAGAAGCTCTTCATTGGAACATTTCTTGCCTTCGACCTTAATGGTCTTGTCCACCGAGTCACACTTCTGCGGACACAGTGAACGCATAGTCTGAATGGTAGGCAGGTAGTTACCCTGGACGTGAGGATTCTCACGAGAGAAGATCATAACTTGGCAGTTGTGAACGTGTTCACTAGGGGTAGTGACCAGCTTATGATACTGGGCGTCGTCTAACTGTTCAATGACAGTCCTGAAGGCCAGCAATATCTCGCCGTGTGTGACGATGACAACGTTCTCATCTGGATGTAGCGTGTCGAGGAACTCTTCTATTCGGTGACAGACTTCAGGCATAGTCTCGCCGTTCTGTGGCCGGAACCAAAAGACGCTCATATCCTGGTCTTTCAGGTCAACACTAGGATAGCGTCCGTCATTATCGCCTTTGTCGATGTCGCCCCAGTCTCGATCTCGAAGCGCGTTTGTTTTGACCCAACGTGCATCAGGTATTGCCAGATGACCTGCCGTTTCCTTGGTACGAATGAACGGAGACACATAGAAAGCACAGTTATCCTTGAATATGTGCTCCATATTGTCGCGTACCCAATCACCTGTCACTTGAGCTTGGCTTACACCTTGAGGAGTTAGCCGCCATAGAGAACAATGCTTGTGGTAGAACCCATCTGATAAGTTGACCGCTTGACCGTCACGGTACAGGTGGTCGATAACGTTGCCTTCCGATTCTCCGTGCCGAACTAGGATAATGTTTCTAGGCAGCATACTTAGTCTCCCAACGATGCGTCCACTTGCTCGTCAGCACGCTCGTTTTTGTCGTCGTCGTGTGCATCACTCCAGCCATTAGCCCACGCTTGGCGGAGGTCGGTAGCGTGCAGCACACACTCTTCGGCCTTGACGCCATCCATGTAGCTCTTGTAGCCTAGTCGGTAGGCTTGAGTTGCGATAACATCCTTAGCGGCTTCTTCTTGACGTTTACTTGCCACTGCATCCTCCTTTGGTTTTGGCACTAAAATGACTCCTGTATATGGAGCTAAACTATTGAGAACGTGGTCTGTCACTTGACAATCTCCAGTTCTCGCGGCATAAACTGAAGCAATAGACCATCATCGAATCTTACTTTGATGGGGTAGGTTGCAGCCGACTCTGCTATACGTTCGACTGTTCCTACCTTGCCTACATAGTCATGATAGTGAGGGGCCGCGTTTATCACTTCGATGACCTTGACTTGTGACTTGCCGACTTTGAGTGCGTTCCACTCATCAGTATTCATAGTTACCTCACGACCGGCACACTTGCCTCTGCTGTTAGATGAGGCCGGTTGCGTTCAATCCAAGCAAGCGCAGGGCCAGCCTCGACAGAGCACTCGAACCCAACGCCGTGCTTCTTGCGGCAGTACTCGAATAGATCGTCAAGCTCGTGGTTTTTGCCCTCGAAGAACTTAGCCACATAGTCTGCTGGGTAGTCGAAGCCCCACTCACAGCGAGCGAGTGCTAAGATTTCCTCGTCGCTTGCTTGCTCAAACCACTTCGTTGCATCGAAGTTAGCCTCATGAATGTAGTCGTCGGAATGAACCTCGGCAGTTATGGCGTCGTGTTCTATATCATCCTCGAAGACTACAGACCCAATTCGATCTTGGGTATCATCATCATGCTCGCCAATCACGCTATGCTCGTAATCTCCAGGCTCAGCAAAAGCCAACTCGTCGGCAAGTGCCGTGATAGCGTCAACCATATCTTGCCGGTATTCGGTTTCCAACTCTATTTTTATCTTCACGGATGTCTCCTTTCGTTAATCGTTCGGCCAGCAATCTGGCCCTTCTGCACCGCACCTCATACACCGACACTCATCAGGGTCAGCAGAGGTTGAGCAGTTTATGTGATACCAAACGTCACGCTTCAGGTCTGTGTCGTAAACCAGTTGCCAACTCTCTTTGAATGGCACTTCGCCTTGCGTGCGGATGGGTTTACCTGGAACTGGAATCAGCATTAGCTTGCTCGCTTTCTCGTGCTTCACGAAAACCTTCTAACCAGCAACTCGCTAAGTCCTTATTGTCGCGAACAGCAAGGATATGCAGCCGGAGTATATCCCTATGAACGCGAGTGTGTACTTGGTTACTCTGGACATTTGACTGGCTCCTTGCTTATGATGACATCTCCACACTCAGAACAGACAACTGCAACGTCGCCTGGTTCAAGATCGACTGGGATGCCTGCTTCCTGTGGGGTAAGTAGATGGCAGTGATAGCAAGAGTGCTGTATGTCGCGCCCTTGCTTAGCAGCTAGACAGTGAGGACAGTCGCAGCTACTCATTAGTTGTCACCTCCCAACCGTTCAGGCCCATAGGTCTTGTCTTCAGGGTCAAGCACAGGGTCAGGGTCACGCTTCGGCTTGTCTATCGGTTCCATTTTCAGTAGCTTGACCATTTTCCATTGAAGCTCATCAAGATAGACACCGGCATCAGCCAGAGCTTCCTCCTGATCGGCTTCAAGTAGTCCGCTTGTCGCATCTTCGCCGAGGTTGTTTACCATAAACTCCTCAGCTTTCTCGATGAGGCGATTCAAGTCTCTGATCTTAGTCCAGACATCATCTGGCTCGTCTATAACTGATAGGCGACCATCATCATTGTCACTCAATCTACGTCACCTTTCTTCCACTTGACGACTTCCCCCTTGGGGTCGCAACGCGGACACAGCACTGGCTTACCGCATACTGAGCAAACGTATGGTAGGACTACACTTCTGGTTACTCGCACCCACAGTAGCCACACAGGGATACAGGTGGCAATCAAGATAACGAGTTGTGCAATGATAAGCCCAAAGTTGATTGCTGGAAAATGGTTGAGGTAAATCATTGGAACCCTTCTTACGGTCGCTTGTCACATGCTCTCCCATTGATGGGGCAGACCACGACCGTATACACGGAATCATCCGTGCAGATAGTCTTGATGACTTGGTTGAGATGAGTGTGGCACGAGTTACAATGCGCTCCCTTGGCTGAGATTTCGTACTCTGCTTCGTTGCTACACTCGTGCCGCACCCTTTGTCCCTTGTAGTCGCACTGTGGCATTAAGCCACCTTCCTTTCAGACCCTCGCCTTAGAATGTTGGCGAGCAGCAGTGCGTCATACACTTGCAGGCGCGTGGGATTGTCCAGGTCAGCCTTTTGCAGCGACAATCGTAGCGCGTCTTCGATTTTCCTGTAGGGGTTCTTTCGACCAAACATAATCTTACCCCTTTCGATCTAGCTTAGTCTTGGTGATGCTGATGAGCTTTTGTGAACTGGCTCTTCAGGCTGCCTGCTATGCCGATAGCTTCGCTGATCTCTTCGCGCACAGGGCCAGGGTCAACGTTCTTGAAGGCCGCGTGCAAGGCCGATTCTATCTTACCCAATTGCACGTCCAAACCAACACAGAACGTGCCTTTGCCTTTCTTGACTCCGATGCTTTTCTCTCCGAACATAGCGACTACTTCCTTTCTTCCTGCTCGCAATGAGCGCAATGTGGGTTTGCTTGTACAGGCCCAACAACGTGGACACCGCCACCGATGGGCTTTTCGCAATTGGCACACACGAGATTGTATTCGTGCGTGACCTTGTTGTAGGTTAGATACCAGGGAGCACAGCAACACTTACTGTGGACGTAGAAAAGCTCATCCGGCATGTTTGTCCTCCCCCAGTGACTCTGCTCTGCCGAACGCCAACTCAGCAATCGACTGAGGCTCAGTTCCCTCTATACCGTCGAGTAGACCAACGATGTCGGTAGCAAACTGAACCGTCATCATCTTGAGCTTCAGAGCATCCTCTTCAGTCAGACTCGGAAGCATACCTGACATAGACTGTATGGCATTGCGTACGAATCCGTGGAAGAGGTTGGGATACTTGTCCCATACCTTCTTTGCCTTCTCTAGCGGCCCACCTTCTTTATCGAAGCTGGACATATCTTCTAGCAGGTGGACTAGAAGTTCCTCTTGCGTTGGGTCTCGCATCTTAGTTATCCTCTCTGGTGTACTCTGACACCACAGGTTCGCCGTCGAAGTCGTGGTCGATAATGCGGAGCTTGACATTGATCGGCACTTTGGTACGCACGATTTCGCCTTCTTGCACTTCGATTGTGACTAACTTCAGCCGTTTATGTTGTTTTTCAGCAGCCATACTTACTCCTTGGGCATGAACTCGGCAGCAGTCTTCAACATCCCACGCACGTATGCTATTCGCAGGTCGCCTGCAATCATTGCAGACTCGTCAGTTGTTGGCTTGCGAACGGAACCTTTGTCGTCTACAATCATCAAAGGTTCCTGACACTTCAGACAGATGGTAATATCGCCTTCCTTTGGTACGTGTTCGCCTGTAATGGCAGTACAAGCGTCGAGCTTGTAGCCACAGTAGGGGCAGTTTGTAGTCTCGATGTCGAACACTTGCATTGAACTACCCTCCTTTCGCTAGTGGTATAATTGACCTATGGAACGTTTTTGGTCAAAGGTCAAGATCGGTGAAGCCGATCAATGTTGGGAATGGCAAGCTGGCTGCGACACTGATGGGTATGGTATGTTTTGGTTTAACGGCAGGATGGTTCATGCTAGTCGTGTCGCCTATATGCTTGCCAATGGTTCAGTCGAGGAACAATGTGTCCTTCATACTTGTGACAACCCACCTTGTTGTAACCCTGCTCATTTATTCCCTGGAACTCACCAGGATAACACGCTTGATATGCGTGCAAAAGGCAGGGGTGTAGACAATAGTGGCGAGAATCATGGAATGCACAAACTAACCGAACCACAAGTTATTGAGATTCGTCAATTATATGCAACCCAACAATTCTCTCAAGCAGAATTAGGTAGAAGGTATGGTTATGCTCCAGCGACAATATCAGATATTGTCCGTAGAGTTAGTTGGAAGCGCATCTGACTACGACTTATGGATGTAAGCGTTGAGTCCGACAGTTACCGACTTGCCATCAACTTCAGCGTCGGTCTTGACGTTGCCGTGGCTGGAAGCCACAACGAGAGTCTTACCGCTTGCGCTGGGAACCGACTTAGGGTTCATAGGGATGGTGATGACGAGGTTGCCGTTTTTGATCTCTGCTTTCATAGTGAATACTCCCTTCGATTGTTTGCTTCGAGAAGTTACTTGACGCTGACCAGCTTGCCAGCTTTCATAGTTCCTGTTGCATACCACTTATGCGCGGCAGGAAAGTGTGGGCCTTCGAGCGTGACTGTGCCATTAGTAGGCGCAGGTGGCCCTAACCCTGGCTGGTATACATCAACCAGCCTACCACCGACTAGGGCTTCTTTGAGTGCTTTCTTGCTTGTGAAGTTAGGGGAAACGTACATTGAGGTTACTTCCTTATCTGATGCTGCCAAGGCAAGAGTTCATTTACTTCCTGCCAGGTTACTTGGCCGTCGTCACCTTTACCGTTTGTCGGATGCAGCAGATAGAATGCTGAGTCAGTATCAGGATAGATAAGTCCTGCACTCAGCAATCGCGCAATCTCTTCATTGGTAAGGTCTGGCGACTGCTCACAATTGTCGAGAATTGCGTTTCGGTGCTTCATGCTAGTTAGCCAGCCCCAATCTTGCGCGTCGCGCAGCACGGAACTCCTTGCACTCGCTCTTACAGTTCTGCGAGCACAGGAGCATCTTGTTGAAGCGGACTGCCTTATCGACATCCTCGCCGATTGCGGAACAGCCTTTTCTGTCACAGGGAAACGACTTCGGTTGCTTCATTATACGGTTGCTTCCTTTCTTGGTCTGCAAGAGTTGAGGTAGCTCTGCGTTACGATAGCTACCTCACCATTAGATGCGCGAAGCACGACGAATTGTTCGTCAGGTTGCTTCTTACGAAGTGATCTTAGCTTACGAGCGATCTGTTCCTTGCTTGGGCTGGCTGCCACTTAGCTGCCTACCTTCCTCTCGATGCGCTCGTTGAGCGGTTTGTCGTGCTTGTTCCGTCTGTTGCGGTCGAGGCCGAAGCGACCCAGCACGATCTTAGCCTCATCCTTGGTCATGCCGCCCATAATCTTTGCACCTTCGTCGCTGTATGCGAGCGTCTGCTTCGCAATTCTGATTTGGTGCTTGTCTGCTACACTAAGTTCACGTTTGATTGCCACTTGATTCCTCCTTCAAACTCTTTGAGCTTGATGACAGACTGCTATTCAACCGACGTTTAGGCGGTAGCTCGACATAACACTCGTCAGTGGTTGCTTCGGCCCCATCAATTCCTTAGCAGTCTGTCATTAAACCCACAGAGAAGCAGCCTGCTTACTAGATCGACTACCTTCCAGCAAAGCAGGCTGCCATTCCAATTAGTTGTTCAGTCAAATAATGTGAACTCGGATTTACCGTCTCTCGACTTTACCTGCCCATGTCACACCTCCTGAAGCCTTGGTAGGGCTTACACATTAAGTACAACCCAAGCTCCCTTGATGAGCTTGATGCTGGGTTGGTTTCCCAAAGACTTGGGGTACAGGCATACGCCAATCCCAATTTTTGGTTGGCACAGCCCAGCATTAAGCCCACCGATGGGCTATTGATTGCGTGTCTCGATTGCTTTGTCAAGGTAGAGCTTAGCGCCATTGAGGTCGATGACTGCTCCCCTTGCGTCCAGCACAGCTTCATTCGGCGCGGAATCTATCTCAAGTATGGACTTCTGATATTGCTGACCAGCAGAGGTTACAAGTTCTGCCGCTCTGTGCAGGTAGTAGTCAGGCTCACCGAACTTTGCGCTTGCTGTCACGGATTCGAGTTCAGCAGCAGTAGCCACTATCTTTGTGAGGCTGGCTAACGACCGCTCTCTTGCTGCTGAGCCGCCAATAACCCCATCCTCGACAGGTAGCTCGACTGCTGACAGTGCATCAGCCATTGCTGCCAGCTTGTCAGAAACAACTGCGTCGTGGTCGTCAGTTACTCGGCTACCTAGCCAGCAAGCAACAATCAACACGATCAGCACACCAACAACAATTGCAACTTTCATTGAAAGCTCCTTTGCCAAACTCTAATGAGCTTGTCGATGGGGTAAGGAGGAATCGAACCTCACATAGCGAGCAGGGTAGGTTTTCTAGCAGCCACCCTGTCGATTCGAGTCTTGCTAGAAGCTAACTCCCTTCTACCCCATGAACAAGCTCACTCGATTGCAATAACGTCCGTGCTGTCTAACTATTAGGCTATCCGCCCTTAGATGAGGTAACAACGACCTCTAAAGTTTGATGATTGTTACAGCAGAGACTACAATCAGGTGAACTTGATACTTGGTTGCCCTTTTGGACGATTGTACGCAGACCAGCTTATTCGCTGACACCAGGGAACAATCCGATCACCGTTGCGTGCTCGTTTACTTCGGCGATCTCTGTTCAGCTTAGGTGCTCGCTACACATCGCCTGTTGCCTTCCCTTGCGGTACTGGCAATCAGTCACACACGATCTCAGCCGCTTGCACTCTAGCCTATCCTCATTCCGGCCTCAATATTGGGGAAACATAACCCTCGGTCGTTTGATGCTTTGGTTACTACCTTCTAGCACTTGACACCTTCATCACTTACAACTTATCCCTCGCGATGTGCTCGCTTGCTGGTAGTTAGTCCCTCCTACGGTAGGGCTTTTCACTCACACTCTCGCAAGCTCATCATCACTATCGGCTAAGTTCAACGGCGTCCGTTCGCTACATTCGCCTTCGCAACCGTTCCGATTCCCACTAATTATGGCTAAGTTTACCGGCTTTTACGGATGGGCCTTAGACTGCCCAGTTGCTATATCTTTTTCCGACAGGCTGCCAACCTGTCTTATCCTTCAACCAGTCTAGCTCATGACTGTCAGGACTTGGCTCTGCTCGCTCGCTTGAGTCTATTTTCGCCGAAGCTACTCATATCCGCGCCGTTCCGAGTTTTGCCGTTAGCTTGTCTCACCTCCCTTTGTGGGTAGCGCACTAGCGATCTCTCCGCGCCACCATAATCATGTTACCAGGTTAAGATTCGACTGTCAATACCCTTTTGGAAACTTTCGCAAATGATTTATTCGCCGATTGTTTCCTTGCTTGCTTAGCGCGACTGCTGAAGCATCTGCTTCTTATGAACCGCGCCCAACGAATCCATGTTACCGCATATACTACCCTGTGTCAATAACTTTCGGCGATTATTCCAAAAAAAGTTTTTGCACAGGTCGTTTCATTCGATAATAGCAGACTCATCGGAGCAGAATCTCATCTGCTGACAGGGAGCAACCTCCCTGTTTCGTCCTAGCTACCCATCGTAGACTTCACGTTCAAGCTCGTGTATGCTTGACACAAGCTCTGCTTCGTCGGCCTTCTGTTGCTGTGCTATACGCTTCTGCTCAGCTATCCAAGCAAGGAATCGTCTAATCAATCTCATCAGTTACTCCTTTCTAAAGATGAGGTTCGCTTTCTAGCTCGACCAGTTCTCGATGAACGTCCGCTAAGCACCTACGCTGCTCAGCTATCATCTCTGCGTCTGCTTTCCTGTCTGCTACAGTCTGAGCGTTCGGTTGTAGCAAGTAGGCTATTATTCGCCGAATCAATCTCATCCGCGTATCCTATCCCTTTCGCTCTGTGTAAGGTTGTCAATGCCAAACTCATCAAGAGTCTCGCCACAGTTGTAAGCTGTGCCGTTGTCGGCGTCGTACTGGACTAGGCAACCATCCTCATCAATACCCAGCACTTCACCGTCGGACGGCTCAACTTTGTTTAGCTTCCACTCATACAGAAAGTCCCTTTTCACAGTATGTTCCCTCGCTTGTCTAGGATGCCTGCTTCGATCATTCTGACAGCCTGCCTGCCATAGCAGCCCTGTAGCTGCCAAGCTAGTCCACTCTTGATGAGGTCGGAGAACAGATGAGTTGTTTCCTTCTCATTAAGCTCACCTGCTTCCCATTCTATAAGTCTTTCGTCAAACAATACGCTATCTCGCTTTCTTGCCGTCAACCACATACTGCGGTTCAAAGTCGCAGTATGAATCGTGCTCCATGCAGTAAGGTTCCTCGTCAAGCTCAGCAAGCTCAGCAAGCTCGTGGCTGACTCCTCGAATCCCATCGAAAAAGTGGTTGCTCGGTTCGTCGTCACCAGAGAACATGATCTGGCGAGCATCCTCACTGAGTCCTTCTTTCTCAGCTATTGCCAGTGGAATCGTTTTCAGAACTTCATCAGGATAGTGGTTGCCTGTTATGCACCACCATTTACCCTTCAGCTTTCCGTCCATTGTATGCTTACCTCCAAGCGTATGTAGCTGCCTTGCGTTGACTGTCAACACAATTCGGACAGCACAGGTAGTTGTCATCAAGCTCGTCAGTCGGCCAGTACTCATTGCACCCTACGCATACTTGCAATCCGAGCTTGTCTGCTATCCTCTCTGCTTGCTTGAACAGTCTCAGCCATTCGCAAGCACACAAGAGGTAGTAGAGAAAGTTACGCTTCAGCTTATTCATCGAATGTTACCTCGCTAGATATAGGAAGCAGGCTCGCTACGCCGTTTCTTGCCTACCTTAGCAGTATCCGTGCCATACACCTTAGCTATTAGCTCAACAAGGCTTTTCCCTGCCGGTGTATGCTTGCACGTTTCACACGGCCCTTGCTTGTAGTCGTCAGCTTGCTTCAGCTTGAAACAAACTGGGCAGTAGTATTCGACCATTGTGTTACCTCGCTTCCAATTCGTCACGGACAAAGAGAGTGCAAGGCTGCTTGATATGGTCGCCGACGCCGTTCGGCCAGAAGTTCAGGTTGTTGTCATCAAGCTGAACCGCTATCGCTGCACCATGATACCCAACAACAACCCCTTCCGCACCGATAAGGTTCAGGTGGTGCTCCCTGCTGCCGTGGAATTGTAGAACCTTAACTCTGCTATTCCTTTTCAATCTCGGCATTAGACTAATCCTCCATCTGTAGAGTCTGTTGCAGTCCACCTTGCGTCTGTCTAGCATACACCCATAGTGTAGCCTGAAAGTCGCGTGGCGTCCAACCAACAAGTCGCGCTGCACGTCTGTATGCTTCAGCAATCGGAGCATACCATCTAGGCGTAAACCTAGTTATATTGTAGTCTGCTAGAGCTATCCTAGCAGCCCAGCGGTCAACGGTCACGGCAGAGCTATCCCCACAGATATTGAGGAAGAAACTGCTCACCTTGTTTCCGTGTATAGCTGAGAGATCACCGTTCAAGCAAGCATACGCTTTCTCGACCAGCTTCAACATCGTAAAGCCGACCTTGTTTGCAGGCTTGCCTGCTTGCCACGCCTTAATGATGAGCGGAACGTAAATCTGCTGCTGAGTCCAGTACGTGTTTGGGCTTGTTACAGCAACCACAGCCGCAATCCGCGTGTACTCAATGCCTATTAGCTCGCTAACGCCCACACAGAACCGCTGAGCTTCCGAGTACCAATCTTGTCCTTGCTCGGTATCCGTATGGTCGATCTTGTTCCAATGATGTAGCAAGCGTTCGACCATCTCATCTATATCGAGTTCTTGTCTCTTTGCCATTGTAGCAACCTACCTACTCGTATGCGTGCTCGGCAGGATTCGTGTTGTATCTCTGACCACACTCGCTACACGTTACCTGCTCAGTTATCTCGATCTCTTTGTTGAGCTTACCGCATGGGCATTCCCATTCGTACCCGCTTGCAACAAGGTCAACAGAGTCTAGCTCGTCAGCTTCCTTATCTTTCTTCATAGCGTCCATCCTTTCTAATAGACTAACATTCGTCAATTGTTATGTTACCACAACCAAACCCAAAGAACAAGCAGAACTATCGGCCTTCGCAACTATGCTTGCCAGCCATACTTATAGCACCCTTGCCAAAGCATTTGTCACAGTAGCCGAGCTTGCTATGATTCCCACAGATGGGCTTGCCACAATCTCTACATTTGTCGAATGTTCCATTGTAGCAACGGCTCATAGAGCACTCAAGAGTACGTCCGAACGCTTTGGGATACTTTCTAACAGGCTTAGCCATAATTATCATCCTTCCTTGCTAACGCTAAGGCTCAGATTGTACTCTGGCCTAAGCTCATAAGCACGTCGAAACAAGCACATCGCCTGCTCAGCAGCAACATATTGGTCGCTTGCTTCAATCCTGTACGTCTCTTTGCACTTGTCGAGCACGTAGCAACCTAACTTACCCTGCTCAAGCAGGAACGTCTCAATGCTGACCTTGTACATTCTATGTATGCTCCCTTCTAATAATCGTTTAATATTAGCTCATCTAATCTGACCTATCAAGCCGTGCTATATACAGTCAATAGATCAGGTTAGTCAACTAACATTCGATCAATCTCTACTATATCCTCCTTACGCAAGAGATAATCAAGCACAGCAACACTCATTATTGCCTATATAGCAAACACAGCAATACTCATCTACAGCACAGGTAAATAACCCTGATAACAACCTAATCAGGTAAATTACCCTCTGCTTGCTACAGCACGCCTAACAAGCTCATTGCCACGTTCTATAGGGTCAGGCGTACCACAAGCTAAGCAGTATCCATTCTCAGCAACAACGTCACAGTTGAGATGTAGATACACATGAACTTGCTTCTCTGTATCCCAACAATATTCCCATCGGTCAGTATACGGCTCCCTGCCATATACGATTTTAGGTTCGCCTGCTACTGCTCTAAGCACTACAGTATCCTTTCTAACTACCTTTGCAGCAACGACTTATTGTGCCTTGTTGCTAAGACGCTGTGCTTGCTGTGCTTTGGTATCTACACAGAAGACCTTGTTTGTCGATTTGAGCGTAGGTTTGCTATGCTCTATACAGAATGTGCCTTTGCCACGTCTGTATAACCTTGCTTGCTCTGCTGCTAATAGATCAGACTGATACATAGTATCCTCCTTTGCTACTCGATACTGTCGAGATTGAACTCAATATGCTGCTCTGCTACAAAGTCCCATCCAATATGAGTGATAGCCTGCCAGCATCCATAATCACGTTCAACAAAGCTCAGGTCGATTATAGCACCAAGGCTCCTTGCTATACCAAAGCCCATACCATGCTTCTCTGCTTGAGTCGTTCCCTTGCTACAAGCACAGTTAGTCAATGTAAGGTTGCCACAATCATCTACCTCTACATAGCCGATCTTAGAGGGAGCGTGCCTTATATTGCCGAGCAACTCTTTAAGCGCCCACGCTATATCAGCTTCTTTGTCAATGTGTCCTGTTGCTACAGCGATCTTAGCTGCAAGCTCAGTTGCTACGTGCGTTTCCTCATCTATATTGAAGCGTCTGCTCGCTAACATTAGACTCAACTCCTTCCTTGCTTGCTATATACTAAGTTCAACAATACTTATCTATTGCTCAGTTTAGTATACTGCTATGCTTGATTATACCCATTATGCTCTACTGCTATGCTTGATCTTTGACATGCTCTACTGTAACCTATACCATTCGAGCACAATATCAGTGGGTCAGACTCAGCCATAATCTTTTTTGACACAATACTTGAGCTTTTTGATTATGGCTGAGCTTGCCCTTGCTTGTTAGATCATAGGCTGGTCGCTTGCTTCTATCAGCCACAGAGCGTTTGAGTGCTCGATTGCTACACTCTCTTGCGTCCAACGCTTGCACGCTTCGATTGCGTATGCTCTAAGGCGCTCTGCTACATCGAGTTCTGAGTAAGCGGTCACTATGATAACCTCTTCTGTAACTAGATCGCCGTTACTGTTGACCCAGTTGCCTTTGCCTGCTGTGCTTGTACAGCCACCACACAGTTCAGATAGATACTTCTCTACTTCAGCTTGTGCCTGGGAATGTGTATACCCGCTTCCGTTGTAGTCACTAGGCACAATAATCGCATACTTGTAGCTCAGCTTTTTCATCTCAATATACTCCAGTCCGTATTCGTTGAATCTTACCCGCTTGCTTGATACATTCCCTGTGGAGTAGTAGACAATTCAGTGGTCAACCGCTAGGAGTATCGGCCCTAGCTTTCGAGCTTTATAAGGTTCGGTCCCTCTGTTCAGCCTACTATCTGTTATCCACTCATCGCTCGCTCGCTTCGTCTCTCTTCTTTTCATCCATTCTTAGTATACCACACGCACGCACGCGCGAAACATTAGACTAAAACTATTTTACCAGGCACGCATCAAGCCCAGCCGTTCTATGCCCAGCCCAGCCGCGCATTCTATGCGCGAACGCTTGACACACAAACATCAAGCCCAACTGCGCGTCCACCGTCTGTCAACATCCTCGACCGTGACCTCCATATGCCCCCCTGGTTCTCTATACGAACCCACGCTTGACACGCGCCAGACCCCAGGGTGGGACACACAGCTACTTGATGTCATTTGAAACTTTTCAAAGCCCAATGTTAGCTCGCACTCTTGAGCTTTTCAAAGCCCAAAGTTAGCTTGCACTTTTGAGCTTTTCAAAGCCCATTGGTCGCTCGCCATTTTTTGTTTTTTTCGCGTCGGAAACTTTCTTGGTTGTCGGCGCGTAGTACTAATGGAACTCGCGGTTCAACGCATGGACAATTGGCTACGTCAACGTTGGCAGAGACTACCAACAGTAGCGAAAAGATCGGCAAAGTCTACCGGTCACCGCGAGTTCAGTTATAGGACCGGCTCGGCACTTGATCACGGTGTCTACGAGTCTCCTGGGCGAAGTCAAAGGAAAGACGCCGGTAACTAGCACTACTGGTCTGTCCAGGGTGGGAAGCCTCGTGGGGAATGGGGCAGTCGGTCCTCTCTTAATTTGAGGTTCTCAAGATGGTGCGACTCTCTCTTGGTTACAGTGTGGAAGGAACCGAAAAGGTAATCCGCGTCGCGGTGACTTTATAGGTGAACAGCGCCCATCCAAGGACTAGGAGAGCTATAACCGTCGCACCTTCTTGGGAACTTTGGATAAAGCGGGGTAAGTGGGGAATGAAGAGATACGTTGTTGGATTGTTGTTTAGCTGGGACAGGAACTATGTGGTCCTGATTCGCAAGAAGCGTCCGTTCTGGCAGTCTGGGAAGCTCAATGGTCCTGGTGGTCACGTCGAGGATTTCGAGTTCTCGAAGGACGCTATGATCAGAGAGTTCAAGGAAGAGACAGGATTGAAAGTCGAGGGGTGGGAGAGGGTTGTCATCCTGAATGGGGTCAGTTATCAGGTGGAGTTCTTCAGAGCGTTCGGAGACATCCAGAAGGTGAAGACCACAACTGACGAGGAAGTGCAAATCCACTCAGCTAAGTATCTTCCACCAAACATCGTCACTGGGTTGTCTTGGATTATCCCGCTTGCATTAGATGACAAGATTCTAATGCCGATGACAGTCAACGAAAGGTGACATTATGGGAGTGTTGGTTGGAATCTTTCTCGGTTGGTATATCGTGTCGAATGTGCTGAGACCTCGCGTGTCGAGAGCCATCATCGCTCAGATCAATGAGGTGGTCAGATGAAATGTGATTTTTGCGGCAAGAAGAAAGCTAGGTGGCAGTTGGTCCTGGGGTGCTACTTCCACAAGCACGGTCTTGAGCATCCTGGTGATGAGAAAAGAGATTTGGTTGTCTGCGATACCTGCCTCAGTGGGGCTACGGTGGATGGCGAGATTGAACTGCTTCCCAAGGGCGAAGAAGTCAAGGTGGCGATTGATCTAGGAGACTAAAAAAATGCACATTCATGATTTGAAATGTCCCTGGTGTGGGACGCCGATTCAAAGTGATTACTACAGAGCCAATGGTTACTATGGCGAGAGGGCTGATAAGTTCCGGTGTTCAGCGTGCCTCAAACTTGTTCATGTTACAGTGACCAAGGAGTACTCGATTGAACGAGGGGAATCAATCAAGGAGTTTCCGCTCGTTGATAAGGCTTCTGCTTCCTCAGAAAAGATTCCCACTCGGAGGGTCAGAAATGGGTAGGCTGCTGTGCTGCTTCGGCATCCATCATTGGTTCTACGACACACTCGCTGTCCATCCGCGTGTAGTTCACAGGTGGTGCATTCGCTGTGGACACGATCAGTGGTGGAACTGGCGCGGTTGGTGGGTAAACTACTACTACAAGCTAAACGAGGACAAGAAATGAGCTATGAGATGAGCAAGGACGGCCAGACATTCAACATGGGCGCGTCCATTGACGAAGTTGGCGCTGGGGATGCCGTTAAGATCGGCTCCCAGCTTGAGATCATCAAGAGTATCCGGCCAGTGGCAGGCTCTTCTTGGGATAAGGAGATCACCACGCAGTCCGGTCAGAGGGTGACCATGTTTGGCGTGAATGCTTATGGGAGAAAGAAATGATCAGAAAGATTCTGTGCTTCTTAGGGTTCCACAAATGGGACCAAAGTCGTCCTTTGAACATCCAAGATGGGATGCCGTTCTTCGGCGTTCCTTATGACGTTCCGACTCGGCACTGTCTGTGCTGTCCGGTAACGCAGCGATGGCTCCCTGGCTACGGTGGCTCAGAGTGGGGCTGCTGGATGGTGGTTGACACAAGGCAATAGCCTTAATCTGGGCGTTTGCAAGTCTATAGGCTTGAATTGGCCGTTTTCAAGCCTATAGTGTTGTGTTGGCCGTTTTCAACATTATAATGTTGTTTGGAGGTCGAGATGTCTTCGGAAAACATTGGCATGATATGTAACTGTGGGACGGAACTGAACATAGTGGGCGCTAAGGCCGTCCGGTGCTCAAACTGCGGTAGGTGGTGGACGATCACTCGCACTCCAACGAGCACAACGATTGTGAACAAGGAATCGGAGATAGATGAGTGGCTTAGGAAGCTGATCAATCCTATTAGGCGATTTCTCATATGGCTGAAGCGAGAATGGAATGAGTATTTGGGTATCCTATAGATGGAGGGTACTCAAATGATCACAAAGCTCTACAACTTACTATTGTACTGGGCTGAGGTGGAAAGCCCTTGGCCTTATGCCATTCTCTTGGCCGGTACGCTCTTGGCATTGGTTTTTGGGGTCCATCCTACTGCCCACGCTCATTTGGTTAGAGTGTGTAGGACGATAACTAGATAGGCTCTCAAAGTGGGGCGACGCTCCTCAAGCTACAGTGGTCGGAAACAAAGCTGCAAACTATGGCGGAAACCACCATCCCAGGGCTTGAAAAATCTGGTCGTGTGTCGCCCCACTTTTGGAGCTTTCCCTGATCACCAAGAGATTGACCAACACGGAACGACTCGGTGGAGACGGTTTCAGCATCCACTTGATCAGGGAACTTTTGATAAATGTGGAGCGTAGTAAGAAATGCGTTCCTAGCGCAAGAAGCCCTCAGAGTTCACAAATACACGTCCGAGAACTACATCCTCTGAGGGCTTCTAATTCATTCGAGGAGTTTTAACATGGGTACGACTTTCGAGCGAGTACAAAAGGTCGTGGTCAACCGGCTGAAGGTGTCTGCTGATGAGGTCAAGGAAGCGGTGACCTTTGAAGACCTGGGGGCTGACGAACTTGACAAGATCGACGTGGTGATCGGTATTGAGGACGAGTTCGAGATCAACATTTCCGATGACGACTGGGATGGGGTCAAGACTATTGGTGAGGCGGTCACCTTAGTCAACAAACTGGAAGGCCGATAATGCTGGAACCGGCTCCTCCACATGGTCGGCTGATGAAAGACGGTGATGTCAGGGTCAGCAGGCACTCTCATGTCGATGAAATCGACACGTTGGGGGAACGTGTACGAATTGTCGGTAGTTTTCGACATGTCCTGACGTTTTGTACGAAACCTCTACACTTATCAACATGTGTCGATGTTTCGGTACAGTTGGATAGAAACCCCTACAAGTAGCAACAAGTGTTGGGAACTCTATCCGAGACAGACGGCGTATAAAGAAGTAGCAGATACACGATTAGTGACGGACAACCGAAGAAAGACCCAACATCTCAGCAAGCCCCTGGAGTCCATAAACGACTCTGGGGGTTTTGCTGATTTTGGGAACACATCAGAATCGTGCGGCGTATAAGAAGTTATGAGACGGTTTTGGTCCAAAGTCCATATTGGCGGTCCTGATGACTGCTGGGAATGGCAGGCCAGTTGTTTCGGAGAGGGTTACGGTAGTTTTTGGTACAAACGGAAGAACGTAGGTACTCATCGAGTTGCTTACGAACTTGGAGTTGGTCCTATTCCAGAAGGTCAACAGATTCTTCATACTTGTGATAACCGAAAATGCTGTAATCCTGCTCACTTGTTTCCTGGGACACAACTGGACAACATAAGAGATATGGACAGCAAAAAGCGAAGAGTTGGTAACGTCAAACTGACCAACTCTCAGATTATTGAGATTCGTCAAAAGTACATTCCAAGGGTTTGTACTCAACAACAATTGGCCGAAGAATACGGCGTGGTTCAATCGCACATTGGACGTATAGTTAGAAACGAACAAAGAGAGGAGGAAAAAACCTATGAGACTTAGAATTGGAATTGACGGCAGGATACTGGGGTTTCTCGGTGTCCACTGGACGCTTGTGGCAAGAGATGTTGCGGAAAGCGATTTGGACAAGGCAGCGTGGGTTTGTGGATACCTTGACAAGCTGACTGTCAACGTCCGCTTCCTTACTGGAGCGATATTCGCCACACTGACCCCAAACGTTCCTCCAGTCGTATAACATTTGACGATTTCCGATTGTTTACCGACCGTGGTCGGAAACCTGGGCAGGATGCCCTATGGCTAGTGCAGCTAAGCGTTGAACCTTGGATGGAAGTAAACACCAAGTTGAGAAAGTTCCGCGAACCTGGCGAACGGTTGCCATTTCATGTGGGAGTAGTTTAATACAAAGGCTGAACGGAATAAGGTACTGTCCTTGCATGAAGAGTAGTCTACCATGCGAGTGTAGGCAAAACGTCTAGGTAGCGTAAGACCGGTTCAACCTAGAAGTTGGGGGTTCGATTCCCTTCTCCCACTTCCTGCCTATTATGATCAACAGAGACATCGACATCGAAGTGTTTGGCTATATGGGTGGCGGTGGCGTCACGGTCTTCTCGTGTCTTGATGTGCAGGAGACCTTCAAATGGACCGAGGAAGCTGTCGGACTGTGTATGGAGTGTCGCAACAGATATAGAGACGGAAACTTGCCACCTTGCTGCGATTGCAGCGGACTCAACCACTCAGACGATCACAATTACTTCGAGGAGTTTGATTGGTAGCGAGAGCGTAACTGGGGAGCTACTCAGGAACCTCCTCTTCTGAGTAGCTCCTACTTTTTGGAGGTAATGATGAGAGATCGGTTTTTTGCAAGTTGTTCTTTCGAGAATGATTGTTGGGGTCTGGAAGCAGGACTGATATTGGACCGTTGGGATGGCACTGAACTCACTTTGCGCATCGTAATCGGTCCATTTCACTTTTCTACCGGCGTGACAATAATCAAACCGAAAGAATACTGCGAATGTGGCGACCATGACTAGAGCAGAGCACATAAAAATCGTCAAAGACGGTTTGCACAAGTTCATTGACGAAAAAATCAACGAAGACAGTAAAGTGGACGTAGACCTGAGTCAAGGGATTTGTGAAATCCTAAGAGATGGCTATGTAGAGACGAGTCGCGAACCAAACGACACATACTCACTGGTCGTCTTGGTCAATGGTGGGGCGCACAACACTGAGAGAAAGGAAGAATGATGGATATAGACTGGGACGATTGGCATTCAGTTGCTTGCGTAGCCTTATGGCCTATAACAGCCACAATAGGTCTTTGGATGGTTATAGGTGTTACGATCTTTAGAGGTCTGGGATACCTTGCGCGATTGGTAGAACGGAAGGAAGAATGAAAGCAGTCCACTTTGAACTTGGAGCAAATCCTGACGTGAAGACTACTTGGAGCATAGGTCTCCAAGGTGGCGAAGTAACTACTGGTCACAGAGTCGTCGCTCTCTGGTTTGGTCGTCGGTATCTTGCGATGACTTGGCTTCCAGGCTGGCGATTCAGCCTTCGGCGTCGGCGACCGAGCAAAGCGATTCCTCAGTCGATTGGGGATGTCATCAACGTTGCGATAGACGATGCTGGTGGCATACATTTGACCACTGTCATCACTGATCAGAGGATATGGGACAAGCTGGCTGTTGGCGGTCCCATTCGACGTATTACCGCAGAAGTACGGAGGAAACCTTGAAAACCAATATAACTGTAGCAATCGTTCTTGTTGTCCTAGTGGTCTTGGTTGGTGCGATCTGGTATAACGCAGCAGTGAACTGCGGACAAAAGCCTATCGTTGGCACTGTGATCGCCAAGAACATCTGTCAGCACTGGAACTACTCTCATGACCAAGTAGCCGTTCAGGTCAAGACAGGCGGCGGCTATTCTCTCTACACGATCAATGTGAAGTTTGCTCACTATGGCGCTTTGCAAGTCGGCCATACTTACAGGTTCATATTCGATCAAGGTTTCTTTGCTGATCAGAAACCAATCCAGATTGAAGAGATCACTCCTGTACCCCAAGTGCCTATGCCTCGAAACGTAAACAGTTTGGCATAAGTGCCGACATTTCGTAACAAGGGGTGATCGGATGGTCAAGCGTATTTCGGACGCTGAGAAAGAAGACGATGTGGCCTTAGAGATAGGCCGAGCGGTGATAGAAGCGATGCGCATGGCTTCTCAGGACTATGGAGGGGCAGACATTGAAATCTGTCCGACTGATGGGACTGCATTTCACGTTCTTGTGCGGCGTTGTTCGGAAGACGTGACTCGAATCGAGAATTGTCGCTTACCTGAGTCGGTATGGGGTGAAGAAGATGGCAAGGGGTAGAATTGACGAAATCGTACTGGTCCAAAAGAACTCTGCGGTAGGACCATCAGATAAACCCACTCTATGCCGACAGGTATACTGGTTTGATTTGGGCGTCGTATGTGAACGTTGCGCTGCGGCATTTGGACGTAGAGTTCTGGGACTGGCAACATTCTACGAAACCCAATGCGATTGTTGCAAAGAGACGGTGGTTTGCACTGAACGAAGAGATTACAAACGAATTGTCGTAGAGGAGTAAAATGGCACAGAAGTATATTCGCAAGTGGGGTTGTGGTGCTAATGACTGGCACGAACTCAAGAAGAACCGAAAGACGATGACCAAGTGTGGCAGGAAGATCACCGATGGCAAGGTGATAGACGAGGAAGAGTTCAAGTCTATGCCTAACCGATACTATTGTCACCGTTGTAGGGAAACTGTGTGATGGAATACGTCTGTAGGCGAGGTTTTGGTAGGAGAAATAAACCTTGGCACGTCCTTGACGACAATCGGTTAAAGTGTGGCGCACACATCAACAACGGTCTAATAATAGACGAAACTGAGTTTCGTATGATACCAAGGCTGTTGTGTACTCGCTGCAAACAGACTGATGTAGTTAAGATGCGACGTGAGCAAGAAAAGCGTACCAAGGTGAAAAAGAAGAAAGGTATCAAGCCACAGCCTCTCGATCAGCGTTTTTGGAATACAGTCAAGAAGGCTGGACCTGACGAATGTTGGGAATGGCAAGGGTGCATTACTGAAGACGGCTATGGCTGGTTCAGAATGAACAGACAACGTTCAGTCTTAGCTCATAGGTTAGCTTATGAACTGACAATTGCACTTCTTCCTCCTCCTGGTTCGCGCCATCTAATGCGTGTCCGTCATAAATGCGAGAACAAAAGATGCTGCAATCCTGCTCATCTATATTCTTCGTGGAATAGGAAGAAAGATGGAATCGTACAAACTACCTTCGCTTAAACTTGGCAAACATATCGTGCCTATACCAATTATCCTTGGCGGAATGGGTGTAGGGATAACAGATGGCTATATGGCAGGTATGGCAGCCGAGGAAAGAATTGCCGGTACGATTGCCTCGGTCGGCCTAGTCCCAAGAAATTGTCCAGGTGCTACTTACGAAATCGAGTGTAGTCATGGTCTCTACAGAGAGATTGGAGTAGCCAGACAAATCTCTCCGAAGGGTATCATCGGCGTCAACATCATGGTGGCTCTGACCAACTATGAAGAATTGGTCAAGACTGCCATTGAAGACGACATTGACTACATCATCTCTGGAGCCGGTCTACCTCTTGCTCTGCCGAAGCTCGTTGGCGAGAGAGGCAAGGATATTGCTCTAATCCCCATCGTTTCGTCTGCTCGTGCTGCCGATCTTATCTGTAAACGTTGGTGGAGAGACGGACATCTCCCTAATGCTATCATTGTAGAAGGGGCTGCTGCTGGCGGTCACTTGGGCGTGGCGAGGGCTGAGGTGGATACCTGGGGTATGCAGACGTTAGAAGCGGTTTGTAAAGAAGTTTTGCAGATTGCTAAAGAATGGGAGTTTTCTACTGACATTCATATTCCTGTAATAGCTGCTGGAGGAATATGGGACGGCAAAGACATTGTTCAAATGTTCAATGCTGGATGCGAAGGTGTTCAGATGGCAACACGGTTCATGGCGACTTCTGAATGCCCATTGGACGGTTCTTGGAAGCAATGTCTGGTAAACTCGAAGCCGGAAGACATGCTACTTATTGACAGTCCTGTTGGTCTTCCAGGTCGAACTTTAGGCGGCAGATTTGCGAGAGAAATCCTCGCAGGTGAACATAAACCAATCAACTGTCCTTATCACTGTCTCAAAACGTGTGACCCCAATAAAGCTCAGTTCTGTATTGCTGATGCTTTAATTGCAGCTAGACATGGCGACCATAAAAACGGATTTGTGATGGCAGGAAAAAACGCTTATCGAATCAACGAGATTGTACCGATTAGGAAACTTGTTCGACAATTGGTGCAAGAAGCTGAAACAGCATTATGACACTCGAAGAACGATTGTGGGCAAAAATCAATATAGGTGGTCCTGATGAATGTTGGGAATGGCAAGCTGGTCGTTATAAAAGTGATTATGGTCAGTTCAAGTTAAACGGTAAAGTAGTTCGTGCTCACCGAGTTGTATGGGAACTTGTCAATAAACAACTAATTCCAGAAGGGCAATGTGTTCTTCATAGTTGTGACAATCCGCCTTGTTGTAATCCTACTCATTTGTTTCTTGGGAATCACCAGGAAAATATGGACGATATGATTGCCAAAGGTAGATTCGTTCATCAACCAGGCGAACAAAACGGTAGAGCAAAACTAACTGAGTCTCAAGTTGTTGATATTCGTCAATTATGGACAACCGGCCAATACACGCAGCGGCAATTAGCATATATATATGGTGTATGCCAAAAACAAATCAGCAACATCATTCGCCATAAAAGATGGAGGGGGTAAGGATATGGCTGAGGAACTCGTTGACGACTACATCACAGACGAAGATGCTCGTGCTATCACATTGAAGGCTTTGAAGCGAAGCCTTGCCTTTCTTTATCACCAGATTCGACTGGCGGCTGACCAGCAAAACTTCAAACTATGGCTTGATGACCCTTCTGCTCTGACTGAACTTCATGTCAACCATCTGAGGAGCAAAGGGTTCGAGGTTTGGCCGACCGGTGCTGGATTTTGGAAGTGGATGAAACATACAGGATGGTTGATTTCATGGGAGAAGAGAAATGAGGCGGTGGAGAATGTTCAGGAAACGGTATGAGGCTGAAGTCTTTGAGGATAGTCCGGTCGATGCGTTCTATGCCGAAGAGAGGTTTCGATTTCGATGGTTGGCAGGGTTTTGGGCTAGATATACAATATTGACCAAATGTAAGGCCATCAGGTCGAGATACTTGATATACCATAGAGGCAAGCTAATCGAGCGTGGGCATTTTGAGTTCGACTGGGGTGGTGGCGAATGGGTCATCATCCGAGAGAAGTAAAGGACGACATTCGAGAGATCATCCGTCGCTGTCAAGGCCACGGATGTCCACACGTCGAGAACAAACCGTGTGATACCCAAAAGCACGACTGCAATCAGTGCATACTCGATTGGGGAACCGCAGAAATCGTAAAGATCATAAAGGAGCAAGGTGATGTTTGAAGCAGGCCAGACAGTTTGTATGCTACAAGGTGGTCAGGTTGATTCTATTTGTGTGATCGACCGTGTGACGCCCACTATGGCAATCATCAAAACTATCAGATTCAATAAGGAGACCGGATACCAAATAGGTGATTGTTACCCTCATTGCCAAATCCGCGAGGTAACCCAAAAAGATCGTGACGAGATTCGGCGGCGGATACTGGTGGGGAAGTTGAACCAAACGAAGTGGGGGCTGTTGAGCCTAGAAGCTCTGGAAACGATTTGGGGTGTGACTGAACGGTTGCGACAATCACAGCAATGACACTCGAAGAACGCTTCTGGTCAAAAGTTAAGATCGGTAGACCTGACGATTGTTGGGAGTGGCAGGCGAGTCGTACCAAGAAAGGTTATGGTTCGTTTGGAATCACCTCGCGTAAAGTAGTTGGCGCTCACAGAATAGCTTGGGAATTGACTAATGGCTCCATTCCAGAAGGACTAGAGGTTCTTCATAGTTGTGACAACCCACCTTGTTGTAATCCTGCTCACTTGTTCCTTGGAACTAAAAAAGACAATCGTATAGATTGTGTCAACAAAAACAGACAAGCAGTGGGTGAACGTCAAGGAAACTCTAAATTGACTGCATCTCAGGTTATAGAGATTCGTCAATTGCACGCGGACGGACAATATAATCATCATCAATTAGCAGGTATGTACAACACTACAGCGCCAAACATTTGTTGGATTGTCAACAGAAAACGATGGACGCACATCTAGGCTTTTACAACTACTATGCAATTGACTATTGATCGTCCTGGTCCGACAATGAACTTCCCTTTATAGAACAATCCACTGGACGAACCTCCGTCAATTCCATATGCCGTTGTGCAACCGTAATTCAACAATTGTTTTGCCATATCTCTCAAGTACATTGGTCTGCGAGATATTGCAAAAATCAACTTGTTGGACTTTGTTATTGCTATAGCTGTCCTGATTCGGACTGCAAAGTGGACCTTGCCGGTGAACTTCTCTGATGCAGGGTCTAGTGCGATCTTACCATTCCAAAGTAGACGAGGACCAAGACCGATAATGTTACCTTTGCACTGTCGAGCTAACTGTCGAGACAGGAAGTGGACTTTGTTTCCGTTGGCAAGGAGATCGTCGCCATAACATCCGTGACGGCCAATCGAGTTGGTCCGAATGTCTCCGATAGGTCTCAGAGTTCGCATACAGAAGAATCCTCCGTTGATAGCGGCAACTGGTCGAACACGTTTGACCATAGAGCCGAAGGATTCGACACTACACGGCCCTTTGCGTGCGGAGACTATCTGTATATCGACAGTGGGACTATTCAAGTTGATTTGCACAATGTTAAGTGCAGAAGTTGTCACTCTGGAAACGTTTTCGGCAAAAACTGTCGAAGGAAGTAAGAAGAGGACAATCAACAGCCAGCGCATAATAACACGCTCCTTTTTCGCTGCATATACTTTGTTATACTACGCAGGCGGCAGAACGGAGTATAGAATACTATGAGTAGGAGAGATGGACTACAACTGAACGGTGTTGCCCCAGGCGCAATTGAGTTGCCTGAGAAACGATGGGAGCATGGTGTCTTTTTTGACAACAAAAATGGAACTTGTGCTTTCATAATTTCTGCATTTGTCAATTACAAAGATGTCAACAACGTCTGGCAAGAGATAGACAACAGATGGGAACCTGGAACCTGGCACGTCAGTAGCGAGGACTGGGACTACCGAATGGTGCAATGTGGCTATCGAGCTTACGTCAAGAGTAAGTTTGATGTTGGTGGTTCTTTGTTACGGCTGGAAAAGGATACTCACTGGCTTGAGTATAACCCTCGTGATCTACTTTGGGCAACCGATGGCGAAGACGAAGCTCTAGTAAAACACCCTCAACCTATCTACGCTACGAAAACAGACATCGGTGCTGATTCTCTCGTCCAGCAAGGATACCTTGACTGGATTAACGCCTATGGCGCAGGCATCAGTTTTAGATATACTCCTTCGACTCACTTCTTCGCAAAGGAACTCACAATCAACAGTCTGGCCGAACTTGGGACTCCGCCGACTCGTATCTCAACCAAACCAGGAGCTTGCTTGCAACTTGGATGGATGTTCAGTAGTGACCTTGATCTCTATGTCGATGGAGTGATATGGGACAAGACAACGAAGAAGGACACTGGGGCTGCTGTTGTCTTCAAAGATGTCGGCGGAAATACGATTTGGAGTTGGGAAAATCCAACGGCGACTGACGCAGCAGGGAATACCGTTGCTGGAACTATCAGACTGATCAAGAGAGGAACGAATCTCTACAGTGTCTCGATTCAGATTCCTTGGCCTTGGCTCCAAACGGCTATGTACCCTGTGGTAGTAGACCCAACAACGTACTATGGGGCAGCAGATGACGGATATATATACGGACAAGGTTTAGCAGCCGTTGCTCATGCTACTTCATATGGTTCTGATGCAACCTCAACAGTTTTCAGGGTTGGAGTGGAAGTTGCTTCCGGCGTAAATACGTTTTGGCGTTCGTTTCTTAGTTTTGTCACATCTGGCATAACTGCTAACTACATTGTGACTGCTGCTACATTACAAGTGCAATGTTATGGAGCAACTAGCGGAGGTAGCAACATGTGTTATCTCAAACAATGCAATTGGGCAACATCGCTTTCTGCGAATAGAGAAGCAGATTATGATGCTTGCGACGCTGCTGACAACGATTTATGGCAAAAAAACATAAACGCTATGGGTTCAAATGCCAAATATATATATGCTGTTGACCTGTCGTATATAAAAACGGCAGGCACTACGAAATATGCTTTCAAGTGTGAACTGGATAGTGGTGGTTATCTGGCACCAATGGCATCGTATGTTGACTTTTTCTCGTTTGGCTCTGCTACTCAAGCAAGTAGACCTCAACTTTCGATAACAGCAGTTATGGCTTCACGACCTGAAGGCAAAAAGCTGTTCGGATATATTCATCCAAGAAAACATCAAATCTAAGGAGGGAAACAAACATGGCAGGAATACTCGCGCAAGCTGTAACCGGAGAGGTTGCAATTGCCAAGAACGTCACAAAGACTCCATTGCAGATTGTGGCTGCTGCGAACCATAGAATCAAGGTATCGCAGTTTGGCATTTTCTTCAAAGGTGTCGCGGTTACTGACCCACCAGTCTTAGTTAAAGTTGTTCGTCAAACTGACGCTGGAACAACTTCAGCTTTGACTCCGGTTAAGAACAACACGGAAGACGGTGAAACACTCCAAACGACTGCTAGGCATACGGCTACTGCCGAACCAACCACTACTGACGTAGTGTATTCGGCGGAAGTCCATCCTCAGTCTGGTTGGCAAGTGATATTCCCATTTGGACAAGAGATCATTGTCCCTGGTGGAACACGTCTCGGTATCAGTGTATCAACACACGCTACCATTCCTGATGGCGGACATACGTGTGTTGCGTTCATGGCGTTTGAGGAATAATGGGAAAAATCCTATGGCCTGTGTCCGAACTAAACCCCAAGGTAAGTTTTGGAGGCGGCACTGGGAAAAAGGCATACACTCAAGCGTCGGCTTTTGGTGTCGGCCTTGCCCCAGCATTAGTGCGAGCGCGTGACGTTCCGCGAAACATTGCGGCGACGGTCACACTTGCACCCACTCAGACACGAGTCAGGAAAGTTCCTCGAATAATAGCACTGGCGGTTAGTTTATCCTCGGCATTGACGCGGATTCGAGACGTGCCTAGATCAGCAGGATTAACTATTGGGTTGTCTTTCACAACAGTAAGACTTCGCGCTATATTGCGAGCATTGGTATTGACGATTGGATTGTCGTCTATATTATCAAGAGTGCGCAACATTCCTCGATCTATTGCCGTTGGTGTTGGATTAGCACTGTCCAGAGGACGATTGTTCAAGGCAATCAGGAGTATTTCGGCTACTGTTGGGTTGTCGTCTGCATTAACGAGGATGCGTAGTGTTCCTCGGTCTGTTGCCGTCACTGTGTCGCTCGTAATTGCTACTCTACGAGCACGAAAGATTCCGCGTACTGCTGATGTCGCTTTGTCATTGACGACTGGATGTAGCAGATTAGCGACGATTATAAGGTCTGAGGCTATCGGTATATCAGTAGGAATTGTTAAATCTGCACAAACTACTATTCAACGAGCAATAGATTTGGCGATTACATTGGCTAACGATGTGTCTCGTCCTCTTGCGATTATCCGAATTGCCCTTGTTGATATGGCAGTCGATGGAGCAATTGGTGTTCTGAATGGTTTTCGACGTGCCGTTAGTATTACGTTATCTGCCGCAGTCGCTATCGGTCAGTCCAGAGGTTATCTTAGGCAGATTGTGGCAACAGTCAATGCCAACCTTGCATCAAGCCGAATTGCTGCTTTTAGCAGACTGGCTACGGTTGGTCTAACAGTCAGTCACATTGCCGGTCGTATTCGGAGTATGGTTCGATCTGCTGCTACTACTGTCACGGCCACCATTTCAGCAAACCGACTGGTTGCTATCATTCGTAACGTTGATATGCACTTCCACACGTTTATCAACGTTGACAGAATCGGCGAATACTACACATATCTGTCTACCGCACTGTCAGTTGCCGTCTCATCTAGTAGACTGACGAAGATCATCCGAACACTTGCAGTGACGGTTGGTTCTTTGGTCGCAGGAACAAGAATTGCCACCTACCATTATGCTAAGTCTGTAGCTTTGACGCTTGCAACGAGCGTGAGTAGATTCCAGGGTTTCTTACGCAATCTGACTGTGGATTTGGGAGTTCTTGTAGAGAAAACCAGATTAGCCGCATTGCACCAGCTTATTGAGATCGGTCTAACACTAAGTAGCGGTGTGGGTAGGATTCGCAAGATTGTACGCATCGTCTTAGTTGGGATTGCACTGGCTGGGTCTGTGGTCAGAACTGCGGCATATTACCGACTGCATGGTATCGTCGTCACGTTGAGTACTGGCACGAGTAGACTGCGGAGTTCGCTTCGTAGTTTGACTGCTGATCTAGGCGTCCTTGTAGAACAAGCTCGATCTGCTACTTTTAGCCGACTTGCTTTGGCAGGTTTGACGATAAGCCATTCTATAGGTCGTGTTCGGAGAATCCTTCGATCTATTGCTGTTGGGGTATCTACTGCCATTTCAGTAACAAGGTTGACTGAGATTATCAGGTCGATTTCAGTTGCTCTTTCAACTTCTTTGATCGTCACAAGGGCGAGAGACATACTCCGGTCTGTTGCTGTTGGAGTATCTGCTGCGATCACAAACAGTCGGCTGGTCAAAGTTGTTAGATTGATTGATACGCACTTCCACACGTTTATCAACGTTGATAGAATAGGTGAATATTACGAGTATGTCATCACCTCTCTATCGGCATTGGTTTCTGCCAGCAGACTGACCAAAATTGGACGTACGATTACAGTAATAGTCAGTTCTATGGTTACAGCATCGAGGACGGTCACTTACCATTGCACAGAGTCGATTGCACTGAGTCTGGAACTGGGGATTACTCGTTTTCAGGGTTTCTTGCGCAATCTGATTGTAGATTTGGGAGTTCTTGTAGGACAAATCCGATCTGCTGCCTTCAAACGACTTGCTGAGGTAGGGCTGACATTGAGCCAAGTTGTAGATCGTGCTCGAAAAGTCCTTCGATCTGTGGCAGAAGATATAACAGCCACTTTGTCGGTGAATCGGCTTTCTGGCATTCTTCGGAATGTCGATCTACAACTTGGCTTGAATGCCATAGGAGAGGCGGCTGCTAAGGCAGTTGCTTTCATCACGGTTACGCTGACTATGGCTGTCAGTGCCAGTCGGATTGCCATTATTAAGCGAGCAGTAAGTGTGGGGATGTCATTTGCGGCAGTAGGCAACCGAATTACTAAGGTTGCTCGCTCGGTCAGCATTGCACTTTTGCTAGTGGTCAGTGTATCTCGGTTGCGAGCAGTCGTTCGTAGCATAATATCTGCACTAAGCCTTTCTGTTGCAGCGAATCGACTTGTGGTAGCCATACGGTCGATCAACGTGTCGATTACACTATCACAGTTGACGACCAATCTCCGTCGAGCGATTCGTACTGCGGCAGTTGCCATTGGCACTGCGGTAGAGGCCACTAGGATATTGACGGCTAACAGGATAGCCACTATTATGCTGTCTGTGATAGCTGGGGCTTCCAAGGTACGCAGTGTGCTCCGAAACCTGAGCATAGATGCGATTATAGCCATACAGCCTTCAAGAATCGTCGAATATATCAGATCAATCAATTTGCAGTTGCAGTTGGCATCGGTAATTACAAAACTCGGCGAGTACATCACATACGCGATGGTCACCCTGTCCGCAGGAGTCCAGGCAGACAGACGAGTTGTTGCTTTGCGGTTGGTTGAGATCGGCGTATCTATTGGCAATGCGGTTGGTCGGTTAAGAGCGGTCACACGTACTATTCTTCTCGGTATAGCGAGTATTCCATCGGCTGCACGACGCCTGAACGCTATCAGGTCTAGTACTGCGTCTGTTGTGTTGGACGCCATTGCCGACAGAATCGCTGAAGTTATTCGTTGGGCCGATGCTACGGCTGAGATGTCGGTACTTGCAGATCGAATGGCAGACCTCAAGCGAGAAATCGCTGTGGCGCTGAACCTGTCTAGCATACTCGATAGATTAGCCAGGTATACCCAAATAATTCAGACTTCATTGAGTCTGTCTGCGTTGTCTGAGCGGATTGCTGGGTTCAGACGATCTGCCAGTTCTGCTTTGAGTCTGAGTTTGATAACCAGTCGATTGAGAGCGGCGATTCGATTCGTCAGTCTTGGAGTGGATGTAGAAAACGCAGTAAATCGACTAGCATATGTGATTCGCAACATATCTGTTGCGCTACATTCGTCTATTTCTGTGTTGCGAATATTTGGCGCGAAACGCATAGCTGCGGCAGCAATTTCGATCTCGACGGCGACCACCAGATTGAGACAGGTCATCAGGAACGTTTCTACGATCATAACCGTAGGGTTAGATGCAGCGCGTAGAGCTATCGTAACTCGCTCGATTGTCATATCGACATCATTGAGGCTTCAGACACGTCGGATAGCGCAGTTTACCAGAAGTACTACTGACTCACTTTTGGTGAATATTAGTCGGACCAGTTCGGCATTTTTCTCGCGTATCGTAAATATCAATGTAGGAGTCAGAGTCGTACGTAGCCGTCTGGTCGCTGCTATTCGGAATCTCTCTATACAATTCAATGTCCATATGAGAGGGAGAAAGATTTGGTTCTACGTTACCGATCTTACCTCTTCCCTTATGGTAACATTGAGCGGTAGTCGAATTGCAAAGGCAGTTCGGACAGGACGAGCAGCAATAACAGCATCAGTTGGCATCGCGACATTCAATTTCAGTTTGGCGTTGAAGTGGCTTCTAAACCGTTTCAACAGAATAGTAGGTAGACACATTGGGCCTGATTAACACCATCATAGGGAGGTGCAAGAAGAAAATGAAGAAACAGGAAGACGAACAACCGAAGGTTGTATTCCACAACGTAGTCGAGATCGTCCACAGGCGGAATGGCAAGATTCTGTCTAGGGAGAAGAAGCGGAACATCATTGTCAATTCTGGAATTGACTGGCTCTGCGATCTTATGGGTGAAGCGGCTGGCACTCCAGCAGCCTACATAGGTCTGTCAAGTGCTGTCACCGCTCCTGACGCAGTGGATTCTGAGCTTCATGCTACAGAATATACCGACTTTGGTCTGGAGAGGGTTAATGCCGCTGCCAGTTATGCTCACGTCGATGGTGAAACTCACTACCATCTGAGTAACGAGTTTACTTGCGACACTGATGCCAAGACAGTTGCTTCGGCAGGTCTCTTCTTCGGTGCTGGCGCGAGTGCGCTGTTCGCTGGTGTAGCAATCACTTCGGTTACTCTTCAGACGGACGACACTCTGACTGTCAACTGGACTGTCACCATCAGCCAGTCGTAAGGAGTGGTTTCACTTGCAACTGCCTTTGAATATTGGAGGTTGGATGCCGGTTCTCGTGAATCGGACATCCAATCTTCAAGGTATAACTGGCATTGTGTATGATGACCCCAATCTTGCTATCTCTTACAAGAAAGCAAGTGGGGTTTCGGTACAACTGACTCTTACCGCTAACATCTGGTTAGAGGTTGGTCATGGAGAGTATTGGGTATTCCTTGGTCCTACAATTTGTGACGTTGTGGGACTTTTGACTATTCATTTGACTTATGTAGGTGCTCTGGACTATCCTGGCGCTGCTGAAGTTTTGAATGTTCCTGCCGATGGAGATTGGCTTGGAATGATCGTGACTGCATATGACGAGGATACACTTGGCGGTATCCTTGATCGAATCTATCAGCGTCTTGCTACAGGGACACTTAGAGTTATAGCGCCAGTTCAACAGGAGGGAGCAGTCGTGCAAATAATCAAAGGCGACGATTATTACAACGCCGACAGTAGAGCGTTGGAATGGTTAGAAGAAGACGGCACGGTAGGTTGGCCTGTATTGACCGGTGCGACCGTCACACTGGAAGTAGACGACAAAGAGTTTGCTGGAACAATCGTCACGGCAACAGGTTCCAACAAGAAGGTCCGATTTGAGTTGTCTGCTACTCAGACCGCTTCATTATCTACTGGCATCCATTTGTTTTGGGTTAAGGCAGCACTTGTTACAACTCATCACAAGGTTACGTTGCGTACCGGCAAAGTCTATGTCTCGGACAAGGTAACGCTTATAACGCCTGAAGTAGACGAGACATAACAGAAAAAGGCAGGTGAACCCCAATGGCGAACCGCAATGCTGGCGAGGATATGCGCAAAGCCATCGCTGAGGGTCGAGCGAAGCAGTGTACTGCCCATAAGAAAGACGGTACACAGTGCGGTCGTGTCGCCAGAGATGGTTATGATGTCTGTTCTAGTCACGGTGCTGGCACGTCCAAACGTGAAATTGAAGGCGTGCGCCAAAAACCAGGACGACCGATAGAGACCGGCCTTTACGCTCGTGAACTCCCTGATGACTTGGCATTGACTTATGATGAAGTCTTTGGCGATTTGACTCTGGTCCACGAAGTAGCACTTGCCAAGACGATGCTCCTCAGACTCCTCCGCCACCTCGAAGAAGACCCTGTGAATACTCCTACCGGTGAAGGTACGGAGATCAAGTTGGTTCCCAAGGACAAAGCCAAAACGAAAGAGGATATGTATTACCTCATCAAGATGCTTGAGGCCGTTACCAAGACCGCTAATGCAGCGTTTGAGCAGTTACAAGGCAAGAAGATCACGGTGACTGTTCAGAACGACTCTGAAGAGATTATCGCTATGGTTCGCTCATCTGTCGAGCGCGAGATCGCATTTATGGACAATATCTTGTGTCCAGATTGCCGCAATCGACTTGCTGACTCCTTACTTGAGCGCCAGCGCACGGTGATGGAAAATGGCTAATTGGTACGTCTCTTGGGCAACTGGAGTTGATTTGACTGGCGATGGTACAGCAGCTTTACCATTCAAAACCATTGACAAAGCTACGGCTGTTTGTTCAGCCAATGATGAAGTCCGAGTTGAAAAGAGCGGAGCCGGAACTGATATTGGTAGTTATGGTTTCACAGATGGTAGTGCTTATGCGTATCGTGCAGGCGATCATCACACAGATGTTGCCGCCAAAGATATTGTTGGTAATGACACAATAGGTTATTACCAAGTGTCTTCGGTATCTTACACTTCTCCGAATACCAGAATCACTCTTACATCGACGTTTCATGGAGCCGTTACCGGAACGTATGCTATTGTCAAGAACCCACATACTGATACCGGCACAGCAGCAGCACAAGCAACAAACGTTCAATTGATAAGCGGAAGTGGGTCAGACACGAGCAATAGAATCAAGATTTCTGGTGGTTGGAACTTGGCAAATCCTGCCATACCAGTTCAAGACGGCATTACTCGGTTTTATCAATCAGGTGCTAACCAATATGGCACAGGACTCTATGCTACTGGAAAATCGCACATTGAAATATCGAAGATCGAGTTTGCACGGTACTATATCGGACTATACATTGACGATGCAGTGAACTCTCACGATTTCAAAGTGAGCAATGTTAATGTATGGACAGCAGGGAGCACTGGAATAATCATCAAAGCCTCAGCGTGCGATTTTGATGACATTGACATACACGGTGTAATCACTCGTATGTTGGACATCCAAGGCGGTGGACTACACACATTTACGAATATTCAGACAGAGTACTGTTATGGTGCGCTTAACAGTTCCGGTATATATATGTACCAAACACACCGGAACTCGTTTACGAACATTAAATTGTATGAATGTTCGTATGTCGCTGGGTTGTATCTCAGCGAGAGCAACTGCAATAAGTTCAATGGCGTTATAATCAGTCCAATAGCAGGAAACGGCATTTTGCTTGAAAAAGCTGGTAACAACATCTTTGCTGGGACAACAGAGCTTTACAATGCCTACTCGCATCTCATTGCTGTAGATTCGCAAAGCCCAGGAAACATCTTCTATGACGTGAACGGTCATGATCTAACGGCCAGTGGAGCTTGTGTTTTCTCTGCTCGTAGTGATGTAGTGTTCCACAAACTGCGTTCATGGACTAACATAAGTGGATGTGGGACAATCAGAAACGACGCAGTTGTTAGAATCCACGACTTCACGTATGGAGGATTTTATGCCAATACTCCAGACGACTTTTTGTTTGAATCCACTGATGTTTATGATGCGGCACACGAAGACGCAAGAGTGTTCATCACTAAGGTACAGAGTGACATTACAAGCAACATTGTGCATAGCAGACGTGGTTCTGCTATTACGGACACGGTAACCGTTAAGACAGCAGGCTCAGGCCATGTCTCATGGAAGATGACTCACAATACCATCGCTGCTGCCGCTACACCATTCGAGATCGAGGTTGGCAAATATGGAGTTGCTGCTGGTGCAGAGGTGACGATCAATGTCTGGGTTAAGAAATCTGTAACTGGTATGACTGCTAGGTTGATATGTAAGGGCGGTCAGTTGAATAACGTTGCAAGTGACGTTACTGATGATGCCGGTGCTACAACTGATTGGGACCAACTGGCGATCACAATGACTCCGACAGAAGCAGGAGTTCTTACGTTCCACGTTCAGGTATGGGGTGGAAACGGCACTACTGATGCTGTCTATGTAGACGAAACGACGTTTGCGCAGGCGTAACTATGGCTAACTACTATGTTTCTTGGGCAACTGGAGTTGACGCAACTGGTGATGGTTCGGCAGCACTGCCGTTCAAGACTATCACTAAGGCAACGCAAGTCTGCTCGGCTGGTGATTTCATTCGAGTAGCGAAAAGTCCTGCGAATACTGCAATCTCTGGGAGTTGGAACTGGACAAACGGCTCTGCATCAGTTGTTTGTAGTGGTGATAAACGAGCGGAAGTAGCCGCAAAAGACCTCATTGGCAATTCGACAATTGAATACTGGGAAATATCTTCAGTGGCTTATGCAGGTGGCAATACCACAGTTACTCTTCGTGGCAAGTTCTATGGCACTACTGGTAGCCAATCAATCGAAAAGTTAGGTGTTACGGATACTGGTGCGGCTGCGGCTTACAACACTGTGATTCAAGAGATTACGAAGACTGGGACGGCTGGGAACCCTATAACGATTTCTGGCGGTTGGGATTTGAGCATAGAATCTCTGACCGGAACAACAGTGTTCTACCAATCAGGCTCTAGCAGATACGGTTATGGGTTGTATGCTGCTAGTTCTATAAGTTTCATCACCTTGTCAAATCTTCGTTTCGCTAGAAACCAATATCACATATATATCAACGGTGGGTCTGCTGCCGGTACAGAAGCGACCAGTTGGATTTGGAACGACATCAAGTGCTATGGTTCTGCTTCGTATTCCGTGTATGTTTTGCGTAACAAAGCGTGGGACGTAGACAACCTTACAGTTATCCAGAGTGGAGCCGAAGCTGTCTATTTCTCAACAGGATATGGTACAGGTTGTGGTGGTCACACCATAGATAATGTGACGATCAAAGCGTGTACGATTGACGGCTCTTCTGGTTCAGGAATGACGTTGTATTCTCAAGTTGGTTCTATAATTACCAATTTGAGCATCAATGGCAGTTACGGAAACGGTCTTGTCATTGACGGTGCATATGGTAACAAGTTTTACAATACGACAATAGACACATGTGTTGGCTATGGCATAAAATCATTCAACACATACGCATATAGATCAACAATCAACAATCGCTTCTACACTCTGACCGTCAAAGCATGTCAAAAAGATGGTATCTGGATAGATGTCTACAGCGACATACCATACATCAGTAGTTTGACCATCCAAAACCAAGCTACGGCAGGTTATTATGGTATCCACATCGACGGCGGAACAAAGATGGTTATTGATGGTCTGACGGCCTCTGGTAACTCTACTGGTGGCACGATCAAGATTGATAACTCCAATCTCAGATTGTACATCCGAGACTTCACGAGTAGCGATGCAACGAAGTTCACTTTTCCAGCCACGACGACATATCCTGGCGCTAGGGTATATTCATTTAGTGAAGATGGGACGTACAACAACCACAACATAACGTTTGCCAATGGCGTGGTTTCGTGCGTCACAGCAGGCGTATACGCGGATACTTATGCTTGGAAGTTCACTCCAAATGCCAGTGCTGATTCGTTCTATCCTGTTGAAATACCAGTTTTGGTATATCCGGTAATCAACGAAAATGTGGATATAAAGCTCTTTGTCAATCTGAGCAATTCGGCAATGACAGGACGATTGCTTTGTCGAGGCGGTCAGGTTGGAGGTGTTGCGTCTGATGTGTTTATTGATGCCGCTGCATCGACAGGTTGGCAAGAAGTAACTTTGCCTCTGACGCCTAATGAGGTAGGTGGCTGTGAGATCGTATTTCAGGTTTGGGGTGGCAATGGCACAACAGACAATGTGATGATCGACGCTATGACTCCGCCTCTTGTCTCGACATACAGCTTAGAGCACTCGTATCACGGACCTCTCAACTACATAGACGACATCAAGACACGAAGCCTGGAAGTAGCTGACTGGCTAGGGTTGATGCCCTTTGTAGCTCTCAGGTATATTCCTGTTCCGTATGTGATTGCTGCCAGCACAGCTTTGTCTGTCGGTGCATCTATTCCGAGTGTGCTTTGTAAAAGGGTACGAAGCATCTTGCTAAACGTTGGTGTCAACATAGGCACGAGCAGATTGGCTAAGATTATACGAAAGATCAACACCGGCATTTCTTTGAGAGCCATTCAATACAAGAAATATTTCACCGACATTGCTAGTGCTCTCAATTTGCACATCAACTTCACTAAGGGCCGTGCGTACGAGGCGATATGCAGCACCGCTCTTACTGTAGGTATCACGGCGTCACGACTACTCAATGCGATTCGTAACATCAGCCTTCAGATTCATCCGGCTGTCAATTCGTTGAGAGGTTTCGTAAGGAACATCTTAATTGCTCTGAATATTCGTGTTGTAACGAAGCCCACTTGCATAATAATCATCAATGACGATGACGAAACAACTGACGACATCGCTTCAATTTTGACGATTTCTTACAGTGGCGGTGTCACAGATATGCGTCTCAAGAACGACGATACCGCTTGGGGAGAGTGGATAACACCTGCTACATCGAAGAACTGGGCGCTCAAAGCTGGAGCGGATGGAACTAAGACCGTCTATCTTCAGGTGAGAGACACTGCTGGCGAATCTGACATTGCGAATGACTCGATTGAATTGGTCACTCCGTCATATCCGTTGACTGTGATCGGTGAAATTACGGACCTGGTGAGAGCATGATATTCGAGCATCTAAACGAGTCAATCCAAGAGAGAATGAACAGGCAAGCAATTGACGATCTTGTTCGTGGAACTATACGTGGAGTCATCTTAGGCAAGGAAGACAATGATTTCCTTGAGATACCATACTCTGATTGGATTCACCGGTACACACGCAAAGGTAACAAACCCTGGTCTTACGATGAATGGTCATTTCAGATTGATCTTCTGAACGACCCAGCACACCGTCTTGTTGTCAAGAAGGCCGCTCAGATGGGAGTTTCCGACACTATGGCTCGGAAATGTATTGCTATGCTTTGTCGCTATGATCGGACAAAAGCACTGTACACCCTACCGACCGACCCACTTGCAGGCACTTTTTCTGACACTCGTGTTCGACCGATCTTTGAGGATTCGTATTCGATCTCTCGATGGATGGGCAAGGGCAGCACTGACAGCCTTGGGCGGAAACAGGTCAAAGATTCGTTTATGATTATTCAGGGAGGTTGGGATGTCCGAATCATGCAGATGATGGACATTGACTTCCTGTTCATTGACGAACTTGACCGCCAGAAGCAAGAGATCATCGGTTCGATGAGAACCAGAATGGACGCTTCGATTCACCGATATGAGTTCGACTATTCGACTCCTACCGTTGAAGGATTCGGCATCGACGCACTGTATGAAGAGACGGATAAGAAGGAATGGTTCCTTACTTGCCCTCGGTGTGGACTTGAACAGTATATGGAGTACGATCATATTATGTTCAAGCCAGAAGACGAGGAACATTACGACCCTTTCTTCGGATGCAAGCAGTGCAAACAAGAACTGAATAGGTATGCTGGAGTATGGAAGCCGACTACGAAGTGTCGTCCTGATCTTTCTGGTTACCACATTACTCAAGCAATGTCGCCACGCCAGACTGCCTTTGAGATTCTCGACAAGCGAACAAATGGTCAGTATCTACTCGAATCTGACTACTGGAACTATGTTTGGGGAATGGCTGCAAAGAGTAGTTTGGAAGGCACATTCGGTGAGATCAAATGGAACAGCTTGTACGGAACTCACGAATTGCAACCATTCTGTCATTCACAGAATCGTGTCATTATTATGTCGGTTGACTGGGGGCTTCCTTGGAGTTGGGCTGAAGTTCGTGAGATAGATTTTGAGGCAAGGCAATCGAAGATTATCTGGCTTGAAGCCTTTGAGTCGCAGAACCCTGACGACCATCCTGCACGAATGATTGATATAGCTCGTCAGAGTGGAGCTAGTATGGTAGTGGCAGACATTGGTTATTCTGATGGCCGTGGTTACAAGCTGAAGAACGCTCTGGGCGATCTCTTCTGGGATGTATCCTCGAACTCGACTGGGTTGATAGAGCCGAGATTCGATAGAAAGAAACACAGAATTACTTGCTTCAAAGAAAGAATCATCAAACGACACTTCGTTTTGATTAGTGATGGACGAATAGTTTTGCCGATTAACAGTGACCAAATAAAAATCGGCAAAGACTATAAGGCGAGAACGCAAGTCTGGATTGACCACCATCGGAATATAAAGATAAGGAAGGACAAAGACGGTAACGAAGAGATTGTCAGTAACCAGAAGCCGACTCACATGGTTTTCAGTTCAGCTTATGGTGATCTCGCTTTTGAGTATCTGTCGAAGGCTTACGCAGCCGAAAGACGACACAGACGCCGCGAAATAAGAGTGCATGTTGTTGGAGGAAGAACTGATGGCTGAAGAAAAGAAAGCGCCTCGCGAGATCAAGGCAACTATCATCGTGAGAAATAGCGTTGATGGCACAACTGCTGCCATAACTACTCCTAACGCCTCAAAACAGCTAGACTACGTTACCAAGATCGACAAAGGTTTTCGGTATTCCAAGGACAACTTGGTAAAGCCTGAACTCGATCTGATGAACCTTTCAAAACTGTACAAGACGAACTATGCGCACGCCTTCTGCGTCAATGCTAAGGCTGCTTGTAAGTCTGGCGTTGGATGGCAATTGGAATCTTGTCTATCTGAGACTCACGAGATGAACGATCAGGAAATGAAATCAGAGATTGACCATCTCGAAGATAAGAAGAAGAGAATTGACAAAGTAAAAGCTGATGCTGCTGCCGCTGCAAAGGTAGTGTCTGATGCTGCTGCTGCTGACGCTAAGGCTAAAGCAGCCAAGGATGCTGCGGCTGGCAAACCGGCAGCTAAACCGGCAGCTAAACCGGCGACTCCACCTGCTCCTACTCCTACTTCTCCTGATAACGAAGAAGAAGTCTTTGACGAAGAAGACAAGCAGAAACTTGCTGAGTATAAGAAAGTCTACGCTCAGCATATGAAAGACAAGAAGACTCTGTTGGACCTTTTCAGGCGTATCAACCCTGAAGATTCATTCACCAGAATCAACGTCAACACTGACACTGACATAGAAGCATTCGGTTTCTCATGTTGGGAAGTCATTAGAGATGGCAAAAATAGGATTGTTGAACTCTACCATATGCCAGCCGTCACTGTCCGAATGATGTCAAACAACCTTGGAGTGTGTCAAGTCAAATCGCCCACAATGACTGTTCTTGGCAACATTGCACTGACTGCAACTCCGAAGGGAAACAACAAGGTATTCTTCAAGAAAATCGGCGGCAATTACGTCATGGATAAGGACACCGGAGGTATTGTCGGTGAGATAAAGGACGGCGAGATAACTTGGCTCAAAGATGATACTGGGAAATCGTTGCAGATACCTGAAGCCAAACAAGCAAACGAAGTCATCATCTTCCGCAAGTACAATCCAGACAACTTCTGGTATGGTATCACTGACATCACTCCTGCTCTTTCTGCGTGCTCTGGTGATAGGGCTGCTTCCGAATACAACGAACAGTTCTTTGACAACAACGCTGTCCCAAGAATGGCGGTCGTTCTCGAAGGAGCTTCGATGAACGATACCACCAAAGAGATGATCGAGAAGTTCTTCGACTACGACATCAAAGGCAATGCTCACTGTACTTTGGTTCTTGAAGCACCTGGGGCAGAATACGACGATACTACCGGCACTCGAATGGAAGCTGGCAAGATTCATTTTGAGAAACTTGCTATGGACATTACTGACGCAAGTTTCCAAAGTTACCGGAAAGATAACCGAGACCAAATCTTCATTGCACACAGAGTTCCACAATCTCTGTCGCCATCTCCAAATAACCAATCAGGTCGAACTGGCGATTCTGCTCAGACGGACTTGGAGATATTCAAATCTCAGGTTGTTCGACCGGCACAAGAAGAGAGAGAGTTCGTTATCAATCGCCATATCGTTGAAGATGCTTATGGCATTGGGACTTGGAGACTTCGCTTCAAGGAGATCGACACCATCGACCAATTCCGCCAGATGCAGATTCATAGCGGATACCTGAAAGAGAATGCTATGACGATCAACGAGGTTAGAGCCAAGTTGGGTCTGCCGCCGAAGAAGGGTGGCGACATAGCGTTCCGAATTACACCTGTTGGCCTTGTCAAGCTCGAAGACATCGAAGACCTTAGCACGCTCGATCTTACTACTCGTCCTAAAGCTCCGCTCAGTGGAGCCGATCAGGGTACAAGTGTTGGTGGTCGTCCTGCCAAACCGACAGGAAAACCAAAACCAGCAAGCACTACTGGCAAAGCAAAGGCTGCACAGATCATTGATATGATCGAACAGATAATCTCGGAATCAGAATAACTGGAGGACTACCTAATGAGTAGCGAAACAGAAGACAAGTCGTTTGCCGTTCGTGAACTGCTTCCTGGTCAGGAAGAAGGACAGTTGGTTGCTGTCCATTGTGAGAATCCTGATTGTGGGAAAAATCCCAAATCAGGCATCAACTTTGGCGGTTCACGGTTGCTAGGACGGTATTATCCTGGCACTCGCGGCGAAGTCAAATGCCCTCGTTGCGGCCATGTCAACAAGTTCAAGGTGGCAGGAGGTCGCTTTACGGCTGTTAAGCCAGGGTAAGGAGGTGTGACCTACAATGAAGCTCGAAGAGAAAACATTAGAACTAGCCAAGCAGAGCATTGGCGTTACAGAAGAAACTCCGAATTGGGGGCGTTGGGTTAGCGTATACCTGAAGTTTGTAGGCATATTCAGTCCTGCGCCCTGGTGTGCTGCTTTTGTGGCATACAAGATTCATCAAGCTGCTGGTCAACTCAACGTCAAGGCAACTTGGCCGAAAGCTGGCTATGTGCAGAGCGTGGTCAACTGGGCCAAGAAAAAAGTCTTGGTTGTGCGTGTCCCACTGCCGAACACGGTATTTGCGGTTTGGCATCCAGAACTCAACAGATATGCACACATCGGATTTATAGCTGCGGTGCGCAAATCTGGGAGCAAAGTAGAGTTCTTGTCTGTTGAAGGTAACTCTAACACTGACGGTAGCAGAGAAGGTAAAGCTGTGGTCAGTCAGTGGAGAACCTGGAACGACGCTAAGTACATTTGCATACTCATTCAGTAGAGATTGGATGAATCTTAGTCAATCAATCCTGTTGTAGAGTATAGATAAAGTAGACTATGCAAGGAGGTTGTGCGGCAATGCCTGTGATTAACAAGTCAGATGAAATGAAACGCTGGTTGAGCAAGACTCCTTCGTGGTCTAAGGACGATGCTGAAGGTGTGGTTGGTGGTGTCAAACTAGACAACAACGGTCTTCTCTATATGTCTGGGGGAGACTATGAGATTGAACAGCCGATGTTCAAGTCATTTTTGGACAACAATGGTGATTTGATTATCGAAGGGTATATGTGTTCGCAGCGAAGAACTCGCAGAGGTGAACGTTGTCGAAACTACTGCTTTGCCGGTAGTATTGATGACTATATGAAGAACCCTACGATGCTTTTCAATCACAACATGGACCAACCTGTAGGCCAAGTTCTTGACCTTCGGATGGACGACAAAGGCACTTGGGTCCGCTGCAAGATTCTCGATGATGCAACCAAAGTGATGATTCAGGATGGTCGTCTGCGAATGTTCTCTTGGATGGGATATGTTCGCGATTGGTCTGTCGAGATGGACCCTGACCCTGCATACGCTCAAAAAGAAACGCTTTGGATAAACAAGGCCGAATTGCTTGATGTATCCGTTGTTTCTATCGGTAACGTTCCTGATGCTCTATTCCAGATCAGCAAGGCTGCGGATGGCAAGATGGATTACTCCATTTGGTGTCCGTTTGATAAGAACGCTACTGACGAAGAGAAGCGAATGGTATACGGATATGCCACGATCTTCGGCCAGCGAGACGCTGACGGTCATAGAATGACCAGAGAAGCGATAGAACAAGCACTTCCTGCATATGCAGAGTTCCGAAATGTGCGAGAAATGCACCAACTTAAAGCTGTTGGGACTGCTCCGATTCTTGAGATTGACGACAAAGGGCTGCGTGTAGGAGTTCATGTCTCTGAAGGAGCACAAGATGCTTGGCTGAAAGTCAAGGATGGAACCTACAAAGGGTTCTCGCTTGGCGGTATGATTCACGAAATGTCGCCTGAGAAAGATTTGACGAGAATATCGTTTGATGAAATCTCATTTTGCGACCGACCCAAAGTTCCTGGCGCAGTTTTCTACTTGGTGAAGTGTCAGGACGGAGAACTGGTTATCTGCCAGGACGAAGGAGGTGTCACAATGGAGGAAGAGCAGATTAAACCGGAGGATTCCGAACCGGAAAAGGGTAAGAGCGTTATCGACAAGTTCCTTGCTTTGATAAGAGGTGAGGGGCAGGAAGAGGTAGACGTTCTTGGTGAAATGGGTATCGACCTTTCAAAGTATGCTACAAGTGAAGACGTTCAGACACTTTCTACCCAAGTTGGTGATCTGACCTCTGCTGTTGCAGAACTGATCGAAGCGGTATCCGCGAACACCGAAGAGGAACCGGAGAAGCCGGAAGGTGAAGAGGAACCGGAGAAACCGGAAGAGCCGGAGAAGCCGGAAGATGAACCGGAGAAGCCGGAAGACGAACCTGACGAGAATGTTGTTGTCCTTTTGCAGAAGATTGATACTCTTATTGCCACTGTTACGAGTCTCAGTGACAGAGTAGAATCAATCGAGAAAGCCAAAGGAGTCCGACATTCTTCTGAGGCAACAGGCGACGAAGAAGACGAACACAAATCCGTCTTTGCAGGCGTTGTTCCTGACATTCGACATAAGACAAGACTCGGAGAATAACTTATCATAGAAAGTTAGGAGGTGACAATCAAGTGGAAATCAATGAGCAACTAAACAAGGCCATTATGGTAGCGACTCTCTCTCCTGGTGGTCGGTTGAACACTGAACAGGCTCGGACCTTTATCGACCTGACGGTTGATAGTACGGCACTCATCAAGATGTGTCGTATCATGAGGCCGACCAACGTTCAGGGTGAGTTCGGTAGGTTGCTGTTTGGCGGAGTTGTAACCGAAGGCGCTAATGAGAACGTTGACAGTGGGAATCTTGTCGTACCGACTCACAGCAAGATCGAATACGCTACCAAGAAACTGCGGTCTGCTATGGACATCACTCGTGAAACGCTCGAAGAGAACATCGAGGGCGAAGGTTACCAGGATACAGTTATGAACTCCCTGGGAACTAGAATCGGCGTTGACCTTGAGCTTCTGGCTATTCTGGGCGACACAGTGGCTTACGCTGCTGACGACTCGAATACCGGTAGACTGCTCAAGCACAACAACGGTTGGTTCAAACTGGCGATTAGTGGCGATGGTACTAATCCTGGTGGACACACCGTTGACTGCGCTGGCGCTACGATCTCGAAGACCATCTTCTCGAAGATGATTCGTGCTCTTCCGGTTCAGTTCAAACAGAATAGGGCTGCGCTGCGAATCTTCGCCTCGCCGTCCATCATTCAGGACTACCGTGATAACCTGGCGAACAGGCTGACCTCACTCGGCGACCAGTCTCTCGTTGGTGCTGACCCTCTCAGAGTGTTCGGCGTTCCGATTGTAGAGATTCCGCTCATCCCTGAAGACATGGATTCGTTGGACGGTAGCGATACATGGGGCGACGCCTCATTTATCTGGCTGTCCATTCCGGCGAACTTCGTCCACGTTATCACCAGGGAGATCGACGTTTACTGGGAGTACAAACCAAGGAAGGATGCTCTCGAAGCGACGGTCTATACTAGGGTCGATGACATTCTTGAGAACGAGGATGCTATCGTTACCGGTTATGACCTGCGCGTTGCTGGCGCATCCTAATCGAGATAACGTCGTGATAGGAGGACCATTTTGAGTCCCACAGGTCGTTTTCTTACACTTCGCGGCGGTATCACATACAGGTTGGACGACAACGTGTTCCACAAAGATATTCCTGTGCCAATAAACGATGATCGAATCTTTTATCGTTTAATACACACCGGAGTATTCGAGGAAACACCCCCTCTATGTTATTACCACATCCGGCATTCGGACCCCACACAGACAAATCCTCGCATCATTCAGATGAGTAACGGTGATTTTCTCCGCACATCTCATGACACTCCCATCAGAATGTCACGTTGGCAGTGGCAACAAGTTCGGTATCATCAGTATCTTGAGGTTATGCCACCATTGGAGGTTATCAAGTATCTAGGGAAAGAGGATTTTAGTCTGATGATCGTCCGAGATATGGGCGTAGGGGATGTAATCATTTGCACAGACCTTGCGTATAATCTCAAGAGGGCGTTTCCTCACTCTAAGATCACGTTTGCTACGTCTGAACGATACAAGTCTCTCTTCAATGATCTTGGCTTCGTTGACGAGGTAGTAACTATTGGGACTGTAGACCCTGTTGATTGGGACATCTCTGTCAACCTTTGTGGATACTGTGAGCAGTATCCTGCCTGTGCGCATTATCACCGTGCCGATCTACTCGGTCAGGCGTTTGGAGAGTTCCCTTGGAGTGAGGAACGAGGCGTCCACTTGACATTGAGCATTGAAGAGGAGAAATGGTTTGAGGCATTCAACTCTGAATACAATCCAGAATCGAAGCCGGTCGTTGCGTTACAGCCGTTTGGAAGCAGTGCTCACCGATCTATGCAGCTTGAATCTATGATTGGCCTTTCTCGGTGGCTCATTGGCGAAGGATACCACGTCTACATCTATGGTCAGAGTCCAGCCCTTGATCTTGTTAAGTCAAATAAAGATTTGACGATTCTTAATGAATGTCTGGAGTTACGAGAGATATTGGCTATCATCAAAAACAGCGAGTTTGTCGTAACTCCAGATTCATCAGGGTATCATATTGCGGCAGCATTTGACGTTCCTTCGTTTCCTGCCTTTACAACTATTCATGAACAGGTGCGCGTTCGAGACTACAATCGTTGTTATCCAATCAGGATAACTGATCTGAACTGTTCTCCTTGTTGGGATAGCCCTTGTGGGACCAAGGATACTCCTTGTGTCACATATCTGACGGCAGAACGTCTGATTGAGCACATTCAGAAATACAGGTCACAAGGTTATCCTTACATCCGGCAACCTGAGTACCATCCTGCCATAAAGGTGTTGAAATGACATTGCACAAGTTTGATGCGCTCATTATCAATAGAAACGTAACATTCGACGCTTGTCGTGTGGTCAAAAGTTTCATTGATTATGGGATTGATATAGCGTGTGTCGCTGGTATAGGCACGGCTGACCCAGGATTTCTTGTTCGAGATGCCGCTAGAGATTGTGGCAAGAATCTCTTGATTATACCAGGCGCAGTGTTAGTTGCGAGCAAGATTAACCGCGTCTTGATTATAGGCGCTGTTGACAAAGTTGTAGTTCCTAACAACACTCCACTGAAGGAGATTATAGACATAGCCCACGCCAACAATGGGATAGTCGTGGCAATGAATCCAACCAGCATCATAGATGAGGAGAGTTGGACTCTCATTGACGCCTCAATCGTGTATGACAACGCAACGTTGGCTTGTTCGATTACTCAGGCGTCTTTTGCTATTACAGGTGATCGTATAGATAAAATCGGCAATTCGTATACGACGTTATATAGCAAGAACGTAAGATCGTACGAAGAGATGCAAAAGGAAATAAACAACTCGCCTGAATTGTTTGTTCCTTTCGTCAACAACGAAAGATTGGTCGCAAAGTAACAATGGTCTATCAAAGTCATACTGGAATCAAAGCGTTACACGTCATAGAAACGTTTTGCATGGGTGGTGCTCAACGCATAGCGGTATCTATCTGTGCTGGGTTTCCTGGCTCGGCTGTTTGTTACTATCAAGCATACAATACTCCACCTTTGGCTTTCCCAGATTTGCTGGACAAGTATTGCATCAAGTGTGATCACATTCCACGATTTGAAGATATGGTAAGAAAGTTCAAATATGAACAATTTGACATACTTCATATTCATTGGTGTGGAGACGGCATAACAACAGATCGACTGACAAACTGGGATACCATCAGGGCAGAAAGAATCCCTTACATCATTTCGTCTCACTCGAACACCGTGTTCCCTTACAAACACTTGAACCTTATTTGTGAAGCCGAATCACAGTATAAAATGCAGAAGTGTGAAACGAAGTTGATATACAACGGATTAGACGACTCTGATGCTTTCGTTTATGACCGAGAATACCCACAAAAAGACAAAATAGTCATCGGTTTTGTCTCAAGACTGGACGATAAGTTGGGGGTAAAAGCGCCGGTAAAAATGTGTGACGCCGTATCAACGATGAACAAGGCTTTCAAGTTTGTTGTGATAGGAGATGGTCTGCGCAGATCGTCGTTCGTTGATGTTTTCAAACAACGAAAGGTTGAGTTTGAAATGCTTGGAAACAGAGACGATATAAGTGAATGTCTGAAAGACCTGGACATCTTTTTGTATCCCACTCAAGCAGACAACTTCCCAACTGTGGTAACAGAAGCTATGTTGTCTGGCTTACCGATAGTCGCTCCGCCAATAGGAGATATACCATTCATGTTGGCTGATGGCAGAGGATATGCTATTGAATGGGAAGAGATGCCAGACGTGATGAAAGTGTTGTCAGGCAATCATAAGAAAAGACAGATTGTAGGTAATCGAGCAAAACAATTTGCCATGAGTGGATTTTCACACGAAACAATGATCAAATCATACGAAGAAGAGTATGTGAAGATCATTCATGACACCAACAAGGAGTATTACAGTATGTCTGACGACAACGATTGCCTTACAGAACCAACGGTTTCTGTTGTTGTGCCGACGTACCGAAGGCCAAATGAGGCATATCGGTGCGTGCAATATTTGCTGAAGCAAGATTTGCCTGTCGAGATTGTTGTTGTCAACGATGGCGACTGTGAATCAGATTACAGCAAGGTCAAGGCACTGCCGGTGAAATATATTCAATTACAATCGAATCACGGCTTGAGTGCCGCACGCAATATAGGAATCAAGGCAGCAAAAGGCCAATACATCGGATTCTGTGATGACGACGACAGATGGTATCCGTCATTTGCCAGAAGACTGGCATTGGAACTCAAAAGGAAAGGCGCGTCGGTAGTTTATGGTGTTGGATTTGGGGTTCGTGGAACACAGGTTGTTGATAAGATAGACCTCAGAATGTTCGATGAACCGTTTGATGGCAAGGAGTTGTATTGCAGAAACTTCATTGCCATGCCTGCAACGATGATTCGTAAGTCTGTTTTGGTCGAAGTTGGTGGTTTTGACGAAGCGATGCACCAAAATGGAATGTCAGGACCAGAAGACTTAGAGTTATGGATTCGGTTAATGCTTGCCGGACACAAGTTTGTAAGGTGTGCGTTCATCGGTCTTGTATACAACATGGGCGAAGAAAGGTTTACAACAACTACTGTCAACAACGGTGCTATGGCAAAGGGGATGCGGTATATCGCAGACAAACATAAAGTCGAATTAGGATATACCGATTCCAAAGGCAAAAACTTCTGCGAGGTAGACAACGATGAATGACAATGCGCTTTCTGAATTGTTAGAACGAGAACCAGCAAGCATTGATTTGAAGGCTGAGACGTATCTAACCGGCAAAAAGGTTCTAGTGACTGGAGCAGGCGGAAGCGTCGGTAGCTATCTGTGCAAGATTATAGCGTATGCTCATCCTGCGCTGCTTATCCTGGTAGGACATGGCGAAGATTCGATACATCGTATCTATGGCGATTTGCGTGCTCAATTTCCTACTGTAGAGATCGAGTTTGCTATTGCCAGCGTCGCACACGAATACCAGATGATGCAACTGTTTGAGCGGTATAAGCCTGACTACGTGTTCCATGCGGCTGCACACAAGCATGTTCCTTTGATGGAAAACAATGAGCAAGAGGCAGTCAGGAACAACGTGATAGGGACACACAATGTCGCTCAGGCAAGTGGGTATGTTGGGGTAAGGCAAATGGTCCTTATTTCGACGGATAAGGCTGTAGACCCATATTGCATCATGGGAATGACCAAACTGTTGGGCGAAGAAACGATGCGAATAATGAGCAAATATTGGCCGAACACTGCTTTCACTGCGGTTCGTTTTGGCAATGTTCTTGGTAGCACAGGTAGTGTAATACCAATATTCGCCAAACAAATCGAATCAGGTGGACCAGTGACGGTAACTCATCCAGATATGACTCGTTACTTCATGACGCCTACTGAAGCTGTTTCGTTGGTGTTACAGGCTGGAGGATTCGGCACATCTGGGGAACTGTATCTGCTGGATATGGGAGAGCCATTCAGAATTACACGGTTGGCAGAGAACATGATCAAATCCTATGGTCTTGAACCGTATACCGGCATTAGTATTGTCTTTTCAGGGGTAAGACCTGGAGAGAAGCTGACTGAGACTTTGATAGCAAACAACGAAGAGTTCAAACCTACATCAGACAAGCGTATACTGCTCGTTGTCAAACCTGACATGTTCGATAACGATGAGTTCTCTAAGATTCTTCATCGCCTTCGATACAAGGCCGACTGCACGACCGGCGCAGAGACACGAGAGGCGTTGTGCGAAGTTGTCGAGTCGATTACTCAACGGCGTATAATGAAGTAGGAGGTGAGCCGTAATGTATTGTACAGTCAAAAACATCACTGATCTTCTTGAGGGCGTAGACGAGTACGACCCTCTTGTTTGGACGGACGCTGCTGTTGCCAGTCTAGCTGACGATATAGCCCAACCTTACTTTGAGGAAGTCCTTTGTGGCGGTCGAAGTTTTGGCAACGCTGAGTATACTGAACATCTGGATGGAACAGGAGACTGCTATCTTCGTTTGAGCAACTATCCGATTACCACGGTCAGCGCGTTGACGATAGACGGTGTGGTGGTTGATCTGACAGACCCAGCCGAAGAAGTGTTTATCTACAAGACTCGTATCGCCAGAAAGACCAATTTCCCATCAGGGATGCAGAACGTCGTAATCACCTACGAAGCTGGCTATGACACGATTCCCAAAAGCGTTGCTTCAGCTATTGCTCTGTTGTGTGCTATGCACATATCTCGTGTCTGTGGCAGTGGTGGAGGGGCGATTGCAAGTGGCATCAGTGCTGGTCCTATTGCTCTAAGAGAGGCTTTCTCGGCTGCCGGTAAGTATTCGGACAAGATTTCCGACTGGAACAAGATCGTTCTCAAGACGGCACGTATCTATAATGGAACTAAGCCGATTGGTCAGCCTCGGAAGAATCAACCAGGCAAGTACTACGAACCGAGAACGGATAGGTGGTTGTAATGACTGCTAACCCTGGGACATACTGGAAACGCAAGTTCAGAGACAAGCTGAAGCCACTTATGTATTCAGTGCGCCTCTACCGGTATTCTTATGAGCCAACACACTGTCCTGGTGGATGGGGTAATGATCGTGACGAGTTCGACGTTGAAGCTGATGTCGCTTATCACATTGACAATCCGACTGCGACTGTTTGCCGTAACGGATTGCTGGGCGACATCGAGATACTGGACATCAAAGGATTCTATTTCAGTAGCATGACATCTTCTCAACTGAAGATGCTGGCTATAGACACTTTGGATGTCAACGAAGGCGTGTTTGTGATCGACGGATACATCAACATGGATTGGCCGGTAGTCATTGAGTATCCTGCTGACACTTTCCATTCGGTGATCTTTTGTCGTGACTTGGTTCTGGCTGACGTAGCGATTGCTCGGTATGCCAAGCTCAAGAAGACTGAGTATACGCCGTAATGCAAACAAACGACTTTCGACAATTCACAGATCGGTTCAGAAAGTTCGGAGTCAACTTTCAACGAGAGTTCCAACAGGAACTTGATGTGATGTGGGCCGACTTTGAAACAGATTTAAGAGCGGCGATTTACGAGGCTGCTCCTGATCAGATCAAAGCGTTTGCTACTGACCCATCGGCACTTGAGCTAGTTAGGACCGAAACTGGTTGTCAGTTGAAACTTAACGCGCATGTGAAGCCAGGGCGTATATTGATAGTGTGGGAGTTGGGAGATATAAGGTCTGTTCCTTATGAAATCACTCCTCGATTCAAAAAGGCTCTGATGTTCATTGGCAGAGACGGAGAGAAGGTCTTTGCTGCTCGTGTTGTCATTAAGACGGCAGTGCCGCCACATCGGTTCATTAGATTGGCTTGGCGGAGAGTAACGAAGAAGTACCGTCAAAGGATAAACAGGGCTGTAGCGAATGCTGCTAAAAAGGCAGGCGAACAACTGTGAGTGACAACTTCATCAATGAGTTTCAGAGTGCGCTCAAGGCTTATCTTGAGTCCTACTTTAGCCTGAAGAATGCTGATGTTCAGGTAGACATTGGCTGGCCTAACTATACTGACAAACTGCCACTTGTTAAGCCGCACGTTACAGTCTCTATAGATGCTGACGTTACAATGGGTTCTCCTGGCTTTGGTGATCTCCTTGATGATGAAGAAACAACTGGAGCCATAGCAGAGTTTTCGGTATTTGTTGACGTGTGGACATCACGCGGAGGGTCTAACAAACCCAGCAAAGCTGGCGGCAAGACTGGTGCATCTAAAATCCTGGCTCTCGTCCTCAAGGCGTTCTCTAAGGACGACAAACTATGTTACGATGCGTGCTCGATGATTGATGAGATCAAAAACTGTGAGAAGCGATACTCACGCAATCCTGCGTGGTTCGATGAAGCGGACATATTCCAAGAAAATGTCGAACTCACAGTGAGAGTGGTAGTTCAATAATCGTGCATTGTTTTCTGATCTCCACAGAGTAGGAGTATAAAGAAGAAGAAGACCTTGATAGGAGGTGACTTTGTAAATGGATACTTCTGCGAGACAACTTGACAAAGGTCGGCGTATGCGAGTGTACGTCGGTGACCAGGGACCGATTGCTGGCGTTCAGGCGTTTGAAGTAACAGCTACCGAAGCTCTGAACAGATTCGGCGAGTACGATTCTGAAGAGCAGGTGATTGACGTTCAGATTCCTGAAACTAACGGCTTTGTCGAAATGTTCGACTCGGAACGAGTAGAGTTCTACAAGGCTCTGCTTGGTGAGACGGATGCTGCGAAGATTGTTGACCTGCGCATCGGTGACTTCGGTACACCGTGGATTGCGGTCAACGTCTGGAACAAGGCGAAGACGAAATACGTGAAGGCGGCTTTCGTTAAGAGACCTACGTTCAACAACCATCCGTATCCGACCAACCTGAACGACTCGGTTATTCTGCGTTGGGAGTTTGCGGCCTCGACATTCGTCAAACTGCCGCATCACGCTTGCGCAATCGACACGTTCACTCTCGAAGAGGGTGCGAACCAAGTTCTGTCACTCTCGAAGTCTGCTGTTCAGCTTCGTGATGGGAGTTACGTTCTCGGCGCTGTAGAGAAGGTTAGTCTTGGTGGTACTCCTGCGAAATACGAGTATCTCGAACTGACCGTCTCTGGTTCTACTTCTTCGGCCTGCACGGTTGCAAGAGGAGACGGAACCAGCCTCGGCGACGGCATCGTTCTGGTCTATTACGCCTATGTTTCGACAAGCGAGACAGCGGAATGGCCTGGGCAGACCGTCTAATCGGAATCAAAAGGAGGACCACAAGGAGTCCCATTATGATTACCCTTACAACTCCGATTTCTCAATCTAAGTCATACTGTTTCCATGACTACGCTCGTGGAATCTTCAACCTCGACTACCCCAAAGATCAACTCTACATTCTTTTCGTCGTTGATATGTTCGGCGAACAGGACGTTATGAAGAAGATCAAGTTATTCGAGGAAAGATGGCCTTATCCTGACAACGTTTTCTGTCTCCAGACATCAATCCAAGGCAACAACATTGTCAATTCTGATGCTGTCGATTGGAAGAAGAGAGCACAGATTGCTGCCGATCTTAGAGGAATGGCATTCGCCTATGCGCGTGGAAGACTAAGCGATATGACGCATATCTTCTCAGTAGGCAGTGACATCATTCTTGCACCAGACAGTCTTCAAGACCTGCTCCTATTGAATGAGTGCCTCGGTTGTCATAGCGATTACCCCAACCATCTGGTTTCTGGCCTGTATATGGCTCGTGGTAAACGATTACCATTATCGCTCCATTATGACGAGAAGACTCGTGATTGGGGTTATGATGACATCGACATTGAACGAGTAGACTCATTCAGGGCAGACTGGACTGGAATGGACGTAATGCTCATTGAACAGGCGGTCTACGAGACGGTTGACTTTGGCAAGTATGACTTCAACAAGTACGGTCTCGGAGAAGATGGCTATTTCTGTATAGAGGCGCGGAACAAGGCGAATGCAGACCTTTGGATTCATTCTGGAGTTCGACCTATTCACGCACATAGTACCGGAGAGGGTATAGCCGCACGGCCACTTCCTCATCTGCGCATTGATCTGACCTGCCCATACTGCGGTTGGAAGTCAAGGATGGGGAAGGTCTATAAAGACGTTGAGGTTGCTTGTGGTGATTGCAAGAAGGTTTTCTGGGCCGACCCATTCTGGGCGGAGACTGCTTACTATGAATCCAAAATCCCTGGCTACGGCCAACCACTAAAATAACGGAGGTTCGTGATGTCGAAAGACAAGGAAACCCAAGAAGAAAGTAAGGCAACGGAGGAATTAAAGATTCCTAAAGTCAGAGACGCTGACGAAGTAACACCTGAAGCGGCTGATGAGATCGTTGAGGAGGTTCTTGACTATCAGGGTCGGCGAGCGGTTCCACTTCCTGATGGAAGAACACTCTACATTCGGCTGCCTGACTCCGGCGAAGACCGAACTGCGGAAGAGATATACTCGAAGTGTCTCTTCAAATACAAGAAGGACGGAGTTCCGTTCATTGCCGGAATTGCTCAAATGGTTCTTGCCGAAGTTACTCATCCTGAAACATTCGGCAAAAGAGAGCGTCGAGTAATCAACGAGAAGGCTATCGAAGAGATAGTCGAGAAGCATAGAATAGAAATAGAGAGATGGGAAAAGGCGAAGAAGAAAGACCCTGAAATCGAAATCCCAGCAGAGCCGGATGTCCCTGAGCCTATCGTTGACGAGGGCAGTCCTTCTCTCAAGGAGATTCTGGACGGTCAAGAAAGTGGTCCGTTCTCCAAGACCAATCTGATCATGGCGTGTTTGGCTAACACTGAATATGCCAACCTGGTTGTCCACTCAGCCGAATATATGGCTGGCCGTGAGCGGAGCCGGTACGTTGTCAGTCAGATCGTTGAGACTGTCAAGACGGTCGAAGATGAGGGAGAAGCCAAGAGGCTTGAGTTTACATCGCTTTGGAAGCGACCGAAGGACCAGGACGCTGCTGAATCTATGAAGAGGATGCAGACTGAGAAGCCTGAGATCATTGGGTATCTTGAAGGGATGTATATTACATTCCAGCAAGAGGTACTCCAAAAGGATTTTTTGCAAAAGTTGTCAAGCGTTCAGAGCGATGGCGAATCCAAAAAATAATTGCCAAGCGGCTTGACACTAATCCTTTGGACCCAAAGGTCAACAAACTCTATCACGACAAGTATGCTCGGTCTCTAGTCCTTATGGATTATCTCTACGATTCCTGGTTGGAGAAGAAGAGATTCGAGAGAGAGCAAGCGAGACTCGGTGGTAAACGAGTTGTTTCTTCATTCTCAGTTAATGAGGGTGACGACTTCGATGAGATGTTCGGTGGCGAAGAAAACGAACGCGATGACAATTTTGGTGTTTCAGACAACGCCAAAGAAATGGCGAAACGTTATGGCGTAGACGTAGGGGCTGATCTCTAATGTCGATGATGGACGATCTTACTTGGCGAATTGGTGTAATTCTTGATGCAAAACTCAAGAACATAGACTCAATTCGCCAAGAGTTTCAAGTAGCTGAAAAGGCTGCAACTAACCTGGAGGAACGAGTCAAGCAGGTTAGTGCCGCAGTTGACCGTCTGCACAGCCAAGGTTTTGGCGCTCAAAAGGGAATCAGCGAGGTCAGTTCAGCTATAGGCGTCCTCAAAAGCTACGGTGCTGAGATTCAGAACATTACGCAGCAACATAAAGTTGCCGAAGCATCCGCAAACCAACTCTTCAGCAAAATCACAGCAATGCAAAGTCGAGCAGGGAGTCTGACTGAGCGGCTTGCTGGCAAGCAAAACGAACAACAGGTTGCTCTCGGAAACGCCAATGTCGCTAGAACACAAGGCGCATCTGCGGCTGTTATTGCTGGGTATCAAGTTGAAGCTGCTGCTGCTGGTCGATCTGCTGGCGGTCTTACGACGGCACTCAACAAACAAGAACAGCAGTTGGTTCGGTTGCGCCAAGAATATGCGCAAGTCGAAGGTCAAGTTGCTACATACAAAGACCAAATGAAACAGGTCGAGAATGCAACAAAGACGATGAACTACGCTCCGTCTATTGTTACGTCGCCGCTCACCGGTTTGATAACAGACAATGAGAAAAAAATCCCCATTCTCAGAAACCAGATGCGTAACATTGATGTAATCATAAAGAGATCACAAGCCAATGTTGCATCTGGCGCACTGAGTCAAGTCAATCCTGCTCTGTATGCCAGCAGAGCTAAAGCTGAAAACCAAATAGGTTTACTTCAGTTTGGCAAGAAATACAGTATGCCTGACCCTATGGCTCTTGTTCCTGCGAGCCATCAAAATGCACCGTTCGGTCAGGATGTTGCTGCTGCTGCCACTCAAAGTCGTATGATCGACCAACAGATCGCTCAATTAAAGCGATTCGAGACACAGCAGACTACTATCGGTATGCAGATGAGGCGTATTGGGAGTGACATTGGGTTCACAGCAATGCGGCTAAGTATGGTTACTGCTGGCATTGGAGCATTCTTCTACACTGCTGCTACGCAAGCTGCCAACTTCGAGAAGAAAATGGCAGAAGTGAACTCCATCACGGACTATACGACGGAAGGATTCGCACAGGCCAAGACTGAAGTGATGGACCTGTTTACGAACCTGCCTGTTAAGAACATTGACGACCTGACAAACGGCCTATACAACTTGATGTCGTCTGGCGTTAAAGCTGGCGACTCGATGAAGGTTCTTGAGTTGTCAGCGAAAGCCGCAATTGCTGGGCAGACAGACCTCGATACAGCATCTAAGGCTCTGATAGGAACGTTGAACGCCTTTGCTCTGCCGATGTCGGCAGCGAGCGATGTCCTCGATAAGCAATTCAAACTCGTCCAACTTGGCATTGGGCGTTACAAAGACTTCCAGCCAGTATTAGGCAAACTTGAAGTTACTGCCAAAGCAGCCGGTCAGTCTATTGCGACAACTTACGGCACTCTGGCTCAGTTGACTAGAATGGGATTTACACCACGTATGGGCGCGATGTCCGAACAGAGATTTATGGCTGATATGATCTCTAAGCGTGGCAAGATCAAAACTGAACTTGGTATTGATACTGTCGATGTCAACACCGGTAGGCCAAAAGAACTATTGGTCTTCATGGCGGAATTGCAGAAGAGAGTCCAAGAGGGCAAAGTAAGTCTCGAAGGCATACAAAAAGCCCTTGGCAACATGAATAGCGTCAGATTCGTGCAAGCATTCTTGAGTCAGTTTGGTCAGTTCAAGGAACTCATCAACGAAACTGCAAACTCGGCAGGCGCTTGGGAGAGCGCATATAAGAAGGCCGTTGATAATACGGCTGATCGTATACAGTTGTTAAAGAACCAATGGAATGCTGCAATGATTACTATAGGTGGTTCACCAGCAGTCAAGGCGGCAACTCTTGGTCTCATTACTGGTCTCAAGAGTGCTGTTGATTTCATGCGATCTGGCAACGGTGCGATTGCTAATTTTGCGGCGTCTATTCTTCTGATTACTGGTGGCTTTACAGGTTTAAGTGCGGCTGTGCTTACTGGGACTGCTGGCCTAGCACGATTCGTTGGTATGTTTGCTTCTGTTAAAGGTGCTGCTGCTACTCTTCAGATAGCCAAAATCGCATTTGGTCTCAGCAGTGTAGTCGGCGTTACAGATGTCGTGACAGGCAAAGTAATGGCAGCTAATGCAGGTCTGCAAGGTCTCGGACTGACTGCTGCTGGTACTGCTGGTGCTGTGAGTATGCTTAGAGTTGGCTTGGTAGCACTTGGCATAGCTTTGGTTGCATATGGCGTTAAGGCGTTCATTGACTATCTAACGTCAGGCACGCGAGAAGCACTCAAACAGGCTGATGCTACAGCAGTATTGGCAGACAAGATACTCGCTCTCGGAGTAGTAACCGATAAATCTAGTGCGTCGTTCAAATCACAACAAGATGCAATGAACGATCTACGCAAGACGGTTCCTGAATTGGTTGCCCTCTATGACAGCGGAGCACTCTCTATGACAGAGTTTGGTCAGCGAGCAAAAGCTGCTGCTGCCGAAATGAAGCAACTTGCCAAAGAGAGACAATGGGGTGCTCCAGGTAGCAATGGAGATTGGAGAAACTCGATTGAAGGTTGGTGGAACCGAGGTATGTTGGGAGCACAAATGGAAGGGATTCCTGCTCCTGCGCCTGCTGAATTGCCAGAGACCGGCACAATATCGAAGGCAACTGCAAAGATTGGCATTCATGACACTCTGGTAGAGACCTACAAAGGGTTGAAGGATGCTGGAGATATACTCGGCAAAGCTCAAGACTCGTGGCAAAAAGCGTTAGAGAAGTCTGGCGGAAATACAAAAGCAGCCAAAGAATTGATGCAAAAAGAGGCTGACAAAGTACAGGACGAGATAAATGCTGTAAAAAACCGCATGATGACTTATGATATGAGTCTTTATCCTTTCTATAAAGCTCCTCTGAAAAAAGAAGACACACAACAACTCAAGAATCTTCAGATTCAAAAGGCAGCCATAGAAAGCGGCGGTGGCATTAGTAAAGCAAACCTGACTGACATTATGACCCAGTATATTAGTCGTCAAGAAAACGACTTGACAGGGTTCTTTAAGGCTATGGGTACGGATTACTCAACTATCCTACGTGACGTTATGGCTAATGTTGCCCCAGGCAAAGACATTCTTTCTGCTGCCGATTTGGTCGAGATCAAGAAGGCACTCATTGAGCGCCTGAAACAACTAGGAATGCCTGAACGAACCTTAAAGGCGCTTGCCAAAGACCTTGAGAAAGTCACCAAAGAAGAGCTTACGCGAACTGCCAACGCCAAGTCGCTTACGGCGATTATGGACACAATCACGAAAGAATGTGTCGATAATATTGCCAAAACTATTGCTGCGGCTGGCGAATTGGCTATTCAAGAGATGCAAGGTAAGAACAAAGAGTTCTCGAAGGTTCTTGGCGAATCAGCGAAACAAGCCTCTGCTAAAGGTGGTACGATTTCTGATATAGTCGAATACGCTCAGGGTAGTAGTGTCAAGCCAGGAACCATTCCTCACAGAAGCGACGCTTGGATGCGTCAAGAAGCTAAGAAGACCGTTAATGCTGGTCTTACAAAAGAGAATCCTAGCATCATGGCCGGTGATATTGTTATCAATCTGAACACTGGAGCAAATGGGATTCGCCAATTGAACGGCAATATATTGACCAACAATGGTGAGACGACCCTACAAGATTTGCTTGGAATGACTAAGGAAGGTGGATACAATCCTTACACGACTGTTCAGGGTGGTTTGAATGAAGGCACGTTCCTCCAAAAAGGTTACGCTGGTATGGCACAAGCTATGCCTGAGAAGGACATAGAAGCTAGAAATATGAAAGCCACAGCGTATCTTAACACCATGCGCCAAATCAGGAAGGAATCCAGACAAGCTGAACTTGAAAGTCAAATGGCTGAAATGCGCAATGTTCCCTTCGGTGCGAACTATGATGCACGAAAGCAAGAGGCCGATTACCAGGCTCAAAGACTTCAAATCAAAATGTCGCATGATATGGATGTCCAAGCTCGAAAGGAACAATTGGAGGACCAAAGGGTATCAGGCAAACTAGACGATGCGCAAATGGCTAAACTGAAGGCCGAAGCATCGAAGACCGAAATTGCAAAAGAAGCAGCAACCTATCAAGAATTGGAAACTCTCGCACGCGAACATGCTCGGACAATGATCAATCTTGCGATGGACGAAGCTATGGCACGCGAGCAATACTTCAATGGACTTCAACAGACTCAGTTGAAGGCGGCTCAGGAGTATACCAACCTAACTGCAAGAACACAGGTCGAACAGGTTCAAGCTATTCGGCAGGGATACGAGGCTGAGCTTGGCGCTCTCAAAGTTGGTCTCAAACAACAATTGGTTGAGCGTGAGAAGATGTACCAAGGCGGTAAGATTTCTCCGCAAGAGTACAAAGACGCCGGTAAGGGAATCCTCGATTCTTACAACAAGCAGATGGTCAACCTCTTCCTCAATACAGAGAAGACTATTCGTGAGAAGATGGCTAACATCTACCAAGGGCAGAGCCAGTCTTATCTCGATGCAATGAGGGCTGTTCAGGCTTATAACCAGAAGGTAGCTGAGGTTTCAGGGGCCGGTGTCCAAACTCGTATTCAGTTGGCTCGTCAGGAAGGGGCTATCAAGATTGCTGCGTTGGACGAAGAACATAAGCACTTCCTTCAGACTGCTGATGATATGGGTAAGACCGATCAGGAACGAACAAACGAGTTCATCAAGTATGCTGCTGAAAGAAAGGCCGCTGCTCTGGATGCTATTCAAGCTGAAAGAGAACTCGCGCTCGGTGATTGGCAAAAACAAGCAGAGGCTTACAACGCCGCTCGAAAGTCAATGGCCGAAGCTCGTGCTTCAGTTCGTGAAGGTATGGGCGATTCTCCTGCTGCCGCTATGAGAAGCAAGTCGATGCAGGGTGCTCAAGGCGCTATGGGCGGATTGTACAATAGTAAAGCTGCCGGTGTCCAAGATGATCTACAACAGCGAATTGAAGACATCAGAATGGAACAAGAAGCCTGGAAAGCCAACGCTGCTGTTCATGGAACTACTGCCGCAGAAATGTCAGCGATGGACCAAAAGTTTGCCGCAGATCGCGTAAAAGCATTTGCTGATGCTGCTAAGTCTATGCGAGAATTAGCTGTCAATGAACTTGACGCATACGCTTCATTCGTCCAAGATATTGGTGGCGCAAGTGCTTCTTCGATGTATGATATGGCAAAGCAGATGGACCCTATCCTCGAACAGATGGGCGTCTCTGCAATGGACCGCGCAAAGCGTCTCAGTGGTGCTCTGAAGGAAGCTGTGGCATCAGATAAGTCAACCATCACTGGTATGATGGATATGCTTGATCTGCCGAAGGAAAAGATTGTTCAGATACGACAGAATATGATTGACCACGGCTTCTTCTTTGGAGAGGAACAAAAACAGGCTGAGATGGAGAACATGAAGGACATGTTCGATCTCGCAGTTGGTTCTCAAAAGAGAATTGCTGAAGCTGGTGCGAATGCTATCGGCGAAGCATTCAAAGGACTCATCAAAGGCAACTTGAGTTTCGGCGAAGCCCTACAGAAGATTTGGCAGGGATTCACTGATGCAGCCATTGACGAGTTTACCAATATCTACATCAAACAGCCTATGCGTGAAGCAATGCGGACACCACAAGAGAAGGCTATGGAAGCACAACTCATGCAGCTTTCAAGCAAGCCTTACGATCAAGAACGCAAAAACCTCATGGGAATGGTTGATGCAAAAGGTGGGTTCAAGGGTGCAGCAGACATTCAGATGCAAGCGGCTGTATTGTTCTCTCAATCTGTTGCTATGATGAATGCACTTAAAGCTCCGGTTCCGCCTGGGGCATTCAACCCAACAGGACTGCCAACGATGCAATATGACCAGTGGGGCAACGTTATTCCGCCAAACGTTACTGTCCCTGGTCGGCCCACTGCTGCTCAGTATCCTCCGCAACTGTCTACATTGCCAGAGGTTCCTGGCGGCGTTAAGGGGCTTGGTGTAATTCCGGCTGGTTACGCTATGGGTAAGACGATGTTTGGTGGAACTTCTTCTCGTGCCGCTAACTTGCCACCGTTGAATTGTGGTGCATATGCCGCTCAGAATATGCACGATCTTTATGGATGGGCAGGGCAGTCAACACGAGATTTGAGGAATCCTAAACTTGCAACAAGGATTCAAAGTCCTTCAATCGAAGATATTCAACCTGGAATGATAGCTCACTGGCCCCCTGGAAGCAATCATGCGGCAGGACATTATGCAGGAATCATGCGAGGTCCAGACGGCAAACTGTACTACAATGAGCAGTACAACCAGCGAGGGGATGCTGTCGCTAACGTCAGGAAGAATAGACCGGTCACTAGCGATATGCCTAATGAGGTCTACAGTCTTAGAGGCGTCAATCTCGGTAGAGATTGGATGCAGGGTCAAGGACCGGTCACTGGCGCACCGGCACTTGCTGGCGTTCAAGAGATTCCTAAGCATCTTCAGCTTAGCAATGTGCCTTATGACAAGTACATCATGGACGCAGCGAAGAAGTATAATCTCGACCCTAACCTGATTCGTGCTGTAGTGAAACAAGAGAGTCACTTTGACCCCAACGTAACCAGTTCTGCTGGCGCTGGAGGACTTATGCAGCTTATGCCTGGGACATTCAAGGGACTCGAAGGTCCAGGCCATGATGTGTTTGACCCCAAAACCAATATTGACGCTGGTTCCAAATATTTGGCCGAACTACAGAAGAAATATAACGGAGACCTCGACAAAATGCTGGCTGGCTACAATGGTGGCCCTCGCGCTGTAAAAGCACTTGAAGCAGGTAGGACATGGCCTGGAGTCCAAAAGTACATAGATGAAGTTGAAGGGAAGAAAGCTGGCTTCGCGGCGATGGAAGACAAGGCCAAATCTAAGATCAAAGCTAAGCTGCCAACGGTTCAAAAGACGCCTGAAGAATTGCTGCAAGAACAAATGAAAGGTGAAGGCATCGGCAAAGCTGCCACACCTGACGTTACTGGTCTTGCTGATGCGTTCTTCCAGTCAATGACACAAGCTCTTCAAGATGCTAACTTGCCGACCAAAGATCAACTTGAGAATGCGATTGAGATTCTCCAGGGTATTCGAGAGAATATCACTGATATGGCTGACAAGACAACTGGCATTTCTGAAGCAGACCGTAAGGCAGCTTGGGAAGGTCGTCATCCATTAACTGAACCGGCAAGACCTGATATGCAGCAAGCTCTTGGAACCGATACACTTGGGCAGTATGGAGCACTTCCTGCTGGCTGGACACGAGATCGAAATGGCATCATGGTTCCACCAGCAACGGCAGGACCGGCTGCGCCTTTCTTGACAGAACCTTTGCAAGCAGGTCCGCTTCAAGGTCCGATGTTGCCAACTACACCATCACAGTTGTTCCCTTCTTGGCTTACGTCGCCGACACAGCCTCAAGATATGTTGTTCCCTCCTTGGGGAGCCATGCAGCCGCCACAACAACAAGGTCCAATGCAGGCTGGACAAGTTACTGTTCAGACTGGACAAACTACCGTTGAGGGTCAGGTTGTAAACGAACCTGCTAAGCCGCAGGAACCTGGAATAGCTGGCGTTCCTGCCCCTGGTCAGCAGAGTATAGAAGCAACGGCGGCAGCACCTCAACAGATAACTGCTACTGCCACTCAGCAGACAGCCGTTAATACCGCAGCAATGGCTCAGATGATGAGTCTGAACCCAGGTATACCTGGCGCTCAAGGTATACTTCCTGGTATGGGTATGGGCGGTCAGCCTTGTGGTGGATACGGCCAACCTCCTTGTCCTAGTGGTTACGGCCTGTCACAAGGTATGCCACAACAGGGAAATCCATACCTTTCTGGTGGTGGACCTTTAGACGACAATGCTCAGAGTCTTCCATCGCAACTGACTGATCAAATGGGTAACGGTGGTTTTGGTAAAGGCAAGCAGGGCTTCGGCAAGAAGGGCGATGGTCAAGATAGTCTTGGTAAAATCAATGCTGCTGCTGGCAAATATGATGCTGCCGGTACTGGCATCAAGTCTGCCTGTGGGAGTCTAACCGGCGCTTGCTCGAAACTGAACAGTTCTGTCGGTGCTACTGGTTACAAAGTAGGTGGTGGTGCAGGTCAGCCTTGTGGTGGATTTGGACAGCCGCCTTGTCCTCCTGGCGTCGGTGGTGGTGCAGGCGGTTATGCTGGCTGGACACGAGATAGAAGCGGCAATATGATTCCACCAGAGAGACCACTGCTTCAGGAACCTGCTGGACCTTGGACTCCTGGTTTCAAATCAAACTTTACTGGGCCATTAAGCGTACAGCCGGAAATGCTTCCAGGTTTGATGAAGAAATACGAAGAATGGCAAAGAAAGATGTTCCCAGGATTTGAAGCACCTCCTGGGCCTGGGGCTGGTTTAGCAGTTCCATTGCAAGAATATCCGCTTGGACCTGATGCAAACGCTGCCAGAAATGACAGAATCTATCAGACTCCTTGGGGCATGGCGACTCCAAATGAACTTGAAGGCAAGAACCCACTTGGTCAACCTATCCAGGCTCAACAGGTTACAGTTCAAGCTGGACAAGCCACTGTTCAAGGTCCGGTTCAACAACAACCTACGCCTCAAGAACAGCAGCCGCCTGTTCCTGTGTCTCCTACTCAACAGGGTATAGGTGCTGCTGTAACTCCTGAACAACAGGCAGCAACGTTACAACAGATCGGCGAATCGCCGTCTCAGCAAGCGACTGCTGCTGCGACTCAACAAACGGCCATCAATACAGGGGCAATGGCTCAGAATATAAGTATGATGGGCGGTCTTCCTGGTGCTCAGGGTATGGGCATGATGCCTGGTATGGGCGTTGGTGGAATCCCTCCGTACCAGCAACAACAAGTCAATCCTTATTTGACGAATAATTACGGCGGAGTCGGTTGTGGTGGATACGGTCAACCTCCGTGTCCTGGCGGCTATGGTATCTCGCAGGGGATGCCACAACAGGGTGTAGGCGGTTACAATGGCACTGGTAACCCATATCTCTCTGGCGGTAGTCCTGGGTACGATAACGCTCAGAGTTTACCTGAACAATTGAATAGTCAAATGAATCAAGGTGGGAACTTTGGCAAGGGTAAAGGTGACGGAAACTTTGGCAAGAAGGGTCAAGGCAATGCGAGTCTCGGTAAGATTGATTCCAGTGCTGGCGGTCTTAACAAATCGTGTGGGAGTCTGAATACTTCTTGTGCTGGATTGAACTCAGCTTGTGGCAATATCAATTCCGCTTGTGCAAAACTCAATAGTTCTGTAGGTTCTGCTGGTTACGGTACAGGTCTCGGATTTGGCGGTCAACCTACTGGCGGCACTCCTGGCACTCCTGGTTTCGGTCAGCCATACGGCGGAAGCTACGAAGCTGGTCCTGGTCCAGTAGCACAAAGTTTCGATGGTGGATTCAACGATATTTATGGCAACTCTTGGATTGGGAATGCTGGTGATTATAACATTCCTGGTCCTCCTGCACAACAATTCGGTGGCGGATTCAATGATATATATGGTAACTCTTGGATGGGAACACCTAGTGCTTATGGATACAGTGGCGGTGCTGCTGGTTATGGTCCTGGTACAATTGGTGGTCTCGCTGGTGGTTGTGGTGGTGGCGGAAAGGGTCTTAATGATCTTGCTGGTGGTCAAGGTGGTTTTGGCAAGAAGGGCGGCGGACAAGGTTTTGGTAAGAAGGGACAAGGAAATGCCAGTCTCGGAAAGATTGACTCATCGGCTGGTGGTTTGAACTCTTCGTGTGCCGGTTTGAATGCAGCTTGTGGTAATCTGAATAGTGCTTGTGCGAAACTGAACGCTTCGCCTGGATTAACAGGTCAGAATCAAGGATTGTTTGGTGCTCAACCTGGTACTCCTGGTTTCGGTCAACCATATGGCGGCAGTTATGAAGCTGGTCCTGGTCCGGTTGCACAAAACTATGGTGGTGGATTCAACGATATTTATGGCAACTCTTGGGTCGGCACTGCCGGAGATTATGGAATACCTGGTACTCCAGCGCAAGGTTTTGGTAGTGGTAATCTAGTTGGATTCAACGATGTCAACGGCGACTCGTGGATGGGAACTCCTGGCTCTTATGGCTACAATGGCAACTATGGTACTGGTTACGGTCCAGGTGCGATAGGCGGACTTGCTGGTGGCTGTGGTGGCGGTGGAAAGGGTCTTAACGATCTTGCGAGCCAAGGTGGATTCGGCAAAAAGGGCGGACAACAAGGCTTTGGCAAGAAGGGTCAGGGTAGTGCAAGTCTTGGGAAGATAGATTCATCTTGTGGTGGGTTGAATGCGTCCAGTACTGGTCTGAATGCTGCTTGTGGAAGTTTGAACACTGCTGCTCAGAATCTTTCGGCTGCTTCTGCTGGAATGGGGGCTGGAGGAGGTAGACCTGGAGCACTTGGGCAACAGTTTGAAGGTGGATTCAACGATGTCAATGGTAATTCATGGGTAGGGACTCCTGGTGATTATCCTGGTCCAGTTGCACAACAATTCAATGGAGGATTCAACGATACTTCTGGCAATTCTTGGGTAGGAACTCCTGGTGATTACGGATATACTTCAGGTGGATACCAGCCTTACGGTATGCCTGGTTACTTTGGTGGAAGTGCTGGCGGTCTTGGTGGCTGTGCTGGCCTTGGTGGTATTGGCAAAGGTGGAGCAGGAGGATTTGGCAAGAAGGGTGGTCAAGGCGGCATGGACGCCGTAAAAGGCGGCGGCGGTGGTGGATTCGGTAAGAAGGGCGGTGCTGGTGCTCAAGGTGGTATGGGAGCCGTTGTTGGACCTCCTGGTCACGATTTCGCTATGGGCGGCAGTCCTGCTGGTGGCGCTGGTGCTGCTGGGGCCGGTAACTTTGGTAAGAAGGGTGGAGCCGGAAATATGGGCCTCGCTGGTGGTATGGGCGTAGACCCTGGCGCTATGCAATCTGCTCAACGTGCAGCAGGTAGTTTTGGTGGAGGTGGTGGTGCTGCTTCTGCTATGACTGCTGCTGCTGGTGGTGGTGGATTCGGTAAAGGTGGTGGCGGAGGAGCTAAAGGTGGTGGCGGTGCTGGCGGTGCTGGTGGCGGTGGTATGGGTAGCCTGATGTATGGCGTCGGCGCATTCGGTCAAGGTATGCAAGAAGGATTTACTGCTCCAAGTGCCATTGGAACCTTAATGACAGGTATGATGATGGGCGGACCTATGGGAGCCGGTCTTGGACTTCTGTTCCTTGGTCTCGGTGCGATGTTTGGTAAGGGAAAGAAGAAGAAACAAGAAGCTCCTAAGTGGGAACTCGACAAGAAGGGCGAGTTTGGTATGATCAAAGAGCCGGAAGACGTTATGTGGGCAACCAAGAAGTATGTCCGCAGAGCTTCTGAGGGTGGTCGTGAAGGTCTGCCTTACAACCTCGGTCGAACTCCTACTTGGTGGGAACAGGCTGGCGTTATCAAGACGCAAAGTAACATTCAGTTTGCTCGAATTGAGATCGTCGGAGTCTCTGACCCAAGAGAGGCCGGTAGAGAGTTTGTTGCCGGTATGACTGAAGCTCCTTCCGCAGTCCTTGCGGCAGGACTCAACAATGGGAGTAGTGTAAGATAATGCCAGCAAACAAGAACGTGACTGTAGGCGAGATAATTGACGAACAAAACCGTCAGAATCCTAAGAAGCCGGTTAAGGTTGCGAGCACGCCAGAAGTGCGAATAATTGTTGGCAGGGTAGTTTCGCCAAGATACATCTTGGATGCTTCTATAGCCGAAATCGAGCGTGGTCTAAACTGCGTACGGAGCGTGAGGTAATGGCAAGAGTAAACTGGAAGTTTAGTTCAATAGTATACTACGACGATGATGCTGTGCAGAAAATGCTTGACAATAACCCTGTCGAGTTTTACCTTCTGGATGGCAAACCTCAGTTCGAGGAGTATAAACTAAATGGGCTAGTAACAAAGATCGTCTTCCGAAAGAAGGCAGGCGACCCTAGACTCGTGCTTCAGCACAAGTTCCAACTGACTTATCCGAAGCTCGACAAGGAAGCATTGGACGTTCTGTTACAGTATTCGCGCTACTGGAACCAGAAGATTTACTTGAAGTTGTGGCAGTTCGATGCGAAATATGACTCTGGGTTGGCTGATGAGACTGGAGCGTTCCTGTGCTGGCCCAAGGGTGATAACACGTATCTGGAGTACTTTACTCCATTCCGTAACCTTGCAAGTGACGAGAGTGCTCGAACTAAGGTTTGGGTTGATTCTACCGGAACTGGATTTGAGGAAGTAGAGACTGGATTCACTATCGACTACATAGACGGCAAAGTAACATTCGACACTACTTTGACGGCTACAGATGTTGTGAAGATGCACTTTGTATGGAATCCAAGAGTTGTGATCTTGGACCTCGACCCCAAACCACAAGCAGGACAAGGGTATGGGGTTCCTAAGTTCACTCCGATCATTGTGATGCAGGAGGTCTAATCAAGATGCCGTATATAGCACCACCAGGACGAAGGTTGGCATACAACCGAGACGGAACAGAAGTGTGGATTTGGGACTACAACGACTTCGTGTACAACAAAGCTCAACTCATCCAAAAAGAGCTTGACATCATCAACAACGAAGACCTTGATACCCATAGTTTCACGACGGCCATCAACTATCACTATTATCAGTGTGTCGGATTCCTGTTTCCTGTTCCTATGGACATAACGCACTTCTTCTTTTCTGCATCTTGGGCTGGAGGCGCTGAAGCACAATATCCTACTACTCTGACTGCTGTTCAGTATAGTACGGATACCACCAATGGAGACGACGGCACTTGGTACGATGTTGTCGGTCTTGAAGTTTCTTTGCCATACACGTTGCCGACTCACCCTATGACATTATGGCGAAGCGGCATTCATATCTCTGGAGGAATTGCAGCAACAGGCATACGTTTTGTAGTGCATAATACGACCGCCACAGTCTACTACAAGGCCATTCATCTTTACGGAATGGTTCACGTTGATACTACTCAGCGTTTGGCGTTCTGTGGAGTTGATGGTGCAGCCGAACTGACCGCAGACAAAGATTTTGGGAATCAACAGCGTGACGGCACGACAGGCGACGAGGAAAAGTACAATCTTTCGATCAAGAATATGCACGAAACTTTAACCGCCAAAGATGTATTCCTCAAAGTGGCAACAAAGAGTTGCATCACTTGTATGGGAGATTTGTACAATCAACTGTCTGATTGGCGCTTCATAACAGGTGGTGAAAAGAACTTTTTGAGGACCAGTTCGGAAGCTGCCTCTCGTTATTTGTACTGGGGATTGACGGTCGCTGGGGATGTCAGAACGGTCACTGTCTATCGTTATCCTATATTCTCAAACGACTACAAACTAGCTAGTGGTTCTCGAACTGGTCCTGGTGAGATCGTGCTTGACCAGTATCTCTTTTCAGGTCTTACAGGCACAGTCTATATCAGCAGCGTCACACCGTATGCCGATAATACCGACACGACGGCCAACATCCTTTATCAGATGTTGGACCAGGAAGCATGTAACTGGTTTGATCTGCGC